GGTTTCTTATTTACTGACCAGACAGAGCGTTTATTGCGTTTTGTATATGATTTTGTAAGACCTGTATGCGGTTGGAGTCCTGTTCCTGGATTGTGGTACTTACCATTTGTTCTGTCTCTTGTTCCCCAGTCTTGCTTAACTGGTTCTTTAATTGCTTCGTTGTCATAGTGATAGTATTTACTCTTACTTAATAGAAATATGTACTCGTGTGACTTGGTACACCTATCCTTGACTGACTCAGGCATAGGATTAGGTTTATGCCATATAATATCCTGACGTAGATACCATCCATCTGCACGCAATGCAAATGCTAACATCCAAGGGATACCAATAAGATCTTTATCTTTATATCCTACTAGCTTGTTAGATCTACGTGGTGTGGTCTTGGGTAAGTCTTGTCTACTCTCAGAGAATGTCTGCTTAGGTATGCAACCATCCTTTCTATAGTTATAGTATGAATCACCTATGTTTAACCATAGTGTACCATCATCAGTCAGTACATCACGTACCTTTCTGAATACATCAACTAATTCTTCTACAAATTCTTCAGGTGACTGCTCTTGTCCAATCTGATTATCTTCACCACCATAATCTCTTAAGCCATAGTAAGGTGGTGAGGTGACACACATACGTGGTTTCTCAGCAATCCCAGTTGTAATTTGTGCTTTGAGTGTGCTGAGTGTCTTACGACAGTCACCAAATAATACTGTATCTCTCAACGTTCAACATTACGGATCTTATCAAGTATACCACTTCCTAGATTCTTTTGCAACTCGTGAAACTGCTGTCTCTTGGTCATATCAGAGCAAGCATTGAATTTCTGTGCTGTCATCACCTCTGCAAACATATGCCTATAGGTGTGTAACATTTCTTTAAGATACCCACGCTCATCCCTACTGAGCACCAGATCACGGTAGTCTGTTAGATCCATAGTTGACCCCTTATGAAGAGATGAGTTTGAGTGTGCACCCATTGGCTTTTCCTGTAATTGTGATGATTCTAACACATATTTATAGGCAAAAACCTCTCCTTAAGGGTATCTTAAGATTGCTTGTATGCTTGTAGGTCTTTGGTAACCACTGAGAATGTGCCTAAACCTGATATGTCAGCGACTGCTGTACTACCACTAAATGCTGCTAGTTCTGCTACTGCACCTAGTGCACCCCAGAAGAATCTAGTACCATCACGATAGTTAGAGCTAGTTGATACACTAAACTCAACATTAAATAGTCCTCGTGCAGACATAGACATAGACAAATCAGCTTTAGACCAGTAAACAAACTGTGATCCTACCTCTCTATAACTAGCATCTTGCTTACTCATATCTGTTGGTATCTTAGTTGTCAAACACTGACGATCATTAGGAGTACCACTGTTAGCACTGGATGATGATGTCATTATAGTACTGTGCTCAGGACCATTAATGACTAGACCAGCAGGATCAGTAATACCTGACGTGCTAATCTTACCAATACGTGTTATATTAGCAGCATCTGGTGTTTTATTCTGTATATTACTATTACCACCATCAGATCTTGTTGTTAGATTAGCAGATGTGATCTCTATAATATATGTGTCAATCTGTGAGAACTGGTTAGTAATAGCTGCCAGTACAAATAATCTATCATTCCAACACTGTAGTTGACGATATCTTAACTGTGTAGCAGTATGAACGTCATCCTCATTCTCTGTAATAGTTGTATCTACACTTGGTTGCTCAACAAATCCCCAACGCATATCTTTAACTATGTCAGCACCTTGAGAGTTGTTGATAATAAAACTAGTGACTGAGTATGGATGATCTTCATAACCTGAAGCCCAACTGGTTGTACCATTAATAGTTTGTTGAGTATTACATATGAGTACTACACCATTTGTTTTACTAGACTGTGTTTCTTGTCCACCAACTGCAAATGAGTATCCCCAAGGTGATTGTTGTGTGTTATGAATAGAATCAACACCCTTCTGGAATCGGAATGTATTTAATTTAAGATCATCACCGAGTACATATCCTGAAGAGTTAGACCCTGTTGTAGCATCAGGTGTGCTGCCATTATATTCAATAACACCATACATACCACGAGTAGTGGCACCTGTCGTATCATAGAGAGAACCTGCATATCCTACGTAAAGTGTTGAGTTGTCATTACTATCTGATTGGAATACATCTAAACCAAATACACCATCAATAGCATTATTAGAGACACCAGCACCAACCTTAACTGATGTACTACTATTCTGTGCTGCTACAATTGTGGGTGCACCACTACCAGCAACAGTTAAAGGAATACAAGATATAACAGCGTGTTGTGTTGGTACTGTTGTTGCTAGTGATGTGAAATGTCCACCAACAAATAGTTTAGCAGTGTTAGTACTATCCATAGTTACTGCTACACAATGAAGCTGGAAGTTAGCAGTTGCATCTCCCAACGTAGATGTATCACTATTAGTGAAATGATAATCCCATTGGAATGTTAAATCTTTATCGTAGCAGGTAATATATCCTACACCATAGTTGTTACCACCAGTAGTATCAGCAGCCCAACCAACTGTGTATATATTTCCTACTTCATCTATTACTACATCTTTAGGATAAGTATTATATCCTGTATCATACATTCTAGTCTCTACACCACCAGTAGGAGTGTGACGACTGAGTAACTGTTTACGAATGGTACTACCATCAAAATACTGTGATACAGTAATCATACCATTAGGATGCTCTTGCTTCTTAATTCTTGATTCTTCAATAGATCCATCACCCTGTAGCTTAGTGTACGTTGCTACATCAAAGTCTGTTTGTGCGTTGTCAGTACTAACTGTCTGATCAACATACAAATGTGCAGGACAAGATGCTTTAGGTTCAATTAAACTAAGTTCAGCTGACTCTTCAAATGTCTGTAAGAATATACCTTGAGAACCACGACGCTCTGCTCTATCCCAAGCTCTAGTGCTAGTAGTATCTAACTGTAGATTTTGTGTGGGTGCTACCCATAAGAATCTACCATTATATGTACCACTATCTAATGTCTCTAGTCTCTTAGCATTACCAGGTATAGTTGTTGCTTGGTAAGTAGCAGTCTTTTGTTGTGTACCTAACTGTGATGGGTTGACTGTCTGATTGTAATCAGTATTCCAACCAGTACAACACCTCAACAGTTTCCATTTCTCTGTACCATTTGAATCAACAACGTTGGCATCATATAACATTTCCTCCCAACATCTTACCACTGTTGCAGGAGTATATGAGAATCTTCTTAGTCTAAGATCAGTAGTTCCTACTGGTGGGAATAGATCTCTTACCTCAATTGGTCCAATCAAGTCACCATTGTGAGGTAATTTGAATATAACATTATCAACGAAATGACCAGATGATCCAACATTACTATCACTAACGTGACGTGCAGTAACTATCATATTGTTGAATGCATCAAAGTTGATGCTATCTAATAATACACCACCATTTTGTTCTGATTGATAATAATATGGTGGGAACTGTGCTGCATTGTTGTTAGTATACTCTAGAATATTATCTACTAGACTTCTAATTTCTCTAATATAATCAATACTGCCATCGAAATTAACTTTGGCAATGAATCCAATATAACTATTCTTATTTCTATATGGAGAACTGTTAGGTAGTCCCTCTGTCTGGTATACTACATTTCCAACATAGTATATTCCATTAACAAATACTTTACTGTCAGCTACTGAAATTTGTGGCAGACCTCTGGTATCCATCTCTTGCCCTGATCCACTCGCTGCTTGAGAATCATTATTTCTATCTCTCTTAGCACCATCAGGAATTGCAAAGAAGTTACGTACCCATTCAAATGCTCCTGTTGATTTAATTGCTTTCTGTAATCCTACAAAGTTATGATATCTAGCAGTATATGACCAATAGTTCTGGTTATCTCTTTGTTGAGTACCACCAAGCATTTCAACTGTGATAGCTGGAGCTAGTCCAGCAGTGGTAACATACTCATAGGTACTACCAGCACCCCATTCTTTCTCTACCTTACATACTTTAGGTACCACAACCTCAGTTGACTGACCATAACGTATGAATTCAAAGTCAGTAATACTACTGAAATCATATCTTAAATATGCACCTAGGTTCTCAGTACTGATATTGTTAGAGTGACCAGTATCAGTATAGAAATAGTAGTCACTATTACCAGAAGCAGTACTCACACTACCAGCTTGATCGTGATATCTACGCTCCTTAGTGGTACTAGTCCAAGGTATAACTAGATGACCACTACTATCAAATGAAATCTTAGCATTTTGATCCCAACCACCAGGATATACTATCTCTCTAGCATTAACAGAAACACCAGTGAAAGGTATCTTAAGGATATGCATTGTACTTCTAGACAATGACATATCAGTTGTAGAAGCATTAGCAGCAACTAAACAATAGAAACATAGATTGGTTTCATCAATCAGTATGTTAGATGTAGATTGTGGTCTACCACCAAAGTGAGGACCATCTAATGAATATACATCACACTGTCTTTGTTGTGTTGTGTCTACTCCAAGAGTGGCATATGTATCACCATCACTACGCTGATTAGTGCTAGAATCATTATTCCAATGGAAATAACTATTTCCACTTTGTAGTCCAGGTCTACCAACTACTTTGCTTAGCTGTAGATCAGGTGCACCAATGTAAGGTTGTCTGTTAGTACTCTGAGATTCTTGACTTCTGTTAAAGAATACGTTGGAATAACTATGAGATGCACTACCTTCTGTTACCTTGTTGATTGCAGCAGGGTAGTTAGTTGCGTTAGAACTCTTATATACATTCTCCCACTGTCTTGTACCAGATGAGTTAAACTTAATGAAGTGATAGATCGCATCATTAGTACCATCTTGCCAAGCAGCATCAGTATCGTCTGCTCTCTTACCATTATAGTTGTTTGCACCACTAAGATCAGTGGTTTCCATTACACAGATGTATACACTATTATCTGTTGTATTACATCCTAGTGCACAAGGGTAGCAGTTCTTTGCTGAAGATATAGTATACTGCCAAGATATACCACCAATAGCACCTATCTTAGCAATGATAGCATTGTATAAACCAGTTAGAGGGTTTCTCTCTCCATTAAGAGTATAAACCTCACCAGAACTTGATGTAGCAACATCAAACATTCCAGAAGGTTTACGGTAACTAGCGTCATTCAGGTTAGCACGCTTTGCTTCTATAAGTGTATAGAAATTGCCTCCCTGACCTGAGGCCATCATTTTACCAGAGAATAATGCCATTGTTTAGAACTCTTGACCAGATGTGAATCCGTAGTAAATTGTACCACCTGTAAAGGTAGTGAATAAGAAGATGTCAGTAGCGTTAGGGTTAGTAGATACTGTTGGTACAACACCACCAGCCCATTTAACTGTACGACCTACAAAATTAGTTAGGTCAACCACTCTACCACCTACACCATCTTGTGTCAAAACAAGTACGAAACTAGTTGATGCTCCAGCTTGCTCACCAGATACTGTGAATCCAGTAATATTTTCAGTAAGGTTAATACTAAAGATAGCTGCCTGTGTTAGGTCAATTACTACACTACCAGATGATATACTTTCAGACTGAACCTTCTCTGAGTATGAAGGTACGTGCAATCTAGCAGGGTTACCTCCTAGTGTAGCAGTAAAGTAATCTTCTGTTTCTTTAAATGAGAACTTAGCATTGAGTTCAGTACCTCTTTCAATTTCAATACCAGCATCACCATCTGCGTGTTGAATACCAGCACCTACTTCACCAGAGTTGAGAACAATAGTATTATCTGAAATTGTAGTGTTGGTAGTATTTACTGTAGTCTGAGTACCTTGTACTGTTAAGTCTCCCGTTACTATGGCGTTAGGTGCTGTCAATGTGTTTAATGCAGCATCATAAGAGAACCCTGTCTCTCCACCAAAACCTGTACCAGTTTTATACTGGATTTGTCCGTCAGCACTACCACCTGACGCTGACTCTGTACCACGTGCCAAGTAATTCCAACTTGCGTGTGGTGTGTTGTTATTTGAGGGATCGTTCCCTGTACTGTTAGCTACACAGATATATGCAGAGGTAGTAGCTCCATCATAGAAACTTACTGCATCATCAGGTTCATAGGCAGTACCAGATGCGTACGTGCCTTGCCACTTGATTTTTATCTTGCCAACATCAATTGTGAGTGCCATTTAACTCAGAAGATACTTGTTCTCTTTACCTATTTAGTGGAGCCATAACTCCCATTCATTCATAATTCTATATTCATTATACGCATCAGTCGTACCGTGAATACAGTATGAATTATATGTCTCACCTCTTTGTGATCCCCAGCTTCTATACTGAGTATTAGAGTGATAGTTATTGCCTGAACACCAGTTACCTGGATCTAGACTACGCATATTACTATTCCAAGATCCACTTGGATTACCATCCCATACTACAGTCCAGTATCCCTGACCATTGTTTTCATAAGGAGAATTATTAATGATACCATTGTAATTCTCATTCATATATCCACAGTCAGCAGTATCACTACCATATGTGTGTGCTTGCATCCACCAACGCATAGATGTATGTGCAGGTAATCGGTATCTAATAGTTGATAGAGAGTTACCACCTTGGTGTGATTGTTCTCTACCTATTCTAAACCTACCAGTACCGATACTAGTATGAGAGTCTGTATTATTATCTTCAGTCCAAGCAGGAATTATGCTGCTAGGACTACCATATCGTAACCAATCAATTTGACTGTAATTGTTACCAAAGAACCACCTATCATAATTAATCCAACCATACTCATTAGTGCCATACCTATCACTATCATCATATTGGAATTGGAAAGAACCATTTCCAGGTATGCTTACCCAAGCAGTGCTACCACGAAGTCCTCCATTATATGCTTCTTTTGCTGAGATTGCTGGATTACCAGCAGATGATCCATTACCTCCTCCAGCACCAGATGCAGTTGTAATAATAGCTTTAGCGAAACCTATAGGCGACATTATGAGAACTCCTGACCACCAATGAAACCAAACCAAGAACTACCACCTGATACAGTAGATAGAGATATAATATCACTATTGTTCTGTGTGGATGTCATAGTAGGTGATGTACCACCTGACCACTTGGTATTTGCTGGCCAGTTAATAGTATAGTTTGCTCCGTCTGGATTAGTAAAGACAAATGTAAGGGTAACTGAACGTGCACCTGAAGGAAGTGTCACATTAAATGCAGTTATATTCTTATCTAAGTTTATAGTAAAGACTGACGCTGTTGTTGCATCAATGTCTAGAGCATTAGCATTACTGATAGCAGGAGTATTAACTGCCTCATCAAAACATCCATTAATCCTTAGAGGATTATTTAATGTAAGTAATGATGGTGTGATATGTACCTCGCTGTTACCAGCTAGAGAAATATCTAAAGTAGATGTACTAGTACTAGTATTTGATACACTTACTGCACCACCATCATTCTCGATAGTAAATGGTTCAGTACGTAACGAATTCTTATGTAAATGTATACCAGACTTCTGTGCTTGTGCAGTATTAGGATGTACTTCTATGTACGTAGCCTTAGCAGTAGTATGATCTGCTTTAAATCTAGCAACTACTATATCAGCATCACTAGATACTGATTTAACATCAAGGGATGTCGCAGGTACTGCTGTATTAATACCAACACGGTCTGTAGTGTCATCAAATATCAATCCACCTGTCTTAATATTAAGACCAGTGGATGCTGTAAGATTAGTGACTGATATATCTGCTGGTAGATATGAGTTACCAACAGTACCAGATGTTATCTGTGCTCCAGATATATTATATGTTAATTGATTAGCACCTTCATAGTATGCTGTGGCACGTACAGTACCAGTTACATCAACATCGTATGTTGTACTACTACCTGATACAGTAATAGAAGGAACTGTAAGTAAATCTGTTGATGGATCGTAAGTAAATGCTGCTTCACCACCCAGTGCTAGTCCATCTTTATACTGTACTTGATTAGTAGCATCACCACCTGGTTGTAGTCCACCAGCTAGTCCACCAGAAGCAAACAAGCTCCAGTATGATGTGTTAACAGTACCTGTAGTAGATGGTACTTGATTAGTACTATCTTGCACACAAATATATGCACTAATAGTTGATCCATCGTCATACCTGACAAGATCATCCATTACGTAGTCAGTTGTATTTGACCACAGATCTTTCCAAGTAAGTTTGATCTTACCTACGTCGATAAAAAATTCTGCCATTACCTTACAGTGACGATGAGATGCCCACTACTATCTATATCGAATCCCAGACCAGCTGGTGCGAAGAATTGGTGAGTATTGAGTGGGTTTGAATACTCAGCATATGAGACATTTGTAGATCTACCTGCCTTAAGAACAGTTAGATTAGTTTGAGTTGATGTTGGTTTCTGAATGATATAATAATCACCAGCATCACCAGACTCTTTCCAATTGACACCATTATATGTCTTAAGTGTATCTTCAGCAGTATTGTAGAAGATCTGTCCATTAATAGGAGTAGAAGGATCTACTGCACCAGATATGTCTATCTTATCTGATGTCACTGCATTATCAGCTAACTTAGCAGTAGTCACATTCAAGTTACGAATAGTATTAGTTACTACTGCTTCAACACCTGTACCACTATTTAACTTAACATCCGTTACAGAGTCATCAGCTAGTGATGCAGACGCATCTACACCACCTATAGCTATTTTCTGTGATGTTAATGTATTGTCTGCTAATTTGGCATTCGTGACTGATAGGTTAATAATCTTATTAGTTGAGACTGACAAGTCATCAAGCGTATCCGTCTGGACTCTTGTGAAGTCCTGTAGAGTACCAGTTGCAGTTGCAGGAGACTGAAATAAGAAACCTGCTGAGTATACTGACCAAATGGTACCGTTCCAATATCTGACTCTAACATAATAGTTGGTAGATGGACGGATGGAATCAGTTGGAATTGGGAATGTAGTTTTATTTGTAGTATCTGATAAAGCAGTAATAACTACGTTAGTAAAACCAGCATCAGTAGCTACTTCCCAGTCACTATAATTATGTGTCTGACCAGCAGTAGGAGTTGCAACAAATGTAGATGAAACTACATCCATTCTATCATAAATGTTAGACTCTATGATACTTGTAATTTCAGGACACTGAATCTCACCAGGAACTGCAATAGTTGTGAAGTAGATAGGTTCAGACCACTCTGAATTCCACTGAACACTTTGTAGATCAACGTACTGATATCTTACACGTACATAATACGTCTTAGCTTCTTCTAAGATACCAGGGTTAATTGTAATAGTTGTTTTGTTGTTAATATCATTTAATGCTTCATACACCAGACCACTAGTGTTGCTAATCTGTGATGATGTAGTACCAGTAGCACCAGGTGCAGTAGATGAACTACTTCCAAATGTAGATGAGTATGCAATCTGCCAAGTAGATGATACGTGAGTAGCATTATTACTACCACTAAATCCAGAACCAGATATGGTTGGAGTTAATGAGTTACCTGAAGATGCATCAACTGGATTGGTGATAGATGGTCTATCAATCTGTGGATTAACATTAGTTTGTGTATCAGTATAGAATGATGCTGGATTAGACCACTCAGAATACTGACCAATATTATCTTTATACCTTACTCTTACATAATATAATGTACTATACGCTAAGCTACCAGGCTCAGAGTATTGTGTCAAAGAAGTTGGAGAATCTAACAGTTGTTGTACTATTGTACCGAAATAGTAATCAGTAGATACTTGCCAATCACTTCTGCTATGTGTATTGACACCAGTATAAGCAGATGATGAAATAATAGGTTGTAATGGTGTTGGTGAAGTAACTGTTATAGTAGGAGTATCAATCTGTAATCCAGTATTGAATTCTGCTACCTGAGACCAGTTAGATATATTACCAAGAGTATCACGATGACGTGTACGCATATAATACGTAGTATTAGATGCAAGCGTTGATGCTGCTATAGCGAGTGATGTTAGATTAACTGTATCATTCTGGTTATACACGAAAGAAGCAGACTCAAAACCATTAGAGGTATTGATCTGCCAATCACTTGATTGATGGGTACCAGGAGCAACTCCACCAGTTGTCACTGCATAAAATGCAGTCGAAACCACGGTCGGTGTCAACGAACTTGGTGAAGGAATATTTGCGACAGCTGGTGGGAATACTAGTGCCATTTGTATGCGGGTCTATAGTTTAATTTATGCACAAGTTGGGTTACAATCACCTAAGTATGAATAAAGAATTGGCCAAGGTGCAGGAACCTGGAAGTCCAGTGTTCGTGGTGTAATACCGTCAGTTACCTTGACTTGTGCTATGCCATCCATACCTATGATAGGTTGTTCAGGATGATTACGATCTCTCAATGGTTTGATAAAGTTACAGAAGTAATCATTAGATGGTGTAACGCAAGCACCGTTCTGAGTATATGCGAAGTCATATGTGTGATCCTGACAAGGATCAGCAACTGCTGTAAGGTTAATCAAGTCAGTCAATGTAAATGGTGACTCAACTAATTCTACCCATAATGTGTACATCTTTTGAGTACCACGTGCAGGGAAGATAGCAGGTTGAATATCATTCTTAATTGAGAAGTCAACTGGCATATTGATATTGGTGTCACCACGGAAGGGACACTCACGTAAGAGTCCAGTTGCTGTTGCTAGCTGTCCAGTATATGTGCTAAAGTCACCAGTGTTAACCACTGTAGGACCATTAGCGTGAGTAGGATTATTAAGAGTAAAGATAGTTCTTGTACCACCATCAGTAGTTTCCATATATGGGAACTCATTGATAATACGTAACCTCCAAGTAAATGTACCAGCATCAATTGTGTATGATACCTGTACATCCTGTGTCTGGTTATTGGTGACAGTAAAGTTCTGTGCACCCTTATAGTAGTCCTGAACCTTCAATGTATTGATATCAATGTATGGTAGAGCACTTAATGGTGCACCAGCAACATCAATAACAAATGAACGTGTAAGGATATTACCGAAGTAATCACCACAGGTTAATGTGGTATCTACAAATCCAGCATCGTGCTGTAAGTATCCATTAGATACAGTACCAGTCCATCCATTAGAATACTCGTACCACCACATACCTAGTTCAGGTGGGTTAGCGATAACACTTATCTCATTAGATAGTGATGAGTATGATCCATTGTAGAGATACAACTGGAATGAATATGGTTCATTAACACCAGCTGGAATACCATTACAAGGAATGTCAGTGGAACGCATAACGTTACCAGATCCATCCTTAGGTGGTACTAAAGCTGATGGGTTTTGAATAGGTACTTCAATAGCATATCCACCGTACATAGTACGAAGTGGGAACTCTTCAGTAGTACTTACATAGTTACCTACATATACACCATTTCCTCCCTCAACTGGTGAGTAGTCAACAGTGACATCCTCACGAGCATCCACTCTAGATCTATAGTAATTAGATGCTAGTGGAATATAATCAGGATATGTTTCATAACCTGACTTCCAAGCGAATGACTTAGTACCTGAAGCAGTATCATAAGCAAATGACTTACTGAACCAGATATACTCAATGTTCTGGTCAGTACATACCAACTGTACTGGGAAACGACCTTGCTTAGGAGACTTACCAGCAGTCAGATAAGGAGTGGTATTTGGATAATGTGTTTCACCACCATACTCAGTATTTGCTGAGAACAAGTTAGCAGTAATTGTATTAGCACCACTGTACATAGTCAATGCTGGCTGTGCAGGTAGTGTAGGTAAATTAGATACTGTTAACTGTGCAGTGGAACTAACAATAGCAGTGTAAGTAGTAGTAAAGTCTAAGTGCTGTGATGCAAATGTAGTACCACCAGACTGACCGAACCAAATACTTGCTATACTATATGACTCAGGTATATAAACTTCATACCAAGCACCTGCCTGACCTGGAGTTCCATAGCTACGTACATTCTGAGTAGATGCACTAGCAGTAGCACCGAGTCTGAACTCTAATGTCTTACCAGCCCAAGAAGCATCACTAACATCGAAACGATAGAATGCTCCCTTAGGTACTTCGTATACAGTAGAACCACCAGCATTTATTTGTACCTGATAGTCATTACCAACTGCTACAAGGTCAAATGTTAGTCTCCAACGCATCTTACAACGGAAGAATGCAGTAGCAAACTTCCACCATCTGTTCATAACTAGATGAGCAAATCCCATCTCACGTCCTGTTACATCCTCATATCTCTCAACGTATGAGTAATGTGTATTCTTATTTTCTACGTTATTTTCAAACCAATCTTCTTCTTCGTAACTAACACTAGTTGCAGCAGCTAACTCATTCAAGTTATACCAAGTACTACCACTACCCTTGTCACCATAGATCTGCCAGAATGGTACGTACTCAAACTTATCGTTCTCGTATGCACTCTGTGTCATCATCATAGACAATGACTTATAGAACATAGGACGTGAGTACCAGTTGTTGTTACTCCAAGTAACATCATCATTAGGCTCACCGTGTACCTTGTATACAGTGTTGTAGTCTACATTTTTAGACAATACATCATAAACCATTTCAAGGTCAGATGATGTCGTCGTGATGTTAGTTAGTTGAATCGTATACTCCTGAGTTTGGCCAGAAATATTTTCTTCGACTGTTAATGTTAGGTCAAGCGTTTCTGTATTAGTTAAGACACCACTGAATACACCAGTCTCAGTGTCAAATGTTAATCCACTAGTTGTGAATGGTGCAGAAGAACTTATACTATAATCTCTATCAAGAATAGTTTCATTAGCAAATGTTCTTAAGAAAGATACACCCAACTGTATGTTAACTGTGTCACCAATATTAAATGTTCCTAGAGCACCAGCTGGAGTATACCAAGTGGTTAGTAGATTAATATACGGAGTAATAACACCTCTAGTTGTAGATGTAGGTTGATCAGGTGCATTATGATCTGTACCAGTATCTACTGGGAGATTATTGATTAATGTACCCTCACCAGCTCCAGCTTGTTCTTGTTGCTCAGTCTGGAACCATATCTTATTAGAAACACGATTCTCTGCTTGCCAAGTTTCAATACCATCACCTGCTTGGTGTGTACCAGTAATTTTAGCAACCTTGACTAAATTACCACCAGTTTCAGAACTAGTAGCAGTGAATGAAGCAGCATTTGCAGTGATCTGGAAACTATTATTAGCTGAGTCTACATCACTGATTTGATGCCAAGAATGTTGAAGAACATCAAATTCTACACCACCAATATCATATACAAATGATGAACTATCATATGCTGTATCACCAGGGAATATAGGATCTGACTTGTACTCATCACCCAAAATATATGGGAATGCAGGATCACCATTGCTATCTTCAGTAATGAAGTATGCATAGGTACCATTAGGATAGTCAGGAGTTACACAGTAGCGACCATTTCTCTTGTCTAGGTCACCAACAATGATCCTCTCACCCATATTAGCGTGGTTATAGCAGAAGTAGAAGAGTGCTTGTGGTACATCAGATGGAGGTGTGATCTCTACTGATCTTAGAGTTGCAGTATCAAAGCCAGAAACGTATGTAGCATAATCTACTACAACATTCTCTAACTTATAGACTACACCACCAGTGTAAACTGCGTTTGCATCCTGTGCATTCTGTCCACTAACGTGCCAACCCTGTGAAGTACCATCACCATAGATGGAGAAGAGCAGAGCGTGAGTAGTTAGAGATGCATCAGATAGATTAAAGATATACTTTCTACCTTTTCTAAAGTTGAACGATGGTTTCTCTTGAGTACCATCTAGTCCACCACCACTAATGTAGTAGCGATTACCACTACCACTAAGAACAGCAGTAGATACAGAGACTGTAAATGTTGTTTCTATGTTATCGGTTTCATTACCAGCATACTCAAAGTCCTCAATGAATGACTTATATGGGTATGATACAGTAGAAGGACGATTCTCATATCCATCAGGTATTCTACCTACCAATTTCTCCATATATCCTGGCTTGACACGGATAACAGTACTACTATCATCCATCTCAGATGAATAACCATAAGGTCCGTAGATAGGATAACCATCAAATGCTATACCTAAGATCTTAGAGTGTCCATTAGCGTGTCTCTTATAGTCACCCTGTACATTATCATTCATTGCAGCACCAGAGGAATTACCCATCTTTTGATGTGCGTCACAAACATAGTATAATGTGGCAGGTGAATCAAGAGGAACTGTAATAGTAACAGATCTTGTGGTAGCTACATCAAATGATGCAACGTATGAAACAGCATCAACTGCAACACCATTAAGTCTGTATGTTACACCAGCAGTGTATCTAACACCACCTTGATGTATACCATCCTCAGTGCTAGAGAAGTATAATGGATGACCATCACAACTAGAATGATCTAAGTTGAATACGTATGTGTTACCTCTAGTAAAGTTCAATGCAGGTGCTTCTTCATTAACACCAGTTAGTGAACTCTGTAAGAAATAACATTGAGTGCTACCCTGGTTAAAGTATGAGTTACCAGCAGTCTTAGTAGCAACAGTTGTAATGAAATTAATAGTCTGATATCCTAAGTCAAAGTATGTTAAACCAATATAATTAGAACCAGCTTGTACAGCAGCAGTTTCATATGCTTCTAGTAACTTACTGGAATTATATCCATAGATGTTAGAAGAATTAGGATAACCACCGTATGAGTCAGCACCAGTCAAGTTCTCGTTAGTAACATCATTAAATGTCCAACCAGGAGTTGGTCCACTCTCATTACTATAGTGGTACATATACACACCAGTTGTAGTCATACCAAATGGTTTGACACTACGTAGTGGCTTAGCAGTAGGAGTTTCAGCACCATAATCAGTACCACCTCTCCAGTTAAAGTTTTGATCAAATGCTTGATCTACAATACTATTTGGGTTACCAGCTGTGATTGCAATAGATGCTACAGCAGTTGCTTGTACACCACCACCAACGTTCGGTGCAGTAAGAGAAACAACAGGAGCAGTTGAGTATCCAGAACCACCATCTGTTACATTTAATCCTGAAACATAACCATCAAGAACCGATAGAGTTGCAGATGCTTCAGCACCAGCACCACCTCCTCCAGTGAAGCTAACAGTACAAGTAGTGTATCCAATACCAGCTTCATCTACTGTTATGCTAGTAACAACACCAGTCTGTGTACCAATATCACATCCAGCTGCTGCTGGTTCCTCGAACACTGGGTTAGCAGATGCAGTTTCACTATAATCTAGTGCATCACCATAGTATCTGTCTCCTAAAATGTATGGGAATGCTGGTTCTCCAGAGGAATCAAATGTTAAGAAGTAAGCATAGGTACCACCTGGATAGTCTGGAGTAATACAGAATCTACCATTTCTACGATCTAGGTGTCCATTGTCTGTGAATTCGTAATCATTTACGAATGATCCCATTGGATATGTGTTAGTATTAGGAGCATAACCAACAGGTTCTGTTAATGTAATAGTACCTGTCATTGCTTGGTGTGCTTGACAGACGTAGTAGTAAGTACCAGCAGAAGCAGTTGCAGTATTCCACAATATAGTAGCATTATGCTGACCATTGTTAACAACACCAGCTACTACCTGTGCAGGGTTATAAGGTGCAGGTACATTCTGGATCCAGAAAGGATGAGTGATTGTACTTCCACCGCCACCACCAGCAGCTGAAACTGTTATGGTTCCAACCATACTACCGTGGTATTCGCACTGGTAGTAGTAAGTACCAGTAGCACCTGAAGATGGAATAGTCCAAGAAACAGTACCAGCTTCAGTACCTTGGTTAGTAACATTAGCAATATCGTTACTAGTACCAGTACCAGCAACTGTCTTCAAGTGGAATGGGTGACCAGTAGCAGATACTGTAAAGTTAACTGTATCTCCTTCATAAAATTCTAGTGCGGGATCTCCACCACTAATATTACCAGTTCTATCAGAACCAGATAGGGTGTAATCACTGTTACCAGAAGCAGTTACAACAATATTATATGTCTGTGGAGTGGATCCACCACCTCCACCTGTGTTATAAGATGCATTAACATTAAATACTAGGTTGTCACCAACATTAGCACTAATAGAAATATCGGATCCAGAACTATATCCAGTGAAATCGTAATCTAAATTATCATCAGCAGCAACGTTCCAAGTATAAGTCAATGGACTATACTGTGTACCAGTACGTTGAGCTCTCAATGACCAACCTGATCTCATCCTTGCTAAAGTTGATGTAGATCCAGGTTCATCGTATCCAATAGGTCCGTAGATAGGATAACCATCTAATGCCCACCCAGCTATCTTCGAGTGATGAGTAGCATCAGCTATATCTTGAGTAGTACAAGATGGTAGTGCAGCAGTATTTGCTAGAGTTGACACAGATGCAGCAGCACCAAGACCAGAATATAATGAACAATAATAGAATAAGTTCGGTGAATCAGGTTGTACCTGTATGTAAATACCAGTACCAGACTGACTATCACCAGGAGTACCTTGATATCTAATACCAGTTAGATACTCAGAACCACCTTGAATATGGATACCATCCTGTGAATCAGATATCCTTAATGGGTTACCACTATTACTACTATCACTTTGATCGAAGTAGTATGTGTTACCTTCTGTCAACTGAAGGTTAGGTGTCTGTACACCATCAATATAATATCTGTCTCCAGATGCAGTATTTACAATGGTAACTATCATTGTAGTAGTACTACCCTTCCATAGTTCTGTATAGAACTTACCACTAGTGTAGTAGTATGAACCATCAGATCCTACAGTACCATCTCCAAGGTCAGCACCGAAAGCACTAGCATTAAATACTCTATCGAAAGCATAACCATCAGGGCAGTTCTTTCCATTAGGTAGATCAATAGCAGCTCCGTGATTCATACCACGTATCTGACAACCATTGATTGTAAGACCAGCAAAGAAGAAAGAAGCAGTGAAATCTTCAGTACTTGTATAAGAAACGTTTCTTCCACCACGGTATGTAAATGTATGGTTCCAAGACTTTGGTAGAATACTATAAGCGTTATTTGTGTTAGGGAAAGTACCATACAACGCAGGTTGTGGTAGGTTATCAGCAACAGTTGTTAGTGCATTACTTACAATGTTTAATGATCCAGTTGTAACAGATCCACCACCAGATACGAATGAATTAGCAACATCATATGTCGTTCCTTGAACTGGAGCACTTGCACTAGCAATAGCAACAGCAGGTGCTACAGTATATCCAGAACCTGGGTTTGTGATAGTAACAGAACTAACACTACCATCAACAACAATTGCGGTTGCTGCTGCTCCATTTCCACCACCACCTGTAAAGGTGACTATTGGTGCGTTCAATGGGTTATATCCATTACCACCGTTGGTTACGTTAACTGTTTCTACACCACCACCAGTTAATGTGATGTTTGCAGTTGCAGTTGCTCCAGCACCATCACCAGTAAGGACTACAGTAGGTGCCTCGGTGTATCCAGAACCAGATTGATCAACGTTAATACCTGTAACAGCACCACCAGTTAGTGTGATCTGTGCAGTTGCTTGAGCACCAGCTCCACCACCACCTGAGAAACTAACAACAGGAGCTACAGTATATCCTGAACCCTGTTGACTTAGTGTAAGTTGAGAAACGTATCCAGATGTACCAGATTTAGGGAAAACACCATAAAGACCTGGTGCAGGATGATTATCAGTAACTACGTTAAACAGTCCACCTTCCAAATGATATCCATCAGTAGGTGATCCAGCAGATGTTACCCATACATCCTCAATTATATCTTGTGCTGGTAAAGCAATAGGAGTACGTATCTGGACTTGTTCACCAACAGAAGGGTTAAATCCAGCAAATTCTGATCCTAAGTTAAATGTAATTACATTACTTGCTAGTCCAGTAGTAATAGTGGTATTCAGACCATCAAATGTAAGCTCGTCTATGCTATTGTTAGGATATGTTTGTACACTAGCACCACCATACTCATAACTTACGGGTGATACATTAAGACTATTCCAAGTACGACTGTAATCCCAATCAAGTGGTCTACGTAACCATTCTTTTGATAACTGTGGGAGTGCTTTACCACCTTCATAGGTAGCTCTGTTCTGATACCCCATCTTGGTAGCCCACTGTGCTATAACACCAGCAGTTAAAGGACCAGAGAATGATGTACCATCTATATTTGCATAGTAAGAGGAACTAATAGCATTATATGGTGTAGCACTGTTCCAATAGTATTGTGGAACATAAATTGATTCACCAGGAGCACTGGTAGTAATGGTACCGTAATTAGAGAATGTTGAGAAAGCATTATTATGTGCTGTTGCACCAACACTAATCTTACCGTTGTTACTAGTGTCAGGGATCTCCATATTGTGTAGGTTATCCTTAGGACCAGCAGTCCTAACACCTACTAAGTACTTACCTTGATATCCACCGTACGTACCAGCCCAAGTATTATCTGTAAATCCATTACCAGCAGAACGTACAAAAACTATACCGTACGCCAAGCAGAAGTTCTCATAGTCATCAAACAATGTGTCTCCGTTTGTACCACCCCAAGCATCAAATCCTGGTTCGTTCTTAGCAACATAAGGATAACCTCTACTAGGAGTAAGAGAACCTAATGAAGCATTAACGATTGCGGGTCGAGCAGATCCTTTATAGTTTGCGTGTGCTGGATCATTATGGTTAATAATCGCAAACATACACATAATATATCTGGATGTGAACGTGGTATATTCAGATCCATAGGTATTAAATACCTTCATTGCGAAGATACGTGACTTCTTAGATACACCAAAGGTTCTACCAGCAGCTAGAATAGCACACTGAGTACCGTGGCCATCATCATCTTCGTTACTATTTGGAAGACCATTTAATGTAATACCAGAGTCATATCCTGGTACCTCATATACACGATAATTGTTTTGCTCATCAGCACCATTAAAGTCACTAATATAGTCTGGATGATATAATTCTGGGTGTAAATTAGCACCACTAGCATTAACAGGACGTGATGCACCACGAACACCTGAGTCAATAATATAGATATCTGAATTTTCTCCGTCTTCAGTTAGTGAGTATAGACCATAACCCAATCCATCAGTAGACTGCGTTAGTCTCTGTAAATGCCACTTACTAAAGATAGTGAACTTGAATGATCTTGTTGTTGAAGGTACCCACGTTCCTGTAATACCCATTGTAGGTGTGGTATCTTCATAAACGTAGAGCTCTAGTGGTGAAGTTGCTGTTAATGCAACACTTACAGACGAACCAGCAGTTCCTGGAGTACCTACTCTTGTTATACCTGTTGTATACTCTGTTCCACCATTATTTGTACCGTCTGGTGTGGTAGAGAAGCACCATTTATAGTTTAAATTACTTGAATCTTCTAGATTAATAACAATGGTATAGTTGGGAAGGTTATAGTCTATTGCAGGGGTTTCATATACGCTTCCACCAGACAAGAAAGATAACTTAGGACCATATGAACCATTATTAATTACACCAGTGTATCCTAGTGTAGAACCACCTGAGAGATAGGGAACAACATTACCGTAAGAGAAAGGTTTAATTTGTTGGGTTAATGCATCAGTAGTGTCGCCAGCAGTAGCTACATTAGCAGCAACTTGCTCACGTGTAGTCTCGTTAGGGGATACAGCAGGAGGATTTTCTAAATCAAAATCTTCTTCAGCAAGATCTAAAGCATCATAACGCTTGATACCTGCTTCGTTTGCTAGTGCATCGTGGGGAATAACAATCTTCTTATCCCAATGTGCACCTATAACTTCTGGAAATTCATCACCTTTAAGTATGGTGAGGAAATTATCATCCCTTGCAGGGAAATCCAAAAATAGTGTTTTTAACCTTTCCAGGTTATGTGTGTTTGCTAGTGATGTGAAACGTTGCTTTGCACGCTCAATGACAGTAGCGACCTCAATCTCCTTCGAGACTTGGACAATAATTCTGCCTTCCTCTATTTGCATTATCCCAAAATGAGTGGTACTTTCCCTAAGGGTTATTTAGTAAGCTTTATAACGCATCAATGAGTGTAACTGTTCATCCAGACTTCTTGTCATACCATAATGTTCATCATCAGGATCGGTTGCGTTCGGGTAAAGTTTATTTAATTCCTGTTTTATCTCATAATTATAAGTCGCTATCCGTCTGTCTTCTTGACTCTGGAACATTGATTTACTCCAAAATACAGCAACATCCCTTACTCCAGATGTTACTTCCTTAACCATATGTTTAGTTCCCGTAGGATAACTAAATGCCATTCCAGCAGGTAATTTGACTTCAATAGTCTCAGTACCATACTTTAAAACTAGTTCCCCTCCTTCGTATTCATCTGGTGAATTTAAAAATACAGTTGTGCTGTAATCAGATCTCACTCCACCTGCCATCATAGGTTGATCACAATGCCAAGCGTAGTGCATACCCTCTGTATACCTAATGAATAAAGCTGTAGTGGTGTTACAAACCCACATATGCCACATAGGTATTTCGTGTTTCTGATAATTATCCCAAATTATATTCCAAGCAGCATTTTGATGCTCAACGGACATTTCGATGTTATTCTTTATTCTCTTATCACCAGCTCCAGTGCGTGCACCATCGTGATAATCAGTGAAGTCGTAAAAGTCTTGTACGTGTTTCAGATTAACATCATTCAAAAGCTCATAACGAAAAAACATAATTAAGGAACGAAAGAAGGATCTGCGGGATTAACTGGCCAACCAGTAAAATTGGCATATTCATATGGATCTGCCTGTTGTGCAGGTAGATCTCTCAATCTTTGTCTATAGGTTTTCCAATTATCAAGAGACTTAGCAGCAGCAGGGACACTAGCTAGTGCCATACCAGAAGCAGCTTCCCATACATCAGTCAACATAATCCAATCAGTATCCTTGAGGAGATTAGTTCTCATTGCACGCAATGAACCCAAATTCTCTGGAATTTGATTGTCAACAAAATATTTTTGTTGGTTTGCTTTATCTAACGCTGCTTGTTGTGCAGCATCATACGCTTCTTTGTACTGTGTACGAAGAGGTGATAAAGTTTCATATAAAACCGTTGCTTCATCAATTTTTGAGGAATCATTTGTGGTGAGATCTAACTCTCCACGCATATCCAAATTCTCCGCAAGGTACCAAACAGGTTCACCAACAGGATTATCTGCCTTCCAGTAGTGTAAAACTTTAAGTTCATCTACACCAGCAACGTGAAAAGTTCCGTTGATAGCGGGAAGAACAGTATTAGTCCAATCACTATCAGAGATCTCAAACCCCTGTTGAGTACCGTCTGGATTTCTACCGCCGATAATCTTTCTGGAAACCCAGAGTATAAAATCAGCTTCCGCAAAATTACGAGCCATTTAATAGATACCATCCTGTCAATATGTATTTATCACCCGATAAAACTAGGTTTCCTTTATGGGTGTGAGTATAACCTGCTGGCCAAATCATTACTGTTCCAGTAGTAGGTTTAACTCTTCTTTTTTGATCTAAAAACTCAGTTTCACCTCCCTCAAAACCTTCATTAAGGTATATCATCCAAGTTAATACCCTTGGAGAATGAGACAAACCCATAGCTTCGTAGTGCCAAGTATGGTATCCACCACCCTCAGGGGTATGCTGGAACTTGATTATACTACTCATCATTGGTTGTGATTGTAGTTGTCTAAATGTAAAGATATACTGATCAGTACAAGCTCTAAGATACTGTATAGTACATCTCTGTAAGTCGTGACTATTATGATTAATTAAAATCTGTTTATCATACCTACCTAAATTTCCATTTTCAAACTGAAACCTACCATCACCAAGAGTCTCATCAATCTGAGGTTGTATGATGTCTGCTTGTTCTTTTAAACTATTATACCAATCAATGTACTTATTACATACATTTTCTGGCATAAAATTATCCCAGACTCCAATGAAGTCTGAGAAGTCAACCTTTGTCAGGTTCTTATCCAACATCAACTCTAGAGGTTTGATGGGTGGAATCTGATCCTCTGCCATAACAAATCTAAAGGGTCAAAAATTTTGCCGAGTTTTTTTCTGGGTTTATTATAACACAGTTATGGTGCTCCGTCACCTGGCTCCCATAATGTGTTAATATCTGTAGTTGCGAACGCTCCAGCTGGTAGTGCGATTGCGAAGTTACCTGTAGCAGCAGTGTTAGCATTAGTAGATGCACCAGTGAAGTCAGCAACGTTACAATGAACTGTCAAGTCAACGTAATCATTATCGCTGTTAGCACCAGTTATATCCTCAACTAAGAACTTACCGTTAATAACCTTACCGAATAGTTCACCTGTTGTATTACCAATATGACATATAATACTTGTGCAATTCCAAGTTGATCCAGCTGGTATGCTAGCTGGTGACGTATCAACATAAGACTGGTTGGTACTAATAGGACCAAACTGCATTGTAGCACCTTGTTGTGTTATACTTGCGACTTCTACCCAAGCATTACAGTCAGTGCCATCACTATCCCAAACACAGAACTTCTGATTGACTCCACCAGAACTAGAGTTCTCAACGTGGTATCCACCAACGCCAGGAGCACCAGTTACAACAGCATTATATGTTGTACCACCAGTAACTGTAACAGTTGCAGTGTCACTACCTGTAGTTGTATTTCCTTGATCGAATGATATACCAAGAGCAGAGATAGAGTAATTTCCAAGTGCTTGACCGTGATCAGATGGATTATCATTCCATCCGAAGTTAAATGTGACTGACGCAGATCCACTACCAGTGGTTATTAGGTTACCAGTTCCATCGAAGTACATACCAACATTACTGGTAGATCCAGACTGGTTGAAGTATGCAATATCCTGATAGTCACTGTACCTAGCAACACGGAATGTAAGTATCTTAAATCTTATAGCAGATGCAGCACTCTGACCCATTGAGTTAGATGCTTGTAGTAAGATCATACCCTGTCTCTTACTTGCAGACACAGCATTAGATCCACCAGCAGCATTACCATTTTCAGTAGGAGCTATCTTAATACTACTCCAAGTACCTGAGGTTGCATTTCCATTAACACTAACTAGACTACTATTGGTTCCATCACCAGATGGGTTCGTTCCATCATCAGCATAGTTACCATAATAGATGCCACCCGTAACAGTATCAGCTGATCCCGTGATAGCCCATCCGATTGTAACTGCTTCTTCACAACAGAAGTATAACCAAGGTAGAGCAGCAGTACTCTGACCAGAAACATATGAGTAGGATGCACTACCACCTGAAGGTGTATATGCTCTAGTAACAGTCAACGTAATTTCAGGCATAAAGTATACCTGAATATTAACACTAGCAGAATCAGATCCACTTGCGTTAGTAGCAGTAATTGTGAATGTAGTATCTTCTTGAGGTCCAACAGGTAAGGTACCACTGTCTGTGGTAGGGTTCCAAGCAGCGAATGCTGGTGTAGATGATCCTGTAATAGTATCAGCATCAGAACTACTCCAAGTCAAGATTGCCTCAGTATCATCATTAGGATTATAATTACCTTGTTCAATAACAGTAACGTCAGTAGATAGAGTAACAGTAGGAGATGGTATAGGAACAACAGTTATACTTACTGACTGAGATGCTTGACCATTTGCATTGCTCAATGTAACAGTATAAGTTGTGTCTGCTGAAGGTGATACTGCTTGTGAGAAGTATGCTATGTTACCAGCAGAAGTAGCAGCATTATCCCAAACAGTGTCAACAGGAGAAGAAGTTGCAGATATAAACGTATCAGCATTAGTACAACTATATGAAACCGTTGCAGTTGATCCAGCATTCATAGATGTTGGAGTGACACTCATACTGATTTGTGGAGCATTAGCAGCAGCTATGGTACATACAGCAGTAGCAGTTGTGTTACCCCAAGTGTTGCCTAGTGTAATAGTGTATGTGGTTGTAACAGTTGGATTCTGAGTTATAGTAGCACCAGTTGGGTTAGTAGCACCGAAGTTAGATGCGACAACAGAAGTTGCTCCAGGTGCATCGTAAGTAACATTAATAGCAGAACCAGAGGTCACTGTTGTTGGTAATACAGATAGGTCAACAGTAGGTGCTGCCTCGTATGTGATATTAGCAACAGCAGTCATCTGTGTGACTGAATTGTACTTAACTCTAATCTCGTAATTTGCTTGAGTACCACCACTAGAAGGTGCTTCAAGTGTCATACTAACAGTATCACCGTTTACATATCCAGTGTTGACTGCACCACCAGTACCACTAAGGTTAATAGGCGTTGCACCAACAGATTGTCCACCAGATTTTACTACTTCAACATCAAAGCTGTAGTTGGAACTTACACCAGTGAGTTGGAAACTTACAACTCCATCTCCAGATGCTGTAGTTACACCAACATCGAAAGGACCAACCTGATCTGGTACTGTATCACCAGCAGGAGGTACAGGAGGTGCAGTGTATGCAGAACTACTAACTCCAGCAAAGATCATATATGCTGTTTCTTGATACTCTGGTTGTAGATCTGGAGTACCATCTAAACCTAAATCAACGTCTAAACCAAATGTTATTTGTGTAGCATCTACAGGGGAATACTGAACGTTCCACTGCATCATAGCTGCGGTTGGTCTGATTAAACAATTACCATTGCTATCGTATACGCCATCGTTTGCTTCATCACCATCAGCAGGTGTAGAATCACCAAGTCCACTACCACCTCCAGAACCACCAATTCCACCCCACCCTATCCAGTGTGAGTGTGGTAAACTTGAACCACCTACTGCTGGACATTGAGAACCATCGTGTGAGTTTGGACCTGAACTAGCACCACCCTGAACTTGTGTATCACCAGAACCAGGAGATGTACGGTCAGCAGTTAGACCACCGCCAGGAGTAATTTGCCAAAACTCATTACCGTGGTCGTGAGTTGGCCAATGTGGCATTGTATGGTTAGCTAAGAAACCACTATTAACCGCTAAATGCCCATCTGTAAATTGTGTTGATGATTGTTGTACTCTAGATGTGTTAAACACACTCTGTACACTTCCAGTTACAAGTTGTACTCTTGTAGCTACGTCTCCTAAAGTTATATTATTCTTACCACCAAAAGATCCACAATTATTAACTGTACCAGCATCTAATCCTTCTAACTGAGGACTAGACCCGTCTGGTCTGAGTCTTCCCGTACCAACAACCCGTCTGTCTCTAAGATCTGGTACCTTAAAATCTCCAGAAATGTTAGGAAAATTACCACTAGCACTACCTCCGTATGTATTTTGAATAATTTGATACAAACCTAGGTATTCATTAGGATTAATAGATCTACCATTACACTCCATCCATCCATCAGGAGCATAATACGCACCAGTATCATCCTTAGGCATCATTGAGATGGTACCTACCTGTACGCCTGTCCAATCAGGTGCTGTCTGGGAATAATACTTTGCCATTAATACTTAACGATGAATTCCATAATCATATATGGAGATGTAACGTGATTTAAGTGTTCTCTACTATCAGCAGTTAGACCACAACTAGCAGTAGAACCTGAGAATGATATATCTATAGCTGGTTGAGTAAACTCAAACTGGTTAGAAGCAGCACTACCTCCACAGTTATGACTATGATTAACATCTGCACCAGTGTGGTTAATAGGGAAGTAACCAGGAAAGTTAACTCCACCTACACCAATAGATGGACCTTTCCAGAGGTTAACACCATACTTATCAAACTCAGTTAAGTCTGTATCAAAACCAATCTGTTGTTGGTGTGTCATAGTAGGTGCACTACCACCTGTCATACCGTGATCGTGTGCATCTATCTCAGCAATGGATATAGTAGCAGATGAATTACCAGCTTGATCCACTGTTAATATTGGTGATCCTGTTGCTGGGGCTTTATATTCTTCCACACGAACATATCCAGTATAAGAACTGGCTGCTGCATTCTGTATTTGTGCTTTATATCCTATACCAGCACGTTCTATAACACCACCACCACTCATTGCAGCATCACCAACAAACTGAGTACCTGCTGTATTACTAGGTTGTAAATACTTTGCTCCTAAATTAGGAACACAAAATGTACCAGCAGTAAAGTTACCATCTGCATCTAATGTGGGATTTAATAATGAAGTACCAGAAACTCCAGCTGGATATCTACAAGCAGGTATTCCACTACCACCAGCAGCACCTACACCCAAAACTCTTGCAAGATCTGGATAATCTTGTGCTTGATATACACTTCCATCACATCTTAAGTACCCAGCTGGAACACGTTCCAATTGCTGACTACTATTTTGAACTTCTCTAGAGAAAGGTATAATAACCCCTGGTGCTACACCTTGTGCTCCTTTAATTGCTGAGTATACCTTTGCCATCAGAATGCCTTGATGATGTATATTGCTGTTTGATATGGAGGAGTCATTGCCAGTTGAGAATTACCTACACCTGGATTATTATTTAGAGCCACAGTACTATTACCAGCATCGTAATCCCTTGTATACGGTGCGATTTGAATACTTCCTCTCTCTACTGTATATTTAACACTTCCGTGACCGTGAGGTGCTCCACTACCTGCTGACGCAAAATCTTTTGGATAGTTACCAGCAGCAATATGACCACTCCAGTCACCACCAGATTCAGCACTAGGATTACCAGTTCTCTGATCATTACAGTTTTGAATACTGTAAGTATGATTGTGTGCGGGTAAACAATCGTGTGATAGTACTCTTGCTTGAATACTAGCAGTTTGCTCCCATATACATCCTCCAGGACCAGTTGATTGTATAGCTTGAGGTGCAGAGAATGATACTACTTTATTTGGTCTAGTATCAATAAGCCATTCGGCATTCAATGTAATATTTGTTGTTGTAGATCCACCTGTTGCGGATGCGTATGCAGATCCTTTATGGACTGGTACTCTATTCTGTCCATTTAAGTTTGGTAAAACAAAAGTAGATGACCCTGAACTACCACCGTAGGTATATCCAATAATGGCTACTAGTGCAGGATAATCAGCATCATTAAGTGTAGTACCATCACAAGCTAACCAACCCTGTGGTAAGTCGCTTCCTGTACCAGTCCACGACATAATTGTACCTATAGAGGCATTCTTGAATCCTCTTATTGACGCTAAATTCTTCATTATAGTTCAATTAGTCTCCAACCAATTCCAGCTGTAAGATATACGAGACCTAAACCAGCACCTGGTGTTTGGATAACAAGTTGACCTTGTGTATCTCCTTGAACAGGTATAATACTACCACCACCTTGAGGTGTCTGTATTACAATTGCCTTGTTATAAGTCAAAGCATCAGTAGTATCTAGGATGCGAATCTCATCACCCTTCTGAGGAGCAGAAGGTAGTGTCAAAGTTAATGTAGCAGCACCGAATGTAGTAACGTAGTAATTAGTATTAGCTTCTAGATCTCCATCCACACTAACACCAACCCACTTACGTCCACCTGTAGGAGTAAAGTATCCAGTAACCTGATTAATATCAATACTACCATCAGTATTGACCTTAAAGTTATTAGATCCACCATTGTTGATGTCAATTCCACCAGAAGCAGAAGATATATTTCCACCAGCGTTGATATCTCCACCAGCGTTGATGTTACCTTCAACTCCAAGACCACCGTCAGAAATTATAACTGCACCAGTGTCCTTATCAGAGGAGTTAGTGTTACTATGAACGATTAATGTACCAGAGTTATCAGTATCATTACCAATAACTGTGTTACCAGTTTGTGAGTCAATGGTATAGGTTACATCATCATTAATATGTGTCTTAGCAATTAGGAAATCTTGTCCTATGGATAGTGCACCATTAGCATCCCAACGTCCAGTAGGATCAGTAAGGCTACCAGAACCAACTAGATCAATACGCCCATCCTTATTCATTGTAAGTCTAGGAGTAGTCTGGTTGTAAACTGTTAATAGTTCAGCACCATCAAGTTCAATCTTAGTAGAACCTTTAACCCATAGTCTCTGTGCAATGTCAGGTGAAGCAGCACCAATAGAAACCATACTGGTATCAGTCATCTGGATACCACCATCGGAATCACCGATACGTGCGGATCCATCTGCGAGAGCAACTAACTTAGCAGTTGATGCATCATCAAAGTGATCGTTAGACCAAATAGCATCACCAATTACAATGTTCTGACCGTGTGCAGTAATATAATTGTTGTCAGCAGCAGTATTTGCTTGTTGAACATCAATACGCAGATCAGTACCACTATCTAACTGATACATCTGCATATTACCACCACGGACATACAAGTCCTTAGTGACTGTTAGGTCACCAACCATCTCGTGAGAACCATTACTTAAAGCAGTAAAGGTACCATCAATAGTTAAGTTACCTCCAGAATGACCACCACCAACAGATTCTACAGGAGCTGTACCAGCACCTGATCCACGGATGATTGCGTCACCACCGACCCATAATCCAGTTATAGTCTGTCTCTCTCCATCATCACCACCATTAACGTGTACACGTCCTACACCATTACCATCATCATCAAATACACGTAATGTATGAGCACCAGTTGGGTTAAGGTTATCACCACCAACCCATAGAGAGTTGCGGAAGATACCTGAACCTTCTACATCTAATGTCTGTGTTGGTATAACACTAGAATTAGTAGTACGTACGTTTCTGAGGTTAACACCCAACCTCATATCATCGCCAGGATCATTAGCAGTAGAACCAGAACCTGTAGTATATGTGGTTAAAGCATCAGTACCAATTAGACCCCACTCTCTCCATCCATAGTTAATAGCACCGCCATCCCATCCACTAAGTTGAGTGTATATCCAACCTAAGGAAGTGTTGTAGTTGACGTTAGCAATTCTATGTGCTTCACCAACTGTCTGGGTACCACGAAGTTCAATTGTTCCTTCTTCTTTAAAGCTTTCAGAAGCAGGGACTGTCTTATCTGTAGAAGTTTTGATTACGTATTTAACACCACTAGTTTCATTACGTGGGTTAATTATCCACTGTGCAAATGCAATACTATTAGGTTTAAAGACTGGGTTAACACCTAGATCAGTTGTAGTAAGTGTTGGGTCAACATTTGGATTACCAATATTACCAACACTCTTAACAAGGAGTGCAGGTTTATCATCACTACTGTTAGCAAATGGATCCTCTGCTAGTTCTATCTCAACAGGTGATGTAAACTTAGTACCACCTAAAGCAGCAACTTCAAAGTCAGCAGATAAAGCAAACTTAACTTTCTTATTAACAGTTAAGGTGTCAACTGTTAGATCATTAGTATTCTCTTCCTCATCAACGTTCTCACCAGCTACCCTTAGAATAGAGTCATCAATCTTAGTCTCTTCACCAGAAATAGCATTAATTCTTTGGTTACCAACGAATAGATCACCGTTAGCGTTTAGACCAGAGTAGAATACAACACCACCGTCTTGACGTTTTGCCTGAGAGAAGAGGACTTCATCGTCAGATAGAACGTATTCCTGTCTAGATGGGAATGCAGTTGAGTAGTTACCTGGACCAAATCCAGTGTATTCAAACGTGTGGTTACCAGATCTTGCCTGTGAAGGTCGTCTAAGTTCAACATAGAACCTACGGTCAGCAACATCGTTACTATCTCCTTCAATACCAATAACTCTGTCTTCACGAGAAGCAACTGCCTTACCATCCATAGCAGCAAGACCTACAGTAATAGGATCACTACCACCAAATCTACCAATATTAGTTAAAAGATTCTCTGTAGCTTCTCTAGTAATACTGTTCTTGTTATCATCAGCAACAACGAGACCGTGTACATAGTTGTCAGCAACAGATATAGTTGCTGGAGCATCCTTAACAGTCTGTCCATCACCATTAGGGTCGAACCATAGTGGATCATCAGCAAATAGTTCAGGATATAGTCTCTCTGTTGGATGACCAAACTTGAATGAGTTAAACTCACTTACAGATGGTGCAAAGTCACCACGTAGAGCAGTTAGATAGTAAATACCATCTTGCTGGTTATAAATTCTCTTACGAAGAGTCTTAACACGATAGATGTAATAGGTGTTATCAATCTCATCAACATCACCAACAGAAACAATCTTATAATCTTTCTGATTACCATCAGTTTCGTCTCTAACAAAATCACCAGGTGTTAGTGTGTATACTGGTGCATTCTGGATAACATACTGTCTACCAAGATCATCATCATAGGTCTTAAAGTCATCTCTACCACCATTTGGCTTCTCTGCCAAAATACCAGTACCTGTTCCACTAGCAAGTATTGTGCTAGTATTAGCATCATAACTGATATATGGAAGTAGTGAGAAGTCACTTGCTACAACAACATATGTGTTTCCACCTTCAGTATACTGCTTATGAACAGTAGGAAGTGTACCACTTATCTCAGTACTACTAGAGAACCCAGACCAAGCAACTGAGTTACCAGTTATAAATCCACCACCAGCAACACTGGTTAGTTTAAATTCTGTGAGGATAGTACCAGATGCTAGTGCAGTACCAGCAGCTATGTTAGTATTAATAGTATGATCTACAACTGTTAATTCAATTCTATTGACGGAACTAACCATCTTCTGCCTTACAGATTCAATAGTGAATTTAACACCAGAATCAGTTACAAGAGACTTACTATTACCAGTTAGATAAGGATCATAATTATAGTCGCTATGTATTGGTAAGTTATTACCATTACCATCTACAGTAGGATCTCCACCGTAGAATGTTGGCATATCTGTAGTACCATCCAGTGCCTCTAGAATAACCTTCTGAGGTCTTAATCTTCTATTCTCGTCAGTCCTGATCTTAAGGACATAACCGAGCAATGGTTCACGTACGTTGTCAACTTCCTTGGGTACGACGTAACGGAGACGGTAGATGCGGTCATCTTCCCTGCGTCTATCGTTGATACGTTTGATGTACGTATTTGAGGTTGTAAGGATTTCTTCATTGACATACTCGTCTAAGGTTGAAATACGTTGGAATATCTGGTTAGGTTGTGTACCAGTATTTAAAACATTTAGATACCAGTGACCATCTCTTAGTGGAGATGCAGTCATTTCTGGGTCATATCTCAGTGGATGACGGGTGTTGCAAGAGAATACGTATATTTCATCTTGACCAGACTGTCCAACTGTACCACTTGATGTAATACTATACGGGACACCACCACCTTGAATTGCAAGAGCAGCAGTTTCTGCAATCTTAAACTTATTGGTATTCTCACCAGTATTATCATATATGACATAATACATCTTGTTCTTATCCAGTCCCGTAGGAAGCTGGGAACCAGGCTTAGCACGGAAGAATACAGGTGTTGCTGCTTTAGTTGCAAAACCCTTATCAAAAACGTGTGCAGATTCTAATGTAAACTCGTTAGTAGCAGGATCTGCATTAGTAAGTTTATACTTGTAAGGTGTTGGAATAACATCAAAGATGTACTGGAACATAGTTACCTGTACACCAGAGTTTAGACCTTCTGGTACGTAAATAGCGTTACCAGCAGCAGCGTCATCTTCAGATGCTGCTAATAGGAATGTGTTTAGATCTTCTGTTGGGAATGTTTGATCTGGAGGAACAGGTGATGTATGACGACCTGGAGAAATAACATAATATATGGTATTTGGATCTAATCCTTTAGGGAGACGAACTAATTCATCAGCAATAGTAGGACTAGTTCTATTAGGTACTAAACGAACAGGGCTACCTGTGTATAAACCGTGTGCCTCAGGACAAGTAAAGATTGTCGTACGATATGTGATTGTTTCTCCCTGTGCATTCTGTACTGACTGTGAAGCAGTAGAAAGAGTAGAAACTGTATATGTATCGAAACCAGCAGGAGATAGTTCAGCAGATTTCTCTTGTGGACCTGCTTCACCACCTGAAATGTCTGGTTCTAACTTGGAGAATATTCTATCATCACGTTTAGAACCGACCTTATAATCCTGTAGGATATATGATGGTGTCTTATCTGGATCAGCTATATCTTCTGGTTCACCAGACAAGTATATACGTGTCGAACCTTGTGGTTCCTTAGAAGCAAGGATGTCTATACCGTAATATGGAGGTTGTGTAGTATCATCAGTATCGACTGTTTGAGGTGGAACAATATCTGTAATATAACCGTGCTTATCTTGGAAGAAGGAATATCCCTTATATCCAATAGCATCTAGAGCAGTATTACCAAAGTTACTGTTACTGTTAGTAATTGAAATGTCAGCACCAGACTCAATTAGGAAGTGATCTGCGAAACCAACAGCGAAGATCGAAACTGCCTGAATGAAAGCATCATTAGACAAACGAACGTGAGCATTACGCCACTCATTCTTAAAGTATGCTCTACCATCAGTATGATATGGTGTAGTAGCAAATGAACCAGTAGCTAGTTCTTCTGGATCTGTTTCAGCTACGCCATCCCACGCTGATTCAAACTGTGCAGTATCATCGTTAAACTTAACAAATGCTCTATCATCTTTTTGTAGTGATACACCAGTATACTGTGCACAAACCATAGATTTGAATCCAGTAACCTTAGATCCATCAGCCCAAAGACCACAAAGACCCCATACAGAACGTATGGAAAGGTTGAACATATATGGTGACGCTGAGTCAACAGTGTCAATCTCTGCCTGTACAATAGCGTTCTCATTCAACCTATTAGGAGGTAGAGACGCAGTAGTATAGGTAGTACCTGAAATTAGAGAGGTTATATTCGTGTTTACACGATAATAGAATAATGTATTATCAGCAGGGTCTAAACGTGTAATCAGGAATGAACCGTGAAGGTCATTAGTTAGACCAGTGTCATCAACAGTAATAAACTGTCCTACAAAGTAACCGTGAGGTGCTTTTGTCTTAATTTTAATTTCTGTAGCGTTACCACCAAGTGTCTGAGGGGTAACAGATTCTATAATCTTCTTATCTGATAGAGGACCAACAATTCTATTTTCTAGGTCAGTCTCTTCAATAGCTCCATCAACGTTGATGTCAGTGACCATATTAAGGTATGCATCACCGATCTTATCGTAGTAAAGATCAAGGTCTTCTGCATCAGCAAAAGTGAAGTTAGTGATCTTATGATGTGAGAAGGTAGGATTAGCCTTATTACCTGTAGTGTCGAAATATACCTTTGCTTTACCATCAAAAATAGAGAATTGCCAGAAATAGCATCCACCAGTTACATTGAATATGGATGAATCTGGTATAGTATTGTCAGTAGGGTTAGGCACATATAAAGGACGAACCTTCGTCTTTCTCAAGTCCATACCAACTAGAGAAGTACCACGAGGTACAATACATCCACCTGTAGTTGAGTTAAACTTGTATAAGTCGTTCTGAGAGTTACCTAAGTCAAAGTTAACATTGGTACTAAAATCAGGTATAAGACTGGCACTAGCTACACCTGGTCTGTTATCAATATAATGATCTCCTGGAGACAATACGACTGTGAACTCGTCAAACCTGTCGTTATCTGGTCCTGATTTGTATGAAAAGCGTGCAACCTCAAGGAAAGCACGCTGAATACTCTTAAATGGTCGGGTGGGAGAATTACCCCTATTGTTTACGTCGTCAGATGCGTTAAAGTCATCAGGAGAAACGTAGACGAAACGTCCAGTTTTACTGGATATAAGATTCTCTAATCTGGTAAGTGCCATTACCTAAAATACTGTATGTGGATATCCTTTGGGTATTTATATTATCTACCAGGTATGTATTGGAGACCTCGCTTCAAAGTAGGTTCAACTAATGGCAAAATATCATTTTCAACCTTTTCTATAACATCATCTATAACATTAACGTCCAAATTCATAAATGGAGGTATAATCCCTAAAATTCTTAATAATCCGTCTACAAACAGGGCTAGACAGGTAAAACCGAGTATCATAGAGATAATTGTAGCGTCTCGGTTGTGTTTACGCATCGATGCTTCATCGATTGCCCTTGCTTCATCCACAGCAGCCTTGATCAGGTCATCTACTTCTGATTTAGTGTAGAAAGCACCTATTCCAGGTATGTCGTGAATATTCGGTGTCATTGATAGTACTCATCTAATACGTCAAGGGTTCTGTTTAGGTACTCATTTGCACCTTTACATTCCCACTCTCCTTTTTCTCCAATTTCACATTTGTAGTGTAGTTCCCTTTTAAGTTGCATAAGTTTGGAGGTCATTGCAACTTTGTCTAATCTGCCGTTCATTGGTAATTACGATTAGTTATACTTACTAATTATCAAACAAGGGAGATTTTTACGTCCCCCTGTGTGTTGAAACTAGAACCAGTCAGAAGACCATTCTCCAGCATTACCATCTGGTGACTCAGGAGGAGTACCAGGATTTGGACCTTCTACACCGCCACCAGCACCTGTTGGGATATTTTCTGTAGGTGTATTATCTGTACCCAATTGATCTCCAAGTCTCTGTCCAGCTTCTTGCTCTGAAACAAGTTCTACATTAAAAGAGAATGAGCAATATAACTCACCGTTAGGATTCTTGGTAATACCAGGTTGCCTTTGAACCATATGTTCTAACTGTGAAGGGAATATGACAATATCACCCTCTTCAATGTTTAGAGACATTTCCTCTTTATAACAACCATAACCACATAGGTCAGGATCGTAATAATGCTTATTAAAGCGTGGTCCCTCAAAGAACATCTTATTGGGATTCATAAATGTTGTTGAATTATGCTTCTCTGGATCATATTGAACATAATAGACACCAGACAAATGTGAAGGAACGTGATTATGTGCTTCCTGATTCTGTCCTGGACCATATGCATTAAACCACTGTTGAGCGACCAAGAAGGCGTGAGGGTAAAATTCTGCCATTTTGATAGCTTCTTGGATATTCTGCGAAATGTCTTGAAGCAATTCTCCTACAGGGATCTCAGTTTCCTTAGTATGGTCAACCATACTCTCATCAAAGAATGATGTGTAGCAATCACAATTCCAAGATGCTGTACCACCTGTATCTCTTGTATAACTATTTGATCCGTTCTGTTCTTCGTATCTACGCTTTATAATTGGAAAAATCTGGTCTTTCCACTTTGCGTGAGTTTGCAACTTTCCACGATATAGGAACATCGGGAATAGTGAAAACAAACCATATTGATCTGCTTTATTGGTCTGTTGTGCCATAACGACGAAATCTGGTAATGTATCTAGTATATCATAAAAAAACTAAAGGGGGTAAAAACCGCCTGAGTTTTTTTCCCGACTTTAGGGGAATCTAAAGTCGAATTTCCCTCAGATTAGCTATCTGAGAGTGGGGCGTAGATTGTTTCATCTGACGCTTCATTGCGACATAGTTCTACGACCCGAAGGAATGCTTCATAGTCATCAGAACAGTCAATTGTATTGCTCTCACCTTCATCAGAATAAATCCTGACGCAACGTGATTCCACGTCTACAACAACTTTGTTCAGATAGTCCTCAGTCATCTCTGACCTTCCCATACGTGTTCTCAGTATAGCACAGTTGTCAAGTCAATTCAAGAAAACTGTGGCTCCCGCAATAGTTACGTTAGAGGACGCTGTTATAGTAGCATTAACTCCTGCTGCCATTGTAATGGTACCAGCACCTGCTGTAGTTACAGAGTTACCTGCTGCCACGTTAGTTACAGAGTTACCTACTGTAACAGTCTTGACATCATTACCTAGCATAATCTTCTCTATCCTACCTGTACCACCCTTCTGACCAATCAAACTCTGGGTTGCTGCTGTTTGACCTGCCATAGCAGGTAGTGGTGGTACGGGTATCATACCTCCAATCTTGGTGTTAGATCTACCTCCTATAGTAGTTAGGTGATCACCCTTAATACTGTGGATCATATGACCCTTACTCTTAATATGGAAGGTACCTCTAGGATCAGTCATAGCAAGAGTTCTCTCACCGTGGATCTCATCAGTAACAGGACCACTAACAGTACTCTTCTTCATATCTGTGTTCTCTTCTATCCTAGGAGTATCAATGGATAGTTTTGCTTTAGCACCGAGACCTATTGCTTGTCCAGCGTGTATCTCTACGTTCTGTCCAGCTACAATCTTTACGTTACCTTCTGAACCTAACTTGAGATCTCCCTGAGAGTGTGCATTAATATCTCCATCAACTTCTACAGATGCATCACCACATATTTCTATATCAGCATTCTGACGAATCTTAACCATTGCGTCACCCCAGACGCTAACCTTCATCTTACCAGCATTTTTGTTGTCAGCAGGTACCTTTACTGCACATATCTGAACCGATCCATCAGCATCTAGGAAGATATGATGTCCTTCCTTATGCTTGAGAATCATATAAGAATCATCTTTGTGATCACATTCTTGTTGTAAGTGACCACCTCCAGAGATTCTAGTAAAGGTATTGTTAAGTTGTTCTTCAGAATATGCCATTAGGGACAATCAACATAATTAGCAGGGTCAGCAGCAAGTCCCTGTATGATGAGGTTAGATTCCTCCGCAGGAACACACTGTAGATCAGCAATTGCTTTAGCACCAAACCCATTGCCACCAAAGATTTGTATCTTAGGTGTATAAGTATACTGCATATCTTTTCTAATCAATTCAACACCAGTAACATATCCCTGTGCACTTATTGTAGCACGTGCAATGCCAGATGCACCATCAACTAATACTCTAGGAGCTTCAGTATAAAGTCCACCAACATTAGTGAGGAATATATTAACCAACTGACATACAGTTGTATCAGGTCTAGTCTGTCCAGTATATCCAAAACCAGGATTAATGACTCTTACTCTTGACAAATAACCCTGACTATTAATAATAGGTTCAACATAAGCACCATAACCTACGTTACTCTCCAATGTAATGAATGGTTTAGAAATATATCTACGTCCAGATTTCTTAACTTCAATGTCAATAATACCACCAGTATCAGAATCTATGATTGGATAATCAAACTCTGGTGCATCATCAGGGATATCAATATCTGTTTCACCTTCAGAAGGTGTCTCTTGTTCCATAGAAATGACAACAGTAGCTTGAGCACCGTACTCATCTATAGAGAAGATCATATTCTCTTGATCCTCTACTGTATTATCTTCTAAAACATTGACTATCATCTCTGCTCTGTTCTCTTCAATGTATAGGTTACCAGTAAGAGGTTCTTTAATATCACTTTGTGTTATGTTAGTACCAAAGATAGTGTAAGTTAATAGTTCTCCTTGATCGAAGTTAGTAGTAGTAATAACATACCTGACAGCACCACCCTCTCTTACAGATGCTCTGTCTGGTGTGATAGTAACAGTTCTGGTAGAAGGATCAGCAACTCCTTGTATAGCATCCAGTACAGCAACACCTTTAGATGTGCTGAGATTATTCAACTCAATATATAATTGTTCTGCTACTTGATTAGTATCCTCTACAACACCATCATCAAGTAACTTAATAGTAACTTCTGCCTTACCATTTTCTATCGTGAAACTGCGTAGCATATCAGTCTCACCTGTTATCCAACTCTTCTCACCAGATTCTATAACATATTCTAAATCTGAATAGGTGATACCAGTAGTCTCTCTTCCAATAGTATAGTTAACAGTAGTACCATCAGATACATTACTTGTATCAAGTCTGAATGTAACCTCTGCTCCTTCATAGACTACCTCTTTATCACTACTCAAATGATATACAGGGTTAGTTGTCGTGATAGTAGGTCCCGTTGATACTAAACCAATATCAGGTACGGTAATGGTTGGGACATCTTGGATAGCAAGAGGATCCTTAATCCATATACGTGCTACATCTTTGAGTACCTTACCACAACCATCGTGCTTAATCTTCATAAAGAAGTACTTGGATCCATCTCTGACTCCATTGTTTAAAGTCTTAACTTCAATGGTCTTCTCTGTCTCTCCAACACCAAATCCTATGTAACCATTGGTAGGACAATAAGTTTCAGTAGCCCTAGCAGTTCCATCCTGTGTTCTATAGGTAAAGGCACTAGTAGTTGATGTGTCACCTCCTCTAACGACTCTAACGTATGCAGTATCTCCTTCGTGCACCGCTTCAGTCTCAGGAATATCTAATACTTTAAATGTTCTTGCATTACATATAGCTGATGCAATGTCTTCGTAATCTATACCATTTATATCTCCGTCCACAACATCTGTGGTTCCTCCATCAGTACCACTATCAGGTACTGTTGGACCCCAGATACCAACTTCAGTAGTAGGTTCTGGATCTGTAGTAGCATCACCACAATAAGAATCAATAGGAAGATGATTACCTGACTCTAATGCTGCTAGTAATTCATCAAGAGTATTGAACCCACCCTTTAATCCTTCGTAACTACCTCTCTTTGAATCAACTTTCTTAGGGTTAGCACACTTCTTCTTACCAGTACAAGAGATGCCTAGCATCTTTAAGATACCTGCTAGTCCACCACCAATAACATCTAACGCACCACCAATAGCTCCAAGTACTTTAGATATACCACCAAACAATCCATTAATAAGACCAGTAATCTCACCGAGAATGTTACCGAAGATAGCATCAGTGAACCTCTTGACTTGGCACATACTCCAGTTGACTATGTTACCAACATATCCCATCAAGATATTCTCTGCGAACTTCATCATTCTGTCACCGATATCCATCATAGAACAACCAATACGCTCTAGCATTTGGTTGAACCACTCAGTAACAGGTGTCAGGATTCCAGGTAAAGGAGCAAGGATGGCTTTCATTAATGCCTTCACTGCTTTACGCAGCATTGCCATCAACTCACCAGCAATACGAGTCATTGCTGCTGATATAATCTTCTTTACTCTATCAATGTATCCTGTAGCAACATCCTTTAGATCAAATAATCTACGACTATACTTACTAATATAATATGATCCTATGTTACCATTAGTATGTTGTAGAGTAGCAAAGAACTCTGACAAGATATTCTCGACTGCTGAAGATGGATTCTCTGGACAGTCTACTGACGCACGTCTAACTGTAAACGTACCCTGAGGGTTAGCAATAGATGCTTCATCTCTCAACCCATTAGCACTATCCGATCCAAATTCTGTGGCTAATCGACCTAGAGGTAGAGTACCTCCATCCACACATTTAGTTTCACTTGGTACGTGATTGGCTGGATCAGGATCAGTTCCATCATCCTCATCCTGAATAATAACTTTTGATAATGGTATTACCTTATCACCTGTTGAAGCAGGTTTTTCATCAGATGCACACGCAACACCTTGTGAAGCACTAAGAAGAACTATACCTTGAGTAACATCACCACCAAGAAACTTTACAATAACTCTATGACCTTTCTTAAGGTTATGTGAGTTAGAAGAAGTAAAAGCACCACCAGAAGCAGTGACTGGCATTCCAACTTCAAACCAAGGAAGATCCTTGGTTGGTGGAACGCCAACCCTGTCATCTCCTTCTCCCTCATACTCGTGCACGCCAATGACACGTACCCTGACCCTACTACCTTTCTTAGGGTCTTTTGTGTCTTCGACTATGCCTTCATAGAGATCAAAGGCTTCTTTAGCAGTGGTTCTAATCGTCATATATTAAACATTCTGGCTCATCTGGATGCATCTCACAGAAAAGTTCAATAGCATTGGGATCGTGATGATCACCTGCTACTATCTCATCGTGATGATGCTCTTCATACACTTCTAGTTCGTGCAACTCTTCTTTAATGTGCCTACGTGCAGCAGGACTTGTTTGGGGATCATCGAGGATCTCCTTATCCTTTTGGATGTGTTCTTCTATACTGTTCATAGAGTTTACCGTCCGTTAAACTTATTTAGTTCCTATATTAGTGACTTCTACGTCTGTTTGTCCACCTTTGTCAGAACTATCATACGTTTCTATCTTTTTCTTGAGTTGCTCAAGTACAAGAGCGAGCTGTCCATACAGCTTAACTCTCATTGTTTCATCCTCCTCATTCTCAATCTTCTTAAGAATAGTATAAGCTCCTTGAGTTATCTCTGGAGGATATGCATCTAAAAATGAAGTGTCCATTAGCAATTTTTATTGAGGGTATCCCTGACAAGAGTCAAGGCGGTATAACATTCCTGTTTAGGAACCATAGAAAAGAAGTGCCTTATCTTAAAGACAAGATAATGACCGCTTAGTTCCTTATCATATGTATCTGCTTCCACTTTAGAATCAGTTCGTGAGTCACGGAGATATAGTTTCACCTTATCTCCAGCACTCAAGTACTGGTTGCCAGGTATTGTCAGATTACTTTGTGCCATAAACATTGTAGCATACCTTGCGTGATATTGCACGATTGTTTCCTCATCCCAATCTTGAAATTGAGCAGTCTGACTGTTCTCACCATCACCTATCTGACCTGGCTCTGCTGGATCTTCCTCGTCGTGGAACTTCTCGTGACTTATCTCAAGTAAGAAAGTCTTAGTGACTTTCTCAAAATTTAAGACCTCCTGAACAAGATTTGAATCATCCCAAGGATCATTACCAGGAAGCCTTGCTATATGACCCCAACTATCCCAATGATCTCTAATATCCCACGTTCTCTTATGATAAGTCTTCTTGTCTATATTATAAAGAACTACATTAGCTTTAAAGACCCCATCATCAACCATCTTCTTACAGTCACCTCTCTTACCCACAGAAAAGTTACTAATGACTAACTGTGCTGGTACATCTACCATCGTTGCATTATCTGTCTCATAATATTCATACTCCGCATCTGATCCCTTATGATCACCTCCAACAGCAAGAAGACTATCAATAGATTTAAAGTGTAGACTATAGGTATCTTTATTACCTATCAAATTTTTCTTAGTACCCCATAAGAAATACCCACAGGTATTCATAGCCTTACCAGATGCAGGTATTGATTGAGCTAATACCTCGTGCACAAGAGCAGTCAACTTTTTCTTAGTACCAGCTTGGAGTACCAAATTATTAAATGGTTCGTTACCATCTGTTACTATATCAAGAGGAGCATAATCACCTGCAACCTTATCATTACTGAAGAGTTCCTTAAGAATCTTTAAAGGAGTACCACGATGTGATTCTTTACTCTTAAACTTACTAATCTTTGCAGACTGAGGTACTACCAAGTTACAGGTGTGTAATTTAGCACCGTCTTTACTTTCAGTCTTAACTTTATCGATCTCAAATGTATGAGTCCACACGTCATCATCAGAGTGTGCTGTAGTAATCAACTCAATTTCTATTGTCTGTCCATTCTTAACATTCAACTCAGTCTTGAGATCACTGAATGTAATAGTTGCTGTAGGATTAAGACTATCTAAGCTCTCATAATAATTGAAGTTAATTAAACCACCATTGATTTCAAACTTCTTATCATTGTGATGAGTGAGAGTAAGTTTATTCAGCTGCCAATCAGTAGCACCCTTATTTACTGTATCTGCCATAGTTTATTGGTGCGTAAAAATGAGTCCACCATCACTCACAGGAGATGCAGTATCTAGTACCATACCAGTAGCAGTTGGTGAAGTCTCACCACTGCCAGTTCCAGTACCTGTGCCTGTGCCTGTACCAGTAGTAGTAATACCACCTCTATTATGTGAATTGTTGGAACTGGTATTATTGTTGAGTGCAGTCGTATTGTCCTGAACACTGGTATCAGCAGTAATTTGGTTGTTTCTAGTGTTAGTGGTAACGTTAATGTTATCTAAGTTATTGCTAGTACCAGTTTTTGTTGCTTCTATAGTAGATGAACCTCTCTTGAATGGATCTGCCAAACTATATCCAAAATCTCTTGGGTCTTTAAGACTAGGTCCACCACGTCCCACGTGTGCTTCTACAGTACCAACTTCCCAATGTAAATGTGGTCCTGATGATCCACCAGTGTTACCTAACTTACCTACAAAAGTACCTGCTCCAAAGACCTTACCCATTTGTAATGGGGATTTCTGCTGCATATGACCATACAAATGAGTAAGATCATCATCTTGAGTAGTAAAGGTAATCCAGTTACCATATCCAGAAGGATCAAATCCATTACCAGTAATCTTAGCTCTATCAGGGAGGAACATAGGTTGTCCACCATAGTCACCCTTAAATCCTATGTCAATACCGTGGTGATTAGGTCTATGTTCTGATCTAAATCCAGAAGTAAGTACGGGTGATAGTTTAGTGGGTTGAACGGTATCAGCACTACCACCATAGGCTCCACCAACAGCACTATTAGTTTGACCTCCACCTATACCCATAGCCATATTACCACCGCCTTCCTTGCGATCTTCCCTACCTTCTTCTGTCGGGAATGCGGTGTTAGTATTATCAACAAACTCGTTGATGTTACCTATGATATCACCCTGAGCCATCTCACCCAGTTGTGACTTCATCTGCTTTATCTTCTTTGCTCCAGGTACCCAATCAGGTACCCAATCTATTATTCTACCTACCAGACCCATCATACCTTTCACTACAGCTACGATAGCCTGAACTACTTTACCTATAATCTGTACTACCCATTGAATAGTCTTAAAGACCATCTGTAGTACTGGTACCAAAGTTTTAATCAATACCTTGGCAATGATACCAACAATTCTACCAATATTTTTTAATGCTGTTATAAATCCACCCTGACCATCACCATCTCCTCCAATACCAAAGGACTCAGCCATACCATTCAATGCATTACCTATACCCTCAGTCATTTCATTCCAAGTATTCATCACAGGTCTGAAGGTCTCACCCCAATCAAATCCTTTAAAGACAGAACCAATACCTTCACCTAAGAATTTACCTAGGTTCTCACCTAACCAAGCACCGAGTGCAGCACCAATAGGACCAGCAACGGCGAAACCAAGTACAGTACCAGCACCAGCACCTATACCAGCACCAGCAGACCTACTAATAATTTTGTTCTTGTCTTTCTGTAACGAACCATCTCTTAAACCTGCTACAACCTGTTCCTTCGACATATTATTTTCTTCCATCAAGCGAGCGATCTCTTCATCATTCGCTTCCATTGCACCAAATCCAGCACTAAGAAATGATCCTAGTATAGGTACCTTACCCAGTCCAGCTCTGGCATTTTTTATCATACCACCAGTCTTTGTTAATATATTACCAGCACCACTGACACCACCACTAAGAGCACCTGGTATACCTTTAATTAAATTACCTATTCCTTGTAAACCCTTAGCAGATAAATTTTTCAAGGCAGGACCAATTCCTTGCAAGAATTTTCCAAAAGAAGATAGACCCTTAGTAAAGAACTGCGTAATAGTATTAAGATTGATGCTCTTAATTGACTTGAGCAAATTGCTCATCGAATTAAGTATACTTTGTATGGCAGTAGAAGCCTTACCAGGTAATGATTTTAATAGTTGTGGTATTCCTTGAACTGTTGCTCTTATATTCTGACCAGCCTGTTGAGCAGGGTTACTAGCTAACCGTAACTGTTCTGCTAGGTTGAACTTACCCATCCTAGGCAGTCCAGAAGTACCCTCAAGTAATGACTTGTTAGCTAGTTGTGCTGGTGATAGTTGACCTGTTAATCCACCCCAAAAATTACTAGTATTAGTTGCTCCCGTACTGATAAAATTCTTTGCGTTAGTTAAACCTTGGGTTGCTCTAAATCCAAATGGTAATCGAGGACCAACAAATGGTGTACCTAAACGTTGTCCAGCATTTACTACATCATCACCAAAGTTTCTAATTAACTGACCACCTCTAGATTTAGTTGCATCAAAGCCCTTTCTACCCCACTGTCCTTGTCTCCATACATTAGTCTTATTCCAGTCTTGCTTCCACATCTGGTTGAAACCCATCACCCCGTGACGAGTATCAAGTTGATTGAAACTAGGTCTTGCACTTAATGCCTGGTTCGTGAGTCTTCTTAGTATCTCAGGACCAAATAATAAACCTAACAGTCCTAAGTTTCTTAGGTTAACTGCTGGTAAATTAAACCTACCACTACCACCTGGACCACCACCAGATTTCTGACCTAATCTAAATCCTTGCTGCTCTATCTCATTCTCTTGAGCCTGCATCTTACGCAGGGTTATCATCTTCTTCTCTAATTGAAGACGTTTACCATCAAGTTTTAATTGTTCCCGTTGAGTCCTAACTAAATCACTAAGCAAACTGTTAGTGATCATCTGCTGTTTTAATTGGGCAGCACCGATCGATTTATCCTTGGTAGAACCAAAGATAGCAGCTTTTATACGACTGGAATCTCCAGTTCCTCCAAAGGTTTTTGATATGTCAGCCATTAGATTGGTTCTGCTGTCTTAATTTTTCCTCTTCAAGATGTTGTATTAATAGAGTCACATAGATCTCTCGTTCCCAAGGAAGTAAATTCTCTAATTCAGTCAGAGAATACTTGTGATGTTGCATAAGAGAGAAGTTAGTCCTGAAATAATTTTCAAGACTGTTATACGACATCACGATCCGAAAAAAGCCGCTAGTCCCTCCAGTGTATACTCATTGTCAACGCCAGTGTTAGGGTTCTTCACATTAAATGTGTGAGATAACTTAGGCATAGAAGTAAAGAACTTCTGTAAGTTTTCAAACTGCTTTGAAGTCAAACTATCTAGGAAGGCAGTTAATTCTTTCTTAGTTGCGTTACAAGCTTCGTGTACTTCATCACCTTCAATAATCTGTTCAATACACTGAGCGATAACATCAAATGCTTCTTCAGGTTTAGCTTGTGCAGAGAAATTACTCTTGACAAATGTATCTAGTTGAGGATACTTCATCTTAATAGTAATACTATCGGTGAGTTGTATCATATCACTAGCACCTTCAGGTTTAATAACCTTCACGTCATCTAGATCAATTGCTACATCAACAACTGTTTCATTATCATCATTACAGGTAATCTTAAGATCCAATTGCTCACTCACAGATTTACCACGGATTTGTAGGAACAAATACTCCAAGTCAAACATTGGAAGTTGTCGAACCTTTAGTCTACTCTGAATACAATTAGTAAGGAGAGTGACGACAGCATCAGTGATCTGTTTCTCATCTTCTGACTCCATAGCCATCAACAGTACCTTCTCTTCTTTAACTAAGAAGGGACGGAACTTAATTGTTTGACCAGTTGAAGGGAGTTCAGTGGTGTGAATAGGCACCTCAATTTTTGGTAAAGGCATAGTATGTTCAGTTCAGTATCTTTATTTAGCGTGGTGATCTAGCACCATTACGAGCACAATAGATCACAGTCCTACCAGTCCTAGGTTCTTTACCTAAGACTAGTCCCTCATTTATTAATCGACGATGGGAATGGAACTTATCATTATATATCTGCTCCAATACAGAATAGGTTGCAACATCGAACTCTAAGTTACCGCCTATCTTCTCACGAAATGGTTTAGAATATAATTTAACAGTACTTTTGGATGGATAGAATGGTATCTTAATACCCAACATCCCATCCACAGCTAGTGCTTCTTCTATTGTCTTCCAATTGGTACCATTAATATCATTAAGAGTATCTAATACCTCTGTAGTTCCTATAAAATATGTTACCATCACAGCACGTGTTACCGCAAGAGCAACTTCTCTAGGTGCTGCTTGTATATTAATATAATAATCATCATCCTCTATCACATCTATAAAGACTTTATGATTAGGACTGATAGAAATACCAAGATGATCTGCTACTCTCTTTAAGTTACTACCATAATCTGGCTCATCATTTCTCCAATTATCTGTGCGGTCACCAAAATACTGGTGAGTTACCTTATCACCACAGTATTTGTGTAAACAATTCTTCTGTCTGTTTATAAAATATAATTTACACCCGTAAGTATCAGGTTCATACTGTACGACAAAAAGATCTAACCCAGACGTAAGAGATTCTTTCTTAACGTTAGCTAGATCTAAACAATAATCAAGATTAAACATAAAAAACCTAAAGGGTCAAAAAATTTGCCGAGTTTTTTTTCCAGTTTTTTTAAAACAGGTCAGTGAATGTGCTGGTAAAATCAGAAAATGCATCCTTAACATTGTCCATCGCACCAGCTAGAGAAGTAGGTGGTTTGTTTGAACTTGTTATATTATTACTCTTACTATTCAGGTTCTGTCTAGCATCCTCGTACTGTATCTCAAACTTCTCGTAGTAGAAGTTAACGGTAGCAGTCATAAGGGTAGTAGTACCTGCATCTAGAGGTACCGCATCAATTGAATACGGATAAGCGTGAGTAAAAAAGTAACGCATACTTCTACCTTGTTCATTATATCTTGGACCTGCTTCAAACTTGTCTACAATAATTGTTCTCATATAATCATCAGGATATGACATACGAGTGAAACGATTTCGATTACGTTGAGGGTAATGACTCATCTCATCTGGTATTCTCTCCTTCATATCAAACATACTCTTCTCTTGGAAGATCCTATCGAACCAAGAGTTCATAACCTTAAAGGCAGTCATATTTGCATCGCAAATAAAACTAAGACCTAAGTCACCATACATTTTCATTGTCGGATACTTCCAAGACGAACCTGTATAATATCCATTCACTTGTGATGTAGCAGCAGTTACACTAGGTAGCGTTGCATTGTTACAAAGAACCTCCAGTGTACTTCTATCGAAGTTAACTGGGAAGTCTGCATTAAAGATTCCTCCTGTTAGGTTAGGAAATACGACACGAAACTGGTTGGACTTTGCAATCCCACCACCACGTACTAGTTTCTCCTGAACCTTTGAATAAAGATTTGCCATCTAAATAGGCTAAAGGAATACATCTTATTTATGTACAAGCAAGGAGTATATATTCCAGCGAACGTGGCCAAGTATAAAGGTGACCATAGAAATATCTTCTATCGTTCCTCTTGGGAACAGAAATTTATGAAGTACTGTGATACACACCCACACATATTAGAGTGGGGAAGTGAGGAGATATGGATACCGTACAAGAATCCTTTAACACGTAGGGCTAGTAAGTACTACCCCGACTTCTATATAAAAGTAAGGGATAAAGATGGTAGGTTAAAGAAATATATTATTGAAATCAAACCAGTCAAACAAACTAAACCACCAATCAAATCCAAAAAGTCTAACAAACAATACCTCTATGAAGCAAACACATACGCTAAGAACCAAGCGAAGTGGGATGCAGCTAGGAAGTATTGTAAAAAAAGACAAGCAGAATTTTTAGTCTTCACAGAAAAAGAACTTGGACTCCGTTTTTGAAAAACTAGAAGAAGCACAAGATGGTCAAGAGAGATCAGAATCTTGGTGGACTAAGGCAGCCTCCGTAGCATTGCGTTCTACTTATTCAGACACAACCAAAGATCAGATCATTGCTAGAGAGCAATCAAATACTGACGATGCTAATGGTGTCAGGTACACACCACGAGTAGGTACTATGGTACTGTTTGAATACGATGCCAAAGCAACTAAACAATACCTACCTTTCTACGATCAACTACCAGTAGGTATAGTGTTAAGTAAAAAACAAGACCATTTTTATATGGCTAACCTACATTATGTCAGTCCCAAGAAGAGATTGAAAACAATTGATGCTCTTTTAAAGGGTAAGATAGATGTACCCAGAAAAGTTATCCATAAATACAAGCGTAAAGATGTGACAGGTGGTCTATTCATAGAAATTGCTGAGACAGACTGGGATTCCGCAATCTATATGCCAATAGAAAGATTTGTTAAGTCAAGAGGAAATTTAGAAACTCCTTACCCATCTAAGTCTGTCTGGTTAAAGAATGATCCTGCGACAAAATTTAGGTTCCGTGCCAAACGTAAGATTCAATGAACATAGCTGAAATATTATCATCAAGTAACGCATCGTTAAGGTTTCCACTTGACAAAGTAGAGACTGCGGATGATTATATGATGTTTAGTGTCTACAAATACAGTCCTCCATTTAGGAAGGCAAAGTGTTTAGGAGATACTAGTGGTAATAATTATGGTGGCATCTTCTCTGAGTATGATATAACTGGACTAGGTGCTGGTGAATTTGATTCTGGTAGTTACAAGAAGATGGTACTCTATATGCCAGAAGATATTGCACAAGATGCAACTAGATCTTGGAACGAAGCATCTTTTGGTCCCCTTCAATTAGCTGGATTGAGAGCAGCAGGTACAGTAATTGGTCAAGATGGTGATTTCTGGACAAAGATTAAAGAGGCTGCAGGAGATGCTATGGATCCACAAAATCTTGATGCATTAATACGAGGTGCAGCAGCAAAAGCAGGAGAAACTATTTCAGGAGTTAATCAGAATCAGATTACTGGTGGTTTGATAGGTCAGGTACTTAACCCTAACCTAGAAGTAATGTTTGATAGAGTAGGACTAAGAACATTCAACTTCAGATGGATGTTAGTACCTAGAAACGAAAGAGAATCAAGGATCATTAAAGAAATGATCTGGCAGTTTAAGAAAGCATCAGCACCAGCACTAGCTCAAGCAGGATGGTTTACCACAGTACCACACGTTTTTAGGATACAATATAAAACTGGTAGTCAAGCCAACCCTTGGTTAAATAAAATAAAAGCGTGTGCTCTCACCAGTATTCAAGTTAATCATACTGCTTCTGGTTCTTGGTCAACACTAGAAGACGGTGCTCCTACAGCCACCGCTTTACAGTTACAGTTCAAAGAACTTAAAGCAATTATGAGTGAAGACTATGGTGATTCATTCAACTACACAGAACAGTATTACTAATGGCATACTTCGAGAAGCTACCTAATATATCTCTTGCTATTAGACCTATTAAGTTCCCGTGGTCTGAGCAACAGTATGTTACAGCAAAAAATATATTCAGACGGTTTAAGATATCTGATGCAGCATTAGATAGTCTAGTATACTATAAAAAATATACTATAACAGATGCTGACCGTCCAGATCTAATCTCCCAAAAAATCTACGGGAGTTCTTCTTATGACTGGGTTATCTTACTATCAAATAATGTAATCAATCCATACTTCGACTGGCCAATGCCTACTCCTGTGCTACAGGATTATATCAATAAGAAATATGATGCACCATTTGACATCAAACATTACGAAACTAATGAAGTAAAGAACACTGCTGGTGATGTAGTACTACCAGCTGGTCAATTAGTTGGTGAAGACTTTTATAAAGCACCATACTGGACAGAATATGAGGAGGATATGGATGGTGACGCACCCAAACCTGAGAGTGCTATTGAAGTAGAGATACAAAGGAAACTAGTAGTAGAAGAAGTTACTGTATTAAATGGTGGTAAAGGATATGAATTCCCTCCCAACCTACTAGTAGAAAGTCCACAAACAAGTAACGGTGACTTCCCAACAGTAAGTGCAACTGTTACACCAGTAATGAGTGCAACAGGATACCTTAAGAGATTTGATATTCAAAGTGGTGGAGAAGCATACACATACCCTCCCGATGTAACACTAACTGGTGGTATGGCAGGTGAATCTGCTACAGCTATCATTGACAAAGATACAAACTCAATGACATATGGTCAGGTCATAGACATACGTCTTGATGGTACATCTTACGACACAACGGACGCATCTAACATCCACGAGTTCGGTGATGGTGCAACTATTGCACCTAATGGTACTGGTCAAGGTGCGTGGGGTGGTTTTAATGTGGGCAGCACACACTTAAGATTAGGTGATAGTTGGGGTGAAAGAAGTGTGGTCATCAACAAAGTTGATATGACTAACTACAATACTGTTCGGGTGTATGCTATCCGTGGTAATGGTAGTAATGGTGGTGAAACACCAGACATTCCAGGTGTAGAAGAACTTCGTTTAAGATATCAGATCACAACTGATACAGATCCAGATCACAGTGCTTGGATTACATTGGGTATTGTTATTGAAGCTGTTCCTAACGGTACAGGTTCAGGCAACCTAGAACCATACGACTTTGAGATACCTGAGAACCTTAAGGTTCCTAATGTATTCTTCCAGTTGTATCAACCAGGAAATAGTGGTCCTCCTTACGATCACTTTGGTTTCACAAGTATTAACTTCGTTGATACCTCAAAAGTATATGGTGCTAGTGGTATTACCTTTACTAATAATGTAAATGATACTACTGGTGGTGGTGCAGTAGCTACTGTAGTACGTGGTCTTAGTATCGACTCTGTTACTGTTAATAATCAGGGATCGTACGGGTCTATTAGGTATCTTTCTATGGCAGGTCAAAATGGTACCACAGATACGCCAGATATACACGCAACTTTTAGCATACCAGTAGTCGAAAGTAGTACCACTTTTGCAGTAGGTGAAGCAGTAACGTTCACTAATGGAGCAGCAGGAGAAGTAACTAGCTACAACGGTACCACTATGGGTATCAGATTAACTGCTTGGGATGGCAACAATCCAGTGACAAATGATATGTTATTGACTGGATTTGATACTAGTGCTCAAGCTACAGTTACTAACTTCAATGCTTCTACATTCACAGAACCAACGTGGATGGATAAAGATGGTAATAAGTTCAGATATAAACTAACAAGACTGATGACAGGTACATCAGGTTGGGAAAAATTAATTAGAGATAGCTTTAGATACAGAGATCCAACTGGATCACTAGTCACACTTCAAGGTGCATCAATAGTAGATGCTGTCACTCACCACGAGTGGGAGACAAGAGAGAATGATAAGAGAAGAAATATATACATCTTACGTACAAGATACCTACGTGAATTCATCGAGGAGATGAAGTTGCAACTCCCATACAAAAAATCTACTGACACTATCAGTATGACACTGAAGAAATCAGCAGTATAAAAAACCTTAAGGGCAAAAAAATACCCCGAATTTTTTTCGGGGTATCGTGTAATATGTAAACTAATTTACTCTTCTTCTGCTAGTCGAGCAAAGTATGACAGTTGATCGTCATCATCTGCGACTGCTTTACTTGCTGGAGTAGGGGTCGCTGCTGCAACTGCTGCAACAGGTTCATACTCTTCATCATCTACTGTTGGTACAGCAGCACGTTTGTTAGTGCCGAGTACTTCATTCAACCTAGTCTGCAACTCTTCATATGTTTTGAACTGGTCTTCATTAGTGAAGGCAGTTAACGAATTTTCTTCCTTCCAGATGGCTTCAAGTTTAGCGTCATCTGAATCAAGAGCACTAACAGAATCAAACTCAGACTTGTCATAATTCCAGAACCCCGCTACCTTACAAATTTTTAGCTTGAAGTTAGCACCTTCCCATAGATCAAAAGGATTGATAGGAGTTTCATCCTCAAACTCAGGCTGCATTGCAGCAGTGATCTTATCATAGATCTTCTTACCAAATTTGTATAGAAATACCTTACCCTCATTCTCAGGGTGTGCTGGATCACGTACGACATAGATGTTAGTGTAGTAAGAAAGCTTACGCTTCTGCTTACGTGCTATGTCCTTATCAGAATCAATACCAGAGTTCCACAACTTGCGGTTGACTTCACCTACTGGATCCTTCTTGTTCACTGTGGTCAAGGAGTTCTCGATGTACCATCCTCCTGGACCTTGAAATGCGTGGGAGTATACCTTTGCCCACGGTAGATCTTCCTTGTCAGGTGCTGGAAGGAAACGAATGACTGCGTAACCGTTACCAGACTTATCGAGTTCTGGTTTCCAGAATCTCTCGTCTGCACCTGGACCTTGCTTATTTAATTTCTCTGCTTCTTGAACTAACTTTTCAAGTGATGTACTTGAACGCTTTTTGAGTGTCGAAAATGACATTAGATTACCTCAGATTGATTAGGATTTGGTTAAAGGGAGGACAAGTCCTCCCTATTATTTAGGCTAATTGAAGTGCCTATTTTTCACATAGATGAGACTATTTTCTAGTTCATCTTTCTCATTCTCAGTGTCCTGTGCAGGACATCTGTGCTGTGCCTCAGGGTGATTCCAAGGGAAGTTCTTCCGATGTAGTTCACCTAGTCCAGACAGATCCATAAGTCTCTGCTCTAGACTTGCAACGTGATTCTCAAAGAACTTAAAGCGTTTAGTTGCTAAGGTTTCTTTGGACTGAGGGATTGGTACACTAAAGATAAAGTGTATTGGTTTGCCCTCCTTCACTGCGAGTGAAGCAAGACTCATTATAGCACCAATACGTGACTCAAAGTGATTAACCTGAATGTAGATGGTGAATTCATCATCATTGTTCAGGAAGTCCTCGATCCAAGGGTCTTTACCCTTGAGAGTTTCCAAATAAGGTTCGATGAGATCCTTATTATAAGAGCGATAGCGTTCACCGCCAACGATCTTGTTATTATATCGTAGCTGAGTCTGAATAGACTGCCAGATATCTCTCTGCACGTGGTAGCGTAGGTGATGACCTAAGTCCTTCACCTCATCAATGATCTGACTATCTGTTAGTCCTTCAACACGCTTCAAGATTTCAATCGCAGCAGACTTTACATCGTCTTTAGATGAGTTGGTGTGCGTGATCTCGTCACGATTGTTAGACTTAACAGCAAAGCGGATCTTTGCTTCGGGAGAATCAAACTTAACTCCTTGCATCATCCAACCAGGAATCTGCAAAGTATAAGAGAGGTTTCTCCTGTGTTCACCGTTGCACGATGAGTCATCGTCAACGTCGTAGTATACGATGGAACCAATCTTAGGATTGACTCCTTCATTCTCGATTACTTTTTGAAGTTCGAGAACATTACTTGCACTGAATTTGTATCGACCTGGATTCTTGAAAGTGTCTGGAGTATCACTCCATAGCCTCATTTGAGGATCACCAACAAGAGTAACACCCTCTACACCATAAGTGGAGGGGATGTATTCCCAGTTGCGAGGATCACAGTGCTCAGGTCTCCAGTGTGCACACAGAAAGTCTGCGTCACTTACTGGGATACCCAGGTTTTGTGATATTGTCATAGGTAATTAACTTATACCGTAAAAGACCTATTAATTATAAGGGTAATCTCCTAGATTGTCAAGCATTTGTTTACGGATTTCCCACGTCTGTCCTGAAGTGCTACCAAGACAGGGGTTGATACACTCCATATCAAAGTGAGTATTGCATACCAAACCTGCTAGGTCGTGTGGGTCACCGAGTTTACCAGTCTTCCAATAGTGTTGTCCATCTATCCACGTTGCACCACACTTATTACATACCTTCATTACATCTCCGCTACCGTCTTCTTCAATGCTACGATCATTGTATCAATATTATTAAACACCTCAGACACACTAACAGTATCAGGTATACCAACAGCGTTCATAACCTTACGAACATCAGTAGCCATCTGTTTAGCAACAGGGTCATCACTCTTACACAATTCTACACGTGCCCAGAGAACTCTCTGTTTCTTTAGTAGTGTCTCTACTATTTCAATGTACTCTTGTTTCTCCTCTTCGTCAAGTTCTGGAAATGCCATCGTCATTTGTGCTAGACGATCTTGCAATCCATTAATGTATTTAATCTCTTGTTGTACAAATTCAGAATCTTGGAATCCCATCTTAGAATGTCAGTTTAGCACGAGAGGTTCTTTTCATAAAGTTCAGACGCTGTGCATCGAACTTAAGTTTTTCCTTTAATGGTTTGGAAATTAGTTTGTTAATAGTATCTAGCTCGATACTATTCTGTTCGCAGAAATGTACAATGGCATCGATATAATTCATATCATTGTTATCTGCAACCAGTTTTTCAATTTCACCAGCAAATTTTGTAGCAGTCATAAATTTATTCTCAATGTCTTCAGGTGGCTGTGGCATAACTCATTCCATATTCTTCAATGGCCGCTTTAAGATTATGATAATGAGTTCTCTTGTCAGAAGTTTTAACTAACTGACACTCACCATCTTCGCAAGCAACAAGAACAGCAAACTGTTCTACCTCGATACCATATATTTCATAGAACATATAGCCATAAGCACACATCTGAGTGAAATATCCATCCAAAATGTATTGTTTCTTAGGTGACTTTGATGTCTTGAAATCAATGACGGATAGTACTCCATCAAGTTCAGCAATAATGTCAACCTGACCTGCGATCTTTAAAGTGTGAGACCATAACATAGACTCGACTAGTCTAGGTCTATCTATTCTATCTATAACAGACTGTGAAGTGCGAAACATCTGTACAGGTAGAGGAGAATCTTTATGTTTCTCAAGATCCAACCTGTTCATAATATAATCTTCACAGATAGCGTGAAAGTTGGTACCTCTGGTAGTAGATCGCTTAGTTACACGGTCTGCTTCCTCTTTACCAACTCTCTTACGCCACCTGTTAATGATAGCTTTCTTTTTCTTTTGATTAGATAGTACTGTAGTGACTGAAGGATAATGTTCATCCTCCACAGCGTAAAGGCGTTTGCCTTCCACCATTTGTCTCTTCAAGTTTACCGATTCAATTAGTTCAGAATGATCAAATGTTTTCATCATAACCTTGGTTGATCTTGGAGACCAGATACGATCTAACCAGACCAGACCTCACGATATCCTCAAGACCGAATTCAACCTTGCTGAACTCAGGCATACCATTAAGGATCTGCATAAAATCTAGAATGCCAGTACGTTCTGTGACCTTAAGTAGGTCAGACTGACTAGCGTCACCAGCAAAAAAGATCTTGCTGTTCTCGCCAACTCTTGTCATTATACTATCTAATTCGTGAAAATTCAAGTTCTCGAACTCATCCACGATTACAATAGCATTATCAAGAGTCGTACCCCGTAGAAAAGAAGTAGACCAAAAGCTAATCGTTTCCTGTCTTTGGAGGTCATCGTAAAGCGTTTCAAATTCCTTGTCCGTATACATTGAGAACATATGCTTGACCATATTCCTATAAGGAATCTGATACAAGTATGATTTATCCTCGTGTGTTCCAGGAAGGAAACCAATCTCTCTAGTAGGGACTAGTGACCTTACAATGTATATTTTCTCATAAGGTGTGCTCTCTGTCAATACTTCCTTCAAAGCTTGATACAAGAGACAGAATGTCTTACCAGTACCAGCACATCCATAAGCAACTAGATTCTTTCCCGTAGCATACTGTTCCCATAACAACTCCTGTGCAGGAGTCAGAGGTTCTATTGGTTTTAATAGTTCTGTGTTAATAGGTTTCGTACGTTTCATCTGCTTAGTGGACAGAGTTGTTGCTGATTTTTTACGTGGCATTTAGTAGTATTTGTATGGTTTAACGTTGGCACCAGGTTGTTTACTTACTTTATGTAAGACTTCATTCCATCCTCCATCGGTTTTCATTCGCCAGTCACCTACTTCTCCCATACTGGCACAACCTTCTGACCAGTCTCTATCCCAGTCAGGGTTCTCTTCTCGCCATTCAGTGTAGGCTTTCATTGTCAGGTTGAGAACTTTTGTCTCACCTGTTTCCTTATTTTTTACTGGATAAGTAGGCATAATTTATTTAGTCTATTCCTAAGATGTCACGCTCACGTTCTATGTCTCCTTGTATCCTAGCTTTATCGCCACCAGGATCAGGGTTTTCATAACGATGCTTGTTCTCTTTAGCAAAACCTTTCTCCCAAGGATTGCGATGCTGCGAATCATTGAGATGAATAGGTTTATCTGAAGTCCAACCTCGTTGACCTAGAACTTCACGTTCATAGGTACCAACCTCATCAACTTTAGACATAATATCATCAAGTTCTTGTTGCTCTCTAGCAGATCCAGGTTGATCAGAGTCAACAGAATTGTAGAGTGTACCAGAACTAGGTAAACCAACAGCCTTAGGTGTTCCTGTTATTTTACCATACTTTTTGATATCTTCTTCAAAATGATTGATCTTTACCTTACGTTTATCAGTGATCTTAATTCCAGTCTTACCACTTTCCTCATCACTGTCCACCCAAGAGGATGGTAAAGGTGGTTTGTAGTCTGATCCTCTCTCTTCTGGAGTCCTAGTCTCTTGATTCATATCAGGATAACTAGGGAAGGAGTCTTCAGACTTGTGTATTGCCAGTCTTAATTTACCTGGTCTAACACAAAGCTTTGGGTTCATCTCTAGGAAATCATCTCTAGCTTCAAGAGATAGATATAATTCTCCTACAGATTCACCAGTCTCTTTGTTCTGGAATTCGTATAGTGGCATTAGAATTTCATTACTGTAATATATCTAGGTCGATGAGCAGGTGTAACTGGTGGTCTACCAGAGTGAGGTAGTCTACCATCGAAGGATACTATTCTACCAGGTTTAGGTAAGACAGACTTAAAAATCTCATCACCCTCATAGAATACTGTTTCTCCACCCCAGTCACGATGCCATTGATCATTAGTATAGAAAATAATTGTACGGTTGTTAGAACCTACATCCTCTACACGTGACCTAGGACGGTCTCCAAAGCGTATTAGATCTGTATACACCCTTCGTACTGTATCGTATGAAGGTACCTTACAGACCTTACTGAGTGCCTCGTAGAGTACGGTAGATAATTGTTCATCATTACTATCGCATAACGAATCACCCTTATGTATCCGTCTCCAAAACTTACCATCAGAAGCCATTGGATTAACATTATCAAATGTTGTATCTACTCCATCAGTTAAGGAATAGAATGCACTTGAAAGATACTGTGTAATAGTTCGCAATGTATTTTGATCTATTACATTATCATATACTTTTACATCCATTCTAATGCTTCAGATACTATAGGAAACTGTTCTTTAAATATATCCTTACAAGCATTGGCAATATCCATATGCTCTTTCTGTGTACCGTGTCCACTTCTCAACTCAATATAATGCACCCAAGAACGTACACTACCTGTCATATATAACCGAGTCGGTGTAGCTAGAGGTAGTACAAACCGAGCAGACTCCTTAGCAACACCATCCTTCAACATATTCTGATACAACTTCATACCTTCTTTGAAATGCTTTTGCATTCTATAGTTGTACCACTTCACCTTTCTATCATCCATATCATCTGTAGAATTCTGACGGTTCTTCGTGTCTTGCCTACGCAATTCAGGTAGAGGAATAGTATCTCCTAGTAAACTACTGTCAGCATACCGTTGAGAGAACTCTTGATATGTAAATGATCTGTGTCTTAATATCTGAGCAGCAAGACCACGTGTAGTTTCTATTTCTAATGTCATATGTGCCTGTTCAAAGACAGACCAATGACCGTGCTTGATACAATACCCTAAGAGTCCAGCGACCTTAGGGTTATCTTGGTTCTTAGGATTGCTAACACGAGCAACATATCCCATTGTATTTTCAGCGTCGGGTGTGACGGTGACAAGTTTTACATTCATTCTGGTTTTGGTTGGTTAGAGAATCCTTGTCTGGTACGACGAATCCAGACATCCATTTCACGATCTCTTTCTATTTCTTTCAGTGCTGCTTGTAACTTGTCAAGTTCTTCATTCTCATAGAGCCAAGGTTTTTCAAGTGCTCTACGGATAGCTTTAGATGCTTTCATTTTGATAGTTTAATACTGTAGATTCCGTTGTCCAATTCGGATGGAACAAAATTCATAGAGATAGAGACTCTAGTAACATCCTCTTTCAAGGTTAGTGTCTCGTGGGTGAGTTCACTAGACCAGAGGAATAGTATACCCTCATCAGGCATCATCGTCAAGGTTTCAGAGTTGTACATATTCTGTTCCCTTGGATCGGTCCTCAAATAAGGATCATTCTTTTCAATTCCTGGCGAGTGTACTGTCCATCCCTGTGCTCCTGGTGGGAAGTTCAGGTAATATGTACCAGACACAAAGGAATTACCGTGACTGTGTTTGAATTGATACCCACCCTTTCGAGTGATATTAACCCAACACTCCGTGATGAAATGATCCTTAGTCATATCCCAGTTGTATACATCTTGAGTAAAGTCTACATATGATTCACTCAAAAACTTCTCAAATTCTTTGACAACTGGATGGTCTACATCCAGAAGACTTTCCTTAGAATTATTCCAGAAGTGTACGATGTCAGGAGATATAGCATTGTGTTCTGCATCTCTCTTAGCAGTTAGTTCCTGTACTAACGACCTTAATTCTACGTGTGGTTCCTTCTCCCATCGATAGATACCCAATGGTTTAGGAAACAGACTAACAACTTGTACTCTTTTCATTCTCTTGTTACCCTAAAATAATATCCACCAGCAGAGAATACCTTAGGCATAAAGTTCATAGAAACAGATACCCTTACAGACTGAGGACCAGTAGGTTCAGTATAATGTAAGAGATTACCTGGCCATAGCTTCAGTTCACCTTCTGCTGCTTCACCATTCATCTGCATACAATTAAACTCAGTAGGTTTCCCTTGCTGAGTTCCTATGTATGGTCTAGCAGGTGCAGACGCAGGGTTCTGAAATATAATATCACCAGGTGCACCTTCCATATGCACATAATATGTACCAGATACAATTGCATTAGCGTGTGAGTGTACTACTTGAGTACCACCTGGCTGAGTTACATTAACCCAACAGTCAGTAATGAATGCATCTTGTGTACTCTGCCAACCCTGTACATCTATAAGAAAATCAGAGTAGCATTCTCCTAACCACTTGGTAAAGTAATCAAAGATAGGACCATTATTATCATACAATAGATGCTCTCCATTCTTCTGATAATAATGTGATAGATTCTTAGAGAAATGATTCTTAAACGTCATCTTATTCTGATTACGTTGCTTATAATCTTCCATCGCTTCTCTAACAGCGACCTTTAACTCCTCGTGCTTACTCGGATCTGGCATCTTATAGGTGCCAAGAGGAGTAGAGAACATAGGGCAGACAGATTGTCTATTAGGATCTATTCTCATAGGTCAGTTGATTTCAATAACTTGGATACAATCTCCTGATCGTGCTTAACAACCTTGAAATTATAAGCACCCGCTAAGAATTCCTGTGGCATAAAGTTCATAGAAATAGAAACTCTAGTGGCATTGCCCTTAGTAGGTGTAGTCATATGTGATAGATTACTTGGCCACAAAATAAGATACTGCTCTTTACAGTTACCGAAGTGTTGTGACTCATTATAAATCGTGGCTTTACAATTGTCAAACCCCATATAGGGTCTGTTAGCCATTGAAATAGGATTAATATACATTATCTCTCCAGCACCCTCTTCCATATGGAGGTAGTATGTACCAGAGACAAATGAATTAGCGTGAGAATGTAGTACCTGACTACCACCCTCCTTAGTAACGTTGACCCAACAGTCTGTGATATATGATTTTTCTGTGACCATCCAACCTTGTACGTTTGTCACGTAGTCAGCATAACATTCCTCCAACCAGTCGTGATAGTGTTGGAAGATTGGATCGTCGTTGTCGTAGAGTAAATGCTCTTTGGTATGCTGATAGAAGTGAGTTAGATTTTCTGTGTAATCACTCTTACCAGGTTGTACCTTTTTAATTGCTTGCCTAGTTGCCTCAAGTAGTTCCTTATGTTTGTCATCAGGATACTTATAGTATGCTAACGGCAATGCAAATATAGGTTCAACTAGTTCCGCTTTCACTGTCATCTTTTAATGCATTACGAAGTTTTTCAGCTTTGATTCTTTTCTTTACCATTTTAGCATAGTATACTTCTTGTTCAGTATACCATCCTGGATTTTCTTTACTCCTTTTTATAATTAATTTTGCTGCTTTCTTGTCCTTCATAGTACGCTCTAAAATATGGGACAACACCGTTGGTGATCTTGTGTCCCTTTGCAATCCACTCATCAGCACACGCATAGATGGCTGTGTTGGTACAAGTGGTACCAAAAGAATGCAACAATTTTTTAAGCACGTCCTGACGAAGTTGTAATTGTTCTTCAGTCAGTGTATCCGTCGTCATCTTGGAGGAGTTCATAAGAAGATTTAATTAGTGCTTCGGGTGGTGTAGCTGCTCTGTAAGCATCGACATCCGAATATACCTCCGATTCTAACACATTTAGCAGAGATTTCAAGTCTTTTACGACGGTCTTTAGTTTTGTTTTGTCCATTTTGTTCCCACTTTAACTATGTAGGTCATAAAAAAAGACCCCTATTTAGGGGTCTTAAAGTTAAGCAGCAACTGCTTTGCTGTTGTGCTTGACACCTCTGTAAGTCAGTTCTGACTTAATAGATGTGTTGGACTTGCGTGAATCGGTGTCATACTCGACACCACGGTAAGTGACTTTTGCCATTGGCTTTCTCCAAAGTAGTAGGGTGTTTTAAGTCCGTTCCTTTAGTCGGCTTTTGCGTCCCAACATTCAGGTGTTTCTTCTATCACAACCAGAATCATTTCTGCTCGTGTCTCTTCCTCTACATTGAACTCATACATCTTATCGATAAGAAGTTGAGCATCAACACAAGATAAAGTAGATGCAATAACTGCTAGATGAAACATACTGGGATGAACGATCCGTTCCGAGTCGGCTTACTTGCGTCCCCAAAGGGGATGAACGTATGTGTTAATACTAACACAGGTATATTATATAGTCAAGTAATTATGTGTGATCTGATACAATTTAAGGATGTCTTAACTATCCACCTAAAGCTGTATCATTAGGGTTGACTGCCATAGATGGAAGTGGTACTCCTTGAGTCATTCTTTGACCTGGTGTTGACCACTGCTTACCTTGTGGTTTAGGTGTTGAAGTTCTATTACCCCATTCAATCTGAGGGAATGCTTCTTTAACTACGTTCTCTGTAATTCTAAATTTTTTCTTAAGGTTCTTATCCTTAACTAGACAGACTACCTCTGCCTCAGATTCGTGTAGCCCTTCTAGAAGACCTACAAACATTGTCTCTCTTTTTAAACTAGAAAGAGAATCAGCACCACCCTTTACAAAGTAGTGAAGAATTCTATGCTCTGTACTAAGTTGAGAATGTTCTGTTCCAGGAGGTGCTTCGTTTGGTTTGTAAGGTACAGCACCTTCTGGTAAAGCAGATTCGATACTAGGATCGAAGTTCATAATCAAAACCTTTCTAAGAGCATTACTATTATGCTCCCGTAAAAGATTAATCTTTGCTGCCTTGGTCTTAGCATTGCTAACCTTTTGTAGCACTTCAGAAATTAATAGTTCAGCCATAATAATTAGGTTTTTAGTATTTAGTCATCATCTTCTACCTCTTGTTCGTGGAATCGAACGTGTAAAAGATCTCCAGAATAGGGATTGCCATTGGCATCATACATTTCTGGGTGTTCATAACTAGCAGGTTCTTCCCGTGTAGTGGTTGCGTATACAACATCGTTTCCTATCCATCCAATAATACCTCCTAGAATAAAGAAAATTAGACTGGTAACAGCACTGAAATAAAGCATCTCAGGCATAATTATAATCCTCAATTCGCTTTTATTTAGACCAACCCGATGGATTTAAAATGGCGTGCTGCCTCTACTAGACCTCCTAAATTCTTACCATTGTATACTATCTGAGGAAATGTTACAGTCTGTACTTTGAGTTCAGATAACACTTGTTCTCTGGTGATATCCCTATTCAATAGCATTTCATTGTAATCAACTTTAGATCTATTCAAAAGTTCTTTAGCTAGAGTACAATACTTACAACCATCCATAGTATAAAGAGTAGTTGTCTTACGTGGATCAAATGTCATTAGGTCCTCGTTGAAATGTATATCCATCCATAGTTCTATTCCGAATAACTATTCTGTTATTCTCATAATCAGGTACGAATTCAAGTATGTCTTCATTGCCCCAACACAACTCCTCATAAAGGGAATTGAGTCTGGACATATCTGTCCATAGATCTTGCGGAGGGTTGTCCATAAAAGGTATTAACCAGCTCTTAATGTATCATAATATCTATTCATTGTCAACCTTGCCATATCATATCAGGCATTGCTGCTGGTTGCTGTCTACCTATGGTGAGCATAAGAATGAAGTAACCCAAGAACCATATGATATTAAAGATCCAAGCTTGTCTGAAGAGATACTTCCTGATACCCATTGCAATGAATACATTTCTCACTGCCTTAGGGTCATCTTCTTTACCTATTGATCTAAGTATCTGTTCTATCACCACCGCAATCAATGCACCTATCACCATAGGATAGAATACAAAGTTAGCGAATGACATTATTGAAATAAGGAAAGCCATTAGTAGTGATCCTCCAATCCTTCTTGTGGTTCAGGTTTCCAGTCCTTACCATAATATTTTTCTAAAATATTGTGGTGAGGTGCTCTATCAAGTTGCTCTTGTGTAAACTTGTGAGACTTTGGTGGTTCCTTTGGAAACAACTCTAGTTGTATACCGTGTGCCTCCCAGAACCATTCTTCAGGATCCTCTCCTTTGATGTGAGAGAACCCATAATAACTACCATCATCTCTCTGATATAAAAAATGATGATCGTGAGGATTCAACAACCACATCTGTGATAATTTATCTGTGGTTTTGTAACCGATCTCTTCCTTAGTAAGCTTCTTCATTGTAGCATAGCAATAGCGTGAGGAAGAATGTCATATTCTTTCAGTTGTATCCTACGAGTAAGAGTATCTATAGTATCATCAGGTTCTATTGGAACCTCACCTTGTAGTATAATCTCTCCACCATCTAGTTCCTCATTGACATAATGGACAGTACATCCTGTAGTTTTGTCACCAGATTCTAACGCTTGCTCTACTGCGTTCAACCCTTTGTACTTTGGTAGTAGTGACGGATGTACATTTATGATAGGGCAATGAAACTCAGATGGTTTCTTAAGCACTCTCATATAACCTGCCAATATAATAAGATCAACCCTCCAAGCTTTGAAGAGTTCAATAACTTGTTGCTCATCTTTATGTGCTACCCGACAGTGAGGGATACCATATTTCGCTGCTCTCTTAGCAGCACCACATTCTTTAGTATTGTGTATCATTAACACAACTTCGTGTTCCTTCAATTCTTGATTGGTAACTATGTTTTGAAAGTTCGTGCCTTTACCAGAGCACATCACACCTAAACGCATAAAAAAATGGGAGGGGTTGACCCTCCCATTGTATCATAAAATACAAGTTTTTCAACTTATCCTACAGAAGGTGCAACAAGTGCAACTTCAGATGTCTCAGCAGCAGCAAGATCAAGTGGGAAGTTGTGTGCATTTCTTTCGTGCATAACTTCCATACCCAAGTTTGCTCTGTTAAGAACGTCACCCCAAGTAGGAACAACCTTACCAGATGCATCAACAACCGACTGGTTGAAGTTGAATCCGTTCAAGTTGAATGCCATTGTACAGATACCCATAGAGGTTAACCATACACATACAACTGGGAAGGTAGCTAGGAAGAAATGAAGTGAACGAGAGTTGTTGAACGATGCATACTGGAAGATTAAACGTCCGAAGTATCCGTGTGCAGCAACAATGTTATAGGTCTCTTCTTCTTGACCAAACTTGTAGCCATAGTTTTGAGATTCAGTCTCGGTAGTCTCCCGAATAAGTGAAGACGTAACCAAAGATCCGTGCATAGCACTAAACAAGGCACCGCCAAACATACCCGCAACACCCGCCATATGGAATGGATGCATAAGGATGTTATGTTCCGCCTGGAAGACAAACATAAAGTTGAACGTACCTGAAATACCGAGAGGCATACCGTCACTGAATGATCCTTGTCCGAAAGGATAGACCAAGAAGACAGCGAAGGCTGCTGATACTGGGGCTGAATAAGCAACACAGATCCAGGGTCTCATACCCAGACGATAGGATAACTCCCACTGTCTACCCATATAGGCAGAGATTCCAATTAGGAAATGGAAGATGACCAACTGATATGGACCTCCATTATACAACCACTCATCTAAAGTGGCAGCTTCCCATATAGGGTAGAAGTGTAATCCAATAGCGTTGGAAGATGGAACTACAGCACCAGATATGATGTTGTTTCCATACATAAATGAACCTGCAACAGGTTCACGGATTCCGTCAATATCGACGGGAGGAGCAGCAATGAAAGCTATGATGAAGCAAGTCGTTGCAGCAAGTAAGCAAGGTATCATTAAGACACCAAACCAACCGACATAGATTCTATTCTCGGTTGATGTAACCCACTCGCAGAACTGTGGCCATCCAGCTAACAGACCGCTATCTCTTTTTGAAAGAGTAGTCATTTAGATGATTGCGTTTTGAGAGAGGTATAATAAGACATTATAACCCCGTGGTCTTGGTTAGGGGGAAGATGAAAAAGGGGTCAACTGTGTTGAACCCCTTATATTTATAACATATTGTAACGCAAATGTCAAGTGGTGTAGCCTGCTGGTGTCTTAGGAGGACAGTCGATGGTCAAGGTTCCAGTCATAGGTTGATGCATATGTTCTAGAAGATGATCCACTTTAATACTAAGGTCATCTAGCTTAGCAAGGATCTCTGAATGATCGTGTCCAGTCACGACAGCATCAGGAACATTATGAATAAGATCATCCTGTGTAGTGATGATTACATTAGCATCACTTGGTGTAGATGCAAAGGGATCGTTCTGAGGCATTGGTCTAAAAGGTAGTGAAATATTTATCTGACCAAGGTATTATCTTGGACAAAGTACACATAGTCTAGCATAGAATCTGTTAATGTAGCAAGTGCATCATCTTTAGTATGAACTAATGCTTCACCAGCAAGATTAAAACTAGTGTTGATAAGGACAGGACATCCTGTAAGCATATCAAACTCAACTAGAACATCTCTCATAAACCCTTCAGTTACTGTCTGCATCCTACAAGTATCATCAACGTGGATGACACCAGGACATTGCTCCTTAGCTAAATTAGTAGCTTTAAAGTTGATTGTCATATTAGGTGATGAATGAAGACCTAAGGTCTCGAAGTACTCGTGGAAATGTTCTTCTAATATAATACCAGCGAAGGGTCTATACCATTCTCTCTTCTTAATAAGGTTAACTTTATCTCTTGCATCTGCCTTACGTGGATCAAATAGAATAGAACGATGACCTAAGGCACGTGGACCTGCTTCAGGATTACCATCATATATTGCTACTGAACGTCCTTTAGCAAGAAGTTCTGCTATCTCTTTAGCACTAGAAGGTTCACCCTTAATATTAAGAGGATTAGGTTCCTCCATAGTATGATAGAAAGTATCAGTAAGAGGACTAGTCTTAGTATCTTGTGTGTTTAGTTTATAGATTGCTAGAGCAGCACCTAAAGAGTTACCAGTGTCATCAGCATTAGGTTCAAAGTAGAAATTAAGATCAGGGTTCTTCTCCAGAAGATAACCATTAGTAACTACATTAAGAGCGTACCCACCAGTTAAAATAATATTCTTTACACCTGTCTTAGCTGCATACTTCTGTACCATTAAGTTGACTGCTTTCTGTGTCTCCTTCTGAACGTGATACGCCCAGTCAGCATAAGGTTTATAGTTCTCTTTAGTTACCTTATCTAAGATAGGATACCTCTGACTAGCAACACCTACTGTCCACCCCTCGTGGTTAAAGTATTGATCAATAGGTACCAGACCATTAAACAATGGAGGATAGTTCTTCTCCTCTCCATAAGCAGCAAGACCCATCGTCTTACCATTCTCTAAAGGACCTTCTCCTATCATAGTAGTAGCACTTTCGTACACCTTAGTGATACCGTATCCACTAGAGATAGAAATGTCTGAACCAATATATCTACTCCTCAATTGCTTTATTAACTGTTCCCATCCAGCTTTCTCATTACCAGCAGACCTAGGGTTAGCAGGGTTAAGCATCCAGAATGCCTTGTACACAGCCTTACAGGTCTGTGGTGACTTCATTAGATATACACTCTCACACTCTCTACCAATGTGCATACAGGTAGCATTACCAAAGTCATCTACATCTAACTGATCATTAGGATCCCATATCTGTGACCCATCTCTATCAATAACAAGACATAAAGCAGTATCGAATCCACTATTATTAAATGAATTGAATGCGTGAGCCATATGATGCTCAGAAGTAAAGTCAATCCACTGATGATCTGGATCTAACTTTGCTTTCTTACAGACATAACACCTAAACACATCGTTAACGATAGGATTAGATGTGGGTGACTGCATTACTGCTATGTCAATTGGTCCTTTAGCAGCATTAAGTGCTTTCTCAATAGCTATAAAGGGTTGCTTGTCCCTCTTCTCTCTTGTATATCGTTCTTCCTTACCAAAATACTCCAACTCACCATCATTAATGATGCAAACACTGGAATCGTGTGCAAGACTGAACCCTAGTACTCTATATCCCATAAAAAAAGGGGTCGTTATGACCCCTAGTATATCTCATATTTGTATGTAGGTCAATAGAGGTTCTCCTCTTGTCCTAATTCTATAGTGACATCCGAAGTAGGATAGGCAACACAGGTAAGTACATAACCTGCTTCTATCTGATCGTCATCCAAGAAAGATTGTTCTTCTTGATTGACTGTGCCTTCTGTAATCTTACCAGCACAAGTGCTACAAGCACCAGATCTACAAGAGTAAGGAGCATCAACTCCCGCTTCCTCTAGGACATCAAGGATGAGTTCATCATCTGCACATTCAACTTTAGTTTCGTTTCCGTCAGTATCAATAGCTGTTACAGTATAGGTAGCCATTTGTGTCGATCATCTGTGTCTATGTATACCATAGATTAGACCAGTCCGAAACCATTTGCTGTGATACCGACACAGACAAAGAACCCGAACTCTAAAAGTTCTCTATAAGGACTACGCAAGAGCGAATGAACCGACATTGAAGTACACGTATGAAGCTACAATCGAGACGAATAAAAATACTTGGGTCATTGGTCTAGGTAAAAATACTCTATGACTATATAGGTATTTCTACTCGTTGTCAAGTGGGTGATGCTGCCATCTGCATCTGTTTTACCCTGACACCTTTACCACCTTGAAAATCATCGTCATCATCATCACCATTGAATGCTCTCATTAATAATTCAATTAGAACCAAAGCTGCCATTGGATAAAAACACCAAAGGATTGCTACTAAAGGTGAAATTGAATCTGATTGCTGAACGAGGTCAGTCATTGTGTGTTGATTTGTGAATAAGTATTTATAAGTTTTGTTAAGTTAAAAGGGAAACATAGTACCGAAGATAAAGTAGTTGATCGTAGCACAAACTAGACCGAACATTGCCAGTCTACCGTTCCACTTCTCTGCGTATCTCCAGTAACTATGATTCCAATCCATTTAACTAAAGTATGTGAATTTAGTATAGAGAGCAATTGTAACCCAGAAGGCTACCATTGTAAACCTTCCGTTTGCTCTGAAAAAGATATCTGCTTGTGTTGAATTGTTCATTAGAAGATACCTGGAATGATTTGTCCTGTGGTTACATAAGCACCAACTGCGGCTACGAAACCGATCATTGCTGCCCAACCGTTAAACTTTTCTGCTTCGGGTGTCATTGTTTTTCTCCTTTTGTTAGATTTGAGGGTTAAAAAGTAGCTAGAGGTCAACACTAGCGGTGTAAAAGACCTTTAGATATCTAAAAGATACCTGGTATAACTGCTCCGAATAGGATGTAGTTATGTACAAGTGCGAAGAATCCAATCATCGCTAGGCGACCATTAAGTTTCTCTGCGTGAGGACCATATCCTTCGTAGTCTTCTACGTAAGACATAGGTGGTTCTTTGGCAAACATATTCTGCTTACCATACTCTGTTGTTACAGTCATAAAGTTTTGTGAAGAACTGTTACATAATTATATAGTAAACCTAAAGGACTTGTCAAGGTATAAATGCCTAGGAATCCGCACAAAAAAGGATCATCATTTCTGATGATCCGTATAAGATTTAGTAATGGTTTAGTCTTCCTCTTGGTCCAGACTAGGAAGTCCGTGTGTTTTGTAGTCTAGTTGTAGCTTTAAGAACCGTACCTCTTCAAGAAGAACTTCGTTCTCAATCTCCAACTTTTTGATTTCTTGTTCGTAAACAATGATCATATCTTGTTGTCGTAAATTTTCATTCTCAAGTTCCCAATCCATCTAATAGTAATGATCCTTGCACATAAAGATCAAGTACTTAGCTATTTAGGATTGGGTTAGTCCCTTCATTTTTTGTACGGATTTCGTGGAACTGCATCCTCTTCCTCCCAAATGTCAGGGTAAATCCTTTTGTCATCTGATTCATATGGAGGTGCGATCATCTGTACATAGTCAACTAGTTCAGGTGATTCACCTGTAATGAGGGCAGTACCAGTAGCCACAACTCCAACTCCTACAGCAACAGATAACATTGCTGCTTCAAGGAATTTAAAAATTACAACCAATGATTCCTCCTTCGATTACCTATAGTATAGTACAAAAAAGGGGGTCAGGTGACCCCCAGTGGACAGTTTAGTAACTGTCCTCTTTATTCTCAATGTACTCTTTGTTCTGCCTACAGATACCGTGTACATCTAATTCTTGATGGAGGTGTGCTCCAGTATGGAGACCCTCTATCATTAAGACAACTGCAAGTAACATCACTGGAGTAAACCAGAGTGGATTACCTATGACTTCACCTACTGTTTCTTTTTTCATTGTAGTGGGTGTGGGAGGTTGGATTAATGTGTACCAACAAGTAAGGGGCATTGCTACATTAGTAGATTTTTACCTTACTATCTGAGACCCGACTGGTAAGTCGATTCACGTTTTCAACGTGCAGCACCACCTGTGTCTCATCACCTTAACTAGCCTTATGCCAGCAAGTTTGTTCAGTCACTCCCGTGTTGGGTTCGTCAACTCAACAAAAATATTATAGCATAAAAAAAGAGGGTGTCAAGCACCCTCTTGTAAGTTCCGATTGTAGAGACCGCACGAACGGTGTCTCAATCCTATTTAGAATGTGAACTTAGCACCTAGCTTTCCGCCCCAGTCAACGATGTTGTCGCCAGAAGCGTCTTCACCATTAGTAGCACCAGAGATCTCAGCATAGATTCCTAGATCCTCAGATACAGGAACAGAAGCACCGATCTTACCAGAAAGTTCTGTCTCTGTGTCATCTGTAGACTCAGTATGAGCTAGAGAAGGACCACCTTGTACGTAATATGCGATCTTACCTTCAGTACCTGTTGTACCCTCATATCCAATGTGGATATCAGTTGTTGCAGCAGAATAAGATCCGTCAGGATAGGTAAGGTTTGATTCTACATTCACATATGGACCAGCAAAAGCTGCACCAGCGAGAAGGAATGGAGATGCTGCTACCGCAGCGATTGTTGATTTAATAGACATTTGTAAATTTGAAAGTATCTCGCAAGAAAAAATCCCTGCGGATGATAGCACCCTCGACTAGGGTACTGTTTGCATCTACACAGGGTTACGATTGTTTCGAGTCCTTTGTATGATGGTATTTATAATAACATAACTTTACATTATATGTCAAGCCCTTTGAAATAAGTACGGATCCCTACCACCAAATACTCTGATTCCATCCTTTAAACCTATGTCATAGCACTCGATCGAGTCCTCTGTCATCTTGAAGTAACTTTCCACGTTAGCATCTCGCATCTTACATTGGACATCAACCTCACCATTCCAAGCAGTACCATCAAAGGTACATATCATATCACAGTCAGGAATTTCAGACTCAACCAGTACCACATCGTCTGCTATATGCTGTAGCCTGTGGTACCTCTCACGATATGGTTTGTCCTCACCCTCATACTCATACCATTGTTTGCAATGGATAATACCATCACGTTCTTCCTCGTAAGAAAGATATACGTGTGCCCATTTAGTAGGGTTGGACTGTGCTTGCTTTAAGTTTGTCCACCTACCTAGCAACCAATCTTTAAACATTTAAAACCTGAATCACTTCTGGGAATCTTTCTTGGATCAGACGTTCGATACCCATCTTCATAGTTTCTGCACTCATAGCACATCCAGCACAAGCACCTAGCATCCTTACCATAACCACTGGACCTTCCTTAGTATAGTCTATGGCTACGTACTCTAGATACCCTCCATCTGCTTCTATGTAAGGACGTATCTCATCCAGTACATTGTTTACGTTTAAATCAGTCAGTTCCATATTCAAATAAGAAATCGTGGACTAGGGAATGTGCTTTCTCTGCACCGAACTTACCCTTAAGGTATCCAGCAACAGGATCAAGCTTAATCATATAGTTATCAAAATCTTCGTACACTTTAGTGTCTGTTCCATCTGGTATCTCCCAATCAAGTAACTTCTCATACTCATCGAGATACTTTTCAAACATTTCTAGATGGTCATCCACCTCATCCATTGTACAGTATGCTATGTATATGTTCTCAGAAAAATGGTTACCTTTCTCAAAGAATCTATAATCACCTTCATACTTTGGTAGTGCTGGTACAGACATCAAGTAGTTCTCTACTGGATGTTGGAAATCAAATACAATAATGACTCTCTTCTCATTGAATCCCATTAGATCCATACCAAAACAAGGCAGGTTGCCACACCATCCGTTAGCACCTGTCTTGGGGTAAATTATATTGTTATAAATGTTTGCTCTCTTGTCCCATATATCTACCTCTCTGGACTTGAGAATATGTTCACCTGTATATGTCTTAGCTACTAGATTAGCATCTTTGTCTTGCCAATCTGCCCAAGTGTTCTGTTCTTTTAAATCAAACTTCTCAAACAGAATACGTTTGTAATTTTTCCAAAGTGTCATCCGTGGGATTCCTCATCAAGTACAAGATTAAAACTCACAATTATCTTTTCTTCATCCGATGTATTGGGAGTAGTTTGGTGCTCCAACCATCCAGGAAACATAAGTAACATACCCTCATAGGGTTCGATCTCTATATCAGTTGCAGTCTGAAAGATAAGATCGGGGTGATTAAAATGATTAATTACATTAGCAAAAGGATTGAAGAACTGAATTGCTCCACATCCTTCTGGATGTCGTACATAATATGCACCACTAATATGTGAATTAGAATGGCTATGTCTAGGAATCAATGATCCTGGTTCATAGACTGTCCACCACGCTTGGTACCTCATAAAATTAACTTCAGGAACAAACTCTCTATATGCTTTATAGATGTGTCCCATAATATGTTTCATTAAAGGTTTGTACCTTTCTTCCTGAAACAAATTAAAATCATAGTAGGAGGTCTCGCCGTGTTCACCACGTGTAAATGGTCCTTGAACGGATCTCCATTTGACATCATATGATAAGTGCTTTCTATCCTCTTGAATCAATGCAATCATATCATCAAAAGAAGGAGGTGAAGTATTCACCTCCAAGACTGAAAACACATCACGAGTGTGCTTCTTCATTCCTCTTTTGGTAGTTCTCCCTGAGCTACAGCAGTGTCTGTATCACCAAAGGTAATGAGATCATTACCAATGCTACCATAGTTAATATCGAAATTAACAGTGTCAGCAGCAATACAAGGAGTTTCACCGCCCAAATCGAATTGAATGTGATCATCTCCTAGTCCTCCAATATACTCAGGATATGGTGAGTTAGTATAGAGTGGAGTGCTTTCCTTCTGTGTCTCTGCAATACTGCGAAGACCTAGATAATGATCCCACAATTTTTGCAGTGTATCAACACTCAAATCATCTGTTAGTCCCTGAAGAACTGCTTGTTTAGCAGCTTCAGCAGATGCAGTGTATACAGTCATAGTGTCTCCTGTAAATAACAGTACTTAAATCTCTTACGGTTGTCCTTGTCTAGTAGAAACTCTTCGAGACGGAACTCGCCTCCTTCTGCTTCTACCTCCTCTCGGATTTGAATCACCCTTCGTGCTGCTGCATTAGAAGGCTTTAAGATGTACGCCATTAAAATACCTCATTTTCAATTAGGTCTGCTTCAATTGAATCCAAGATAACATTGTAGTCATCTTCTGGATCATCATATAGTTGCACACCTCTGTCTTCGTAGAATCTGATTAGTCTTTGATATAGTCTTGGGTGATCCCACTCTAGATCTATATCTCCTTGAATTGCCTTGGTTAGTTTTTGATACTCCTTGTGAAATTTTGAAACAAATGCAGATTTACTAGCCATTGTCTTCTATAGAACGTTTGCAGTATAGGATAAATTAGGATCCGTGTCAACTAGATGTCACACGGTGGATAAGTCAGGTCATTTGGATCCTGAGGAACCATCATATACTTTGTGCCATCTGATCTAGTAACCAGAAAGACTTCACCTTTCTCAACACGATCAAGATATTCATCTTGGTTCTTGCTGACCTCTTCCTCAGTGACTTCAACTATGCTCATTTTTCTCCATTAATTTAGACCAGTCTTCGTTGAATTTTCTAAGACCATCATCAGTCATAATGTGTTGGTACATCTTATCAAAAATAGAAGGTGGGATGGTACAGATGTCAGCACCTTGTGCGAAACTATACTCAACATCACCAACTGTACGGATAGATGCTGCCAAGATCTCAGGTTGATCATACTTCTGTATGTTAAACAGTTTGTAGGAAGGAGATAAAACCTCACGTATCCTACTGATCAAACTGACACCACCAAATCGTTGGTCGTCCACACGTCCAACAAAAGGCGATAGGTACTTAGCACCACTCTTAACCGCCAATATAGCTTGTGATACAGAGAAGATCAAAGTTACGTTAACTTCAACATCTCTCTCACTTATTTCAAGGCAAGCTTTTAGACCCTCTTTAGTACAGGGTACTTTAATTGTTACATTGTCTCCAATATTAATATATGGTTGAGCCAACTCAACCATCTCGTCTGCTGTATCTGCTGTTACTTCTGCTGAGATACTAGCATCATCCTCAAACAGGTCAGACATACGTCGAATGACCTCGTGAGGATCCTTACCTTCCTTAAGCATCAAAGAAGGGTTTGTTGTAACACCATCAATCAAACCTGTAGTAAGGTGTTCACGAACTACGTCCACTGATGACGTATCCAAAAAGATTTTCATTGTCAGGTTTTAGGTACTGTATAAGTATACCACACTTCATCGGGTCTGTAACCCTGAAGTAATGGATCACGTGTAACACAAAAAGAATCGAAGGCTGCACTAAGTCGTACACCTTCGCCTTTGTATGCTCTTACAGCGTGAGGTAGATTCGGAGGGAACAAAGTAAATTGTCCAAATTTGTTTTCGATATCAACCTTCACACCATCTATAATATATGTAGTCGCTGTTTTTATATTTGAACCCAAAAATATATTCCCTGATACCGACTGCGGAAAATCTTTATAATTGTCAGGTACACCTAGGTGTGCGTGGGGGTATATTTTGTTACCTAATCGAAGGATGTTACCCCAACATTTTATACGGACACCCTCACCTTCATTAAGTGATAGGTAATCCTCTATACATTGCTTAACATACGGTAACCCGACTTCATACCATACCTTACTAACATTGAAGAGGTTGTAGTAAGACATCTTACCAGTGATCTGGTCTTCTGGATACCTATATTGTGACTCACCTAACCCTAGGATCTCATCTTCGTGTGATAGTAATGCATCTCGTAAGAGACAAGCACTATCATAATCCATCTGGTAGTGTTTTATTTCTCCGTCCAAAACCAACTCTGAGGATATTTTTGCTGTGTATATGTCATCCATCTCTTACCTGACACTTCACCTTGTGGATCTCTACTCTTAACTAACACATCAAATGCAGCACTAACTCTTACTCCCGAACCTTTATATGTACGTACTGCGTGTGAAAGATTAGGAGGGAACAATGTGAACTGCCCATATTTGTTTGGTATATCTATCTTCTCACCATCAAGAATATATGTTGTAGCTGTAGGACAGTCTGCACCTAGAAATATATTACCACAAACTGACTGAGGATTATCTAAGTAATCATCTGGTACACCAAAGTGTACGTGAGGATATACTTTTCTATTCTCTCTCAGTATATTACCCCAAGATTTAATAGCAACTTCTTCACCTTCTTTAAGTTTTAGATACTCACCGACAATCTCTTTAATGAAAGGTAATCCTACGTTATTCCAGATCCTTTCATCATTAACAAGATTATAATAATTCATCTTGCCTGTGATAGTATCATCAGGATAGTTGTGAGTGGAATCACCAAGTCCTAGAATAGTTTCTTCCGAGTCAAGCAATGCTTTCCTCAAACTATCTGCCATATTTTTAGGAGCAGTCCAGAACCTGATCCCATAGTCACTTAGTTTCAAAATTAATCTTCCTAATTTTGCGTTGTCTGCGGTTCTCTTGGAACTGCCTATCTGCTTGAGATAGAACACCATCATCACTAGCACTATACTTGTCTTGTGAGATAATGTCAACCTCATTTAGATTAACAGCTGTTACAGTGTTACCTGTGACAGTAGCCATATTAGGACAACCACAACACTTGGTTTCTATGGTGTAGCTAGTCAGTTCTTTCCCGCATTTGTTACATCGAATCGTTATCATTTGAATAGAAAACTAAATGGACATTTCTTTTCTTCTTTGTCGTCTTTAATCAATCCCCAAGATTTGTATGGTAACCAGTTCTTAAGACCTTGACTTAACTTAAACAGTCTCCTTACACTAGTGGGTGGTTTAATACCTGGCCATCTCTCTATCTGATATTCACCATCGCCACCACGGAATCTAATACAATACAAAGGAGTACCACGTGGGACATCAACCTTCTCTGCGTGACAACGATAAGCACCATTAATAGATCTATACCACCTGCCTAAGGGAAACTCTGCGGTGATTAGTTCCATACCTGTTTTATGATGTAACTCAGGAAATGGTACCATTTCTACCCACAAGTTCTTGTTGGGTCTCTTTGGCCAAAACATCATACTCTGTGCCCACTGAAGAACAAGAAAGTCTTTATAAGGATACTGCTGTCTATGAATCTTACGTAGATCATTAGGATCAAACGAACCTATAGTACCCTCTTGAATATAAAGATAATCAAGTGCTCTATGTCTATCAAAATTAGTGTCGTAAACTAGACCGTCAGACTTCTGCCACCTGAATGAAATATCAAGTTGATTAAAAACTACATATGTATTTCCCCAATAATGTTGCCAAGCAGGACACTTATAATAACTATGCTTCTCGTGTTGCTCCTTAGCGTATTGTATATATGAAATAGGAGGGATGTAGAACTCAGGTATAATTGTAGGGTGTGACAAATCAGTCTGGTCAGGGCTAGCATTACCCGCCATAGTCTGATAGTTTGGATGCCAATATACTTTAGTAGTCACGGTAGAAAATCAGTAGCACTTACAACAGGACACTTACCGTCCTTTTTAATCAAATTCCAAGACACTTTCTGAGCCCATTGCTTGAGTGCAGCGTGTTGATTGGAACGTATCTTCAACCACTCAGGTGGTTCTGGATCCTTCCAGCGTTGAAGATTATAAAGGTTGTTCTTACCACCTTTAAACCTCATAGTATATAAAGGATCTCCTCTCTTGATCTTGAAACTACTTCCGTGTGCTTTGAATGCAGGGTTTGCTGCCTTATACCACCTACTAAAGGGGTACTCCACACTAATAAATTCAAGTCCAGTCTTATGAAAGAGTGATGGGTAAGCAGCTAACTCAACCCATATATTTCTATTCTTATTAGGTAGCCACATAAAGATTAGTTGTGGCATTTGGAACACTAGATTACCCTTATAAGGACAACCAATACGTGTACTATCCCAACTGAAATCCTTATCTATAAGAGAACCTTCATTGATTAAGATATGATCTCTGAATGCCTGTGTAGAGAATGATGTCTTAGTAACCCTTCCAGTGTCCTTATTATACTCAACCTCTAAATCTAACTGAGAAAATACTACCCAAGTATTATTCCAATAACTCTTCCAAGCAGGGCACTCCCAATAAGTATGTGCCTCGTGGGTCTTCTGCTCATAGTCTAGTACACGTTGAGGTGGTATGTACACACTCTCTTGATGAAGAGGATGATCCCAAATATCTGATGGATGGACACCTTGCTCTGTCTCTGTAGTCTGCTCAACATATCCAACAGGTAAGTGATGACAAGGGGTATAATATATCTTCATTAATAATGTTGTGCAGAGTGAATTGGTTGACCAAATTGCAACCACGAACCATTAACATAGTCTTTATGTGCATCTGACTCTTGACTTCTTTCAAAGTCTGCATTGAAATCAAATACATCTTTGTCTATTTTCTCATACTTTACTGCATATGTAAACCTTACGTGGTTCCTAAACGGTGTAGCTCTATGCCAATGAATTCCATTAAACATAAGTGCTCTGTTAGGTAATGGTAGACTACCATATACGTGGTCATCATCTACAAATTCAGTACAACCACCTTCATTCTTGTCCCATTCTAACTGTGGATAGTATAGCACAGTATATGATTTCAAACCAGGTGCATCAATAGTATCTTGATGAAACTGAGGTTGTTCATAAGGCATATAACAATTGATATACATCCTTACTACTTCAAAGTCCTTTACAATAGGAAACTTTTCCCTACAAAGGACATCGAATTTCTTATAGATCTCCTCACTGTCATTCATATTGACAGTGAGACCTGTTGGTAGATCAGGGTTCATATCAACTTCACCCCACCTAGCCTGACCTCTATTCATTGCATAGTTATATGCCTTCTGATGCAATCTTGGTTCCAGAAAACTATCTACTGTGTACAACTCAAGTGTCATTTCTTCTTCTTTTCTGGTGGGGGAAGAGGTTGCTTCTTATTATTCCATAACTTAGGATTTGCTATGCCTTCTGACTGTGTAAATTTAACAAAATTTTTCTTGTACTTGTCATAATAATGATCAAAAAGATCCACTGCTCTCTGAGCAATAGCAATGTCATAAGTCTTCTTACCATCTACCATATACTCTACAAGATAGGCAGTGTAAGGAAGTTTCTTATTGTTTGCTGCTTTAGGATCGCACTTCTCTGCAATGATCTGTATATCAGTCATCGATAATGTCCTGTAGGGTGAACAACGATACGAATTCTATCTTATTATGTTCCCATATGCTATGGTCATCCATACGATCAACGATAGCTATTACTTTATTAACTGTATAACCTGCACCACGTAGTACATTAACTGCTTTCATAGCACTACCACCAGTGGTAGTTACATCCTCTAGGACTGTAACAATAGCACCCTTCGGAGGTTTTGGACCTTCGATGACTTCCTTTGTACCATATCCTTTAGGATTCTTCCTAACGATAAGAGCATCAATGTGCCCTCCTCTATAGAATGCTCTCTGTGCTACACCAACAACCAATGGATCACCACCTAAGGTAAGACCACCAACTGCTACTGATCCAATATCCAACTTCTTTACCATTAAGGTAGATAGAAGTGCATTACCCTCACAAGATAGTGTTACAGGTTTACAATTAATATAATGCTCTGACTCTTGGCCAGATGATAATGTAAACTGGCCACGTTTGTATGCTAACTCCTTAAGGAGTTTAAGTAACGATGCTTTATACGTTGGGTCAGTCATTCAAAATCTCCATAGTTAGGTGTTCAACTTCCTCATTTTCAAACCACTCAGAAAATTCTTCCATCAAGCATAAACAAGCTTGTGGATCACCATCATTAGCGTGATGGTGCATTCTCTGGATCACATAATCCTTGATCGGGTTCAGTTCCATAATAATCTTTTCGGTAGTACCGTCCTAAGATATTGCTATTATAGTACGCAGGGGTACCGTCTGTCAATGACTCTGTAAGAACATCACACCTGAAGAGCTGTCTCGTCTCGGAATAATTGACCCGTCCTCCCGTTCGATGAAGGGATAAGATGGTTCGTCTGAAATTGTCACTTCCAAATCTTCTAATGTCTTCTTTAAGCTCTGGACAAGATCCGTAGTATGTTTTCCAGTTACTCTCAGACGTAACTCTCCTACCTCCACCTCTAGGCTTTCGTTTCTGCCAAAAGTATTTCCTACCGATGTATTTCCTGTTGCTCTGCTTATTTGTAATGCAGTAGACGAAACCGAAGAGGTCGCCAATATCAGCAGAAGTGAAAGTTGTACCTTTATATACCCAGGGGTTTTCATAAACTCCTTCAACCACTGGGGTCTTTGTGGTGGTCGCCATCCCATAATATTTGTATCTCTACCCATATTTAGTCAGTTCCACCAGGGGTCTGGTATTTCTTGATTGACTGTTCCCATTCCTTCATACTGCTCTGGCAGTCTGGTGGTTCTGGATCTACGATTCCTTTCTTCTTCTTCCAGTCGTTGTACATAGCTTGCATCATCCAACTCTGAGCGAGGGACTTCGGTCCATTTTCTATAAGCTCGCTCTGGTATTTCCCTAGTACCTTCATCCCTCGGTACTCCTCTCGCCAACCTTCTGACGGTTCTTGTCCTGTATTTTGGGTCATAGTTTGAAATTAGCGAAAGTATCTTTCTTAACATCTTGTTTAATGCCTCCGATTAGATAGGATTCAACTTCAGTTTCCTGAGGTGCTACTTGTAATCCCTTTGAACTGATCCAATGTTGAGTCCAAGGCAAGGGATTATTTCTCAGGGGTTGATCATATATAGGATCAAATCCAAGAGCCTTCATTCTTTTATTAGCTATCCATTCTACGTACTGAGACAGCAAGCGATCGTTGAGACCAAGGATTGAACCATCTTTGAAGAGATACTGTGCCCATTCCTTCTCTTCATCTACACATTTTTTAAACATCTCAATGGTATTTTCCTTCTCTTCCTCAACGATCTCCTTCATTTCTGGGTCGTCTCCTTCTTGCCACTTCTTGATAATATGTTGAGTGAGGACAAGATGCTGGTTTTCATCTCTGGCGATGAAAGAGATAATTTTAGCGGATCCTTCCATAAGCTTGAGTTCCGCAAATGCGAAAGAGCACGCAAACGAGACATAAAATCGGATACCTTCGAGGATGTTGACATTGGCTACTGCACGGTAAAGTTTTCTCTTAAGATCCTTGCTAGTCCATTCAGAATTGATGTGGTCTCTCCAGCCAGCCTTCCATAGGTTACTTTGTCCCCACTCTGCTGCTGCATTGAGGAACTCATCGTAAGCTGATGTTACTGACTTGGCTCGATCGAGAATCTTTTTGTTATCTACAATATGATCCAGTACTTCACTGGGATCTGGATACACGTTCTTAATTATATAGGTATAGGAACGACTATGGATCATCTCCATACATTCCCAAATAGTCATTGCTGACTCTAACTCAGGTAGAGAACAGTAAGGACCAAAAGCCATACCAGGACCACGACCTTGTACAGAGTCCAAGAGGATCTGGTACTTGAGGTTGGACGTAAAGATGTGCTTTTGCGTGTCGTTAAGAGTTTGGTAATCCGAACGGTCTTTCTGGAGCGAAACTTCTTCTGGTCTCCAAAAATAGGAGAGCATTTGTTGAGTAAGTTTCTCGAATACTGGATACTTTTGTTGATCATACCTTTGCACCCCTAGTGGTGCACCAAAAAACATAGGTTGTTTTGTAGCATCAACGTTATGAGTGTTAAAAACAGTCATTCCGTCAATCTCAGATGGTGCATCCGTCACAGGGTTCCTCCTCGGCAGTGTTTTCTATTTGCTCTAACAAATCATCCACAGGGATGTCATCTTTCCACCCAATTGGGTGTGCAGGTTCGTCAAAGTCTTGCTTATTATCATATGTATTCTGATAATAAGAAGTCTTCCATCCATACCGATAGGTCTTTAAAAGATCCTCTGCCATCACGGACACTGGTACCTCGTTACCCTCGTAATTAAGGGGATTATAAGACCAGTTACCACTGATTGCTTGGTCAAAGAACTTCTGCATTATAGCAACAATTTTTATGTAGCCATCGTTATCTTGTTGATCCCATAACAAAGTATAGTCATTCTTATGTGCCACGTACTGAGGTACGATCTGTTTAAGAACACCCTTCTTACTCTTCTTGACTGAAAGGAAGTCACGTGGTGGTTCAATACCATTGGTAGTACCACAGACCACACTACTAGACTCTGACGGCATCTGTGCAGTCAGTGTAGAGTTACGCAATCCATAGTTCCAGATATCATCTTTGAGAGTATCCCAATCCATAGTGTACTCAAACTTCTCACCCAACATTGGTTGTCCTTCCATTCCACCACCTTCTTGACCAATCTGTACAGTCTTACAGAACTCATCAATATCCTGTTTATAATGGTCAATAGGTACTTCCTTAGCAGCATACTTAGTCTGATCAAATCCTGAACAAGGACCATACTCCCTAGCAAGTTGATTAGATGCCTTCAGTAGATAGTATTGGAACTTTTCAGACAATATATGAACTGCTTTCCAAGCTTTCCAATCATTGTATTTGAATCCTAGTTTAGCGAGGTAGTGTGCGAGTCCAATGAATCCAATACCTAGCGACCGACGTGACTTAGTAGCACTCTCTGCTGCTTTCACAGGGTATTCTTGATAGTCAATCAATACATCTAGTGAACGTACTGATAGATCACATAGTTTCTCTAACTGTTGCCAACTCTTCAACTTACTGAGATTAACAGCAGATAGAATACATAGTGCAATTTCTCCACTACCATCAATATGTTGTAGAGGATCAGTAGGTAGAGTGATCTCTTGACAAAGATTACTCATCTTAACAGGTACTTGGAAAGAACTATGAGAGTTACAATGGTCAATATTCATAATGTATATACGACCAGTCTCTGCCCTCTCCTTAAGGAGGTTAAGAATGAGTTCTTGTGCCCTAATTGTCTTCTTAGGAATGAGTGGATTATTCTCTGCTGCTACATACAACTCATCAAAGTTTGGTCCACCAAACTCCTCATACATTTCAGGTACATCGTGAGGAGAGAAGAGTGTAATATCTCCATCATCAATAAACCTTTGATAAAATATCTTACTTAACTGGATGGAGTAGTCGAGTTTTCTGACTCGGTTGTCTTCTGTTCCTTTGTTGTTTTTGAGGACGATGATGTCTTCGATTTCTTTATGCCAAATGGGAAAATGGACAGTAGCTGATCCTCCTCTGATACCGTTTTGAGTACAGCATCTAACAGTGCTCTCGAATTTTTTAAGGAAGGGGACAACACCTGTGTGCTGAACTTCTCCACCCCTGATTTTACTGTTGATTCCACGGATTCTGCCTGCGTTAATGCCGATACCAGCCCTCTGTGCGACATATTTGCCAATAGCCATATCACTGCTAAAGATACTATCGAGGGTGTCATCAGTATCAACCAGAACACAAGATGCATATTGACGAATGGGTGTCCTGACTCCCGCCATAATGGGGGTTGGGAGGTTGAGTTGGTGCTTGCTGATTGCATCGTAATAATCTTTTACGTATTTTAAACGAGTCTCTAAAGGATACACTGAGAAGATTGTAGCCGCAATCAATATGTACATTTGTTGCGGAGACTCATAGATTTCTCCAGTGCTTCTATCTTGCACCAGATACTTATCTACAACCTGTCTCAATCCAGCATAGGTAAACTGGTCATCCCTGTCATAATCTATATAGTTGTTGATCCTATCCCACTCAACATCATTATAACTTGCCCACAAGTTTTGATCATAGATGCCTTTATCTGCACCTTTAAAGAGATGATCCTTAATATGAGGGTGTGTACGATTCCTACCAAATAATTTCTTACGTAACTGTACGCTAAGTAACCTTGCAGCAACATATTGATAGTTAGGATGCTCAAGGTCAATCAAATCACTTGCAGATCGTACCAAAATCTCTTGGATATCTTCAGTTTTAATGTTGTCGTGGAATTGTAGGTTGGATTGAATCTCCACCTGAGATGCAGATACACCTGAAAGACCTTCACAAGCCTCTTCCACCATATTGTGTACCTTATTGAGGTCAAGTTCTTCAACTTTACCTCTGCGTTTAATTACTTGCATCTTTTCCATTCAGTTAGTTTTACGGTTGCTTCGAGTCCTTTATACGTATTAGATTTTATCACGTCAAGGACATTATGTCTAGCTAATATCATATCATTGATATCTTTTTGCTGGATATTTGAGGGCCATATGACGATGGCATCTCCTGAGGCGATGGTTTTTCCCATACGTCCGACGATCTGGGGATTACGAGGTTCGTTATCGTAGATCCACACAGTATCGCTAATCCCCCTACTACTGAGATGAACGTCAGCTCCACACATAGCAATCGCTTGTGGAATGAAAGCTGCGTCCAACGGTCCTTCAAGGACGTAGATAGTTTTAGTTTTGTCAACATCACTTAATCCATATACTTTGGGTACATCTTCTTCTAACATTACTGTAACGTAACGCAGTTTATCTTTTGGATCTAAGGATCTACCTTGATATCCAAATAAATTACCTTCCTCATCTAACAAAGGAATAATGATACGAGACTCCTCACTATCACTACTCTGGTAAGTTGGTTTTAGAGTGTTAGTCCACTCTTTAAACTTCTCAGCATAATAAAATTTTGATAAGTCTGGTATCTTTCTTCGCTCTAAGTATTCCCTTGCAGGGTGTCCTATATTTAGCTCAGAAACACGTGGTAAGTTTACGGTTTTCTTCTTCTTAAATACAGGTTTTTTGAACTTTGGAGTCACCACCTGACGTTTGCGTGAACCAGATGATTCCTTAAATTTTTCTAAGTTATATTGTTCCCACAAAACCTTGTCTTGATCCTGTAAGAAATTAAAAAATGCCTTCGAGACACCACAATTGTGGCACTTGAAGACAAGTCCTGTCTTGGTACTAAAAAGGTATCCCCTTGCTTTTGACTTCCGCTTGGCAGAGTCACCACAGTAAGGACACCTGAAGTTATAAAGACCTGATTTTTTTGTACTAAAGTTCTGGAGTCTAGCTGAGACTAGAGACACGTACTGAAGGTCTAGGTAATTCATAGACATCCAGTATACTCACATCTTGTGGAGGTGTCAAGGTCTTCATTAAGGACTGACCTGGTATGGATACTAGGAAACTGATGACACTGAGGGCACCGAAGATAGTCCACATCTTCTTTTCCATCAATCTCAGACGATCATCTACCTTGCGAATATCTCTCTCACATCCCGCTTTAATTTCTGTAGCCTGACGGTTAACTTCTCTATGAAGCGATTCAACTTTCTCGAATAATACCGCATCTATCCTATCTTGCTTGTCAAGCTTTTCATTATGGACAGCAAGAAGCTGTCCCATCTTCATTGAATTGTCTTGGAGAGTATCAACTACCTTCTCCAGCCGCTCTAGAATAGCAGCATTGATACTCTCAGCCATTATCAGTTTTTAACTGCGAAATCTACCGCTTTCAGATAGGTTTCTGGTGAATGGTTCAGCATCTGACGGAACTTGATCTGGTTAGCAGGGTCAAGTTGACTGTATACATCTGTTACTCTCTTAGCAGAGTATGTATCCATCTTCATTGTCTTGTCACCCACTGCGATGTCAGCAAAACCTTGCTGATCACCGACCTTTTTGTCCACTAGACCTACTGCTGTGTCAAGTACATCGACTTCAACAGACTCTTTCTTTAATTTCTTTGTTTGATCAGAAGCTTTCTTCTTAAAATCAGAGAGACGTGCTTTCATAAGGACATCCATTTCCTTAGTCTTAGACTGCATCTTCTTCTTAGCTTCATCACGCTTCTTCTGAAGATCTTTTTGACGACCCAACTTTTTCTGTTGAGAGATTTGCTTCTGAGCTCTTTCGGTCTCAGTTGCTGCTTCAGTGATTTTTTTAGATTCTTCAGCCATTTTTTTGTTGCGACCTGACATTATACGAGAGACTAATTTACGACCAGCTTTGGTACGACCATCATAGCTAGCAGAATTGTTCTTCTTATATTTAGAACGGTTCTTTTTTCCAACAATAATATGAGCAGGAGGCAGAGCAATTCTACTGCCATCGCCAGCTGAATTTACGGGTGCATCCTCATTCATAATAGTGTTAGTTCTCCTATGGTGTATGTATCTAAGTAAGGATCGTCAAGTTCTTGTGGTAAGTAGTTTAGATACTTTAAGAATGACTTGAGCATACTCCAGTACTTATCATCTATCTTATGAAATAGCATCGGTGTAGATGCTTCACCAAAAACATTCTGTAGTACTATAATATGATTGAGAATTAGGTGAGACTTAAGCTCTCCTGTCTTCTCATACCTTTTCAACAACCGTTTAATATATTTAAAACGCTTCAAATCCTCAAGGAAGTCATCGTAAGTTATTCCTTGAGGATTTTCATAGTGTTTAGAAGCGAATAGAAGGAAGTTGTCATCATTTAGAAATTCAAATTTCATCCCTCATCAAAATTATGCGAATGTAATTGACTTATATGCAGATGTTACTTCTTCTGCACCACCAGCAGATGTTATTTTAACACGATACTCATATCCGTCAAGTGCTGCTTTAGTACCTGCGGTAATTGTGAGTGCTGTTGCTGCTCCTGAAGTTACACTAGCTGCTGCTCCAGTGTTACCATATACTCCACCGTCTAGTGAAGATGTGATGTTAACCCAACGAAGTCCTGTTGCAGTCTTACGTTGCCACTGTGTGCTAAGTGCTGATGAGTCACTTGATGCAGCAGTAACTGTAAGTGCACTTGTAGTAACGGGGTCACTAAGACCTGTTAGTGCTACTAGATCCTGACTGAATGTGATTGCAGATGCTGCGTCAGCAACGATACTGTCATCACTCTGTGTCTCGTCTGCGTTTGCCTCTGGATCTGTTAGAGGAACAAGAAGTTCTGCTTTGTGGCGAGAATTGCCAGCAGTATCTGTATATGTAACGTAATTCCACCAACCTGGACCTGTAAGTCCACGCTCTTGGTTTTCGCTAAGTGCTGCCTCAGTTGCGTCAACGAAGACGACAGTACTTCCACTAGCGTCTGCTACAACGGTAGTGGCAACTTTTGTCTTGTTGGCGTTACTGTCAGTATCTCCGTAAAGTGCCATTGTTTTTACCTTTTAAGTATTTAGTGTGAGACAATTAGACCAGTTACCTTACCGACTGCATCGGTAGTACCAACTTTCTGGTTCTGAATAGAAGCTTTAAGCGTTGCTTTGTTAGAATTAAAACCATCCATAGCACGCTTATTGATCCTATCTGCTTCAGACTGATCAATATCAAGCCATTGTCCAGTCCTAATGATAGCATCACAATCAGCAGCTTCAACAGTATCAGCAGCTTCAGTAGTAGATAATACTGCTTTTAAAATTCCACCTCCTACTTCATCATCAAAACCTGTACCAGACTTTCCAATAGGAATCTCAACATCCAGAACCTGACCTTTAGTATTCAGAACAACACGGAACTCTGCACCACGATGGTTAACATTGTCTCCGTTTGCATCTACCAACTGTACAGTAGGAATAGACTTGTACTTTCCTGAAGAGTTTACTCGCACACGATCGAGTTGACCCTTCTCATCATAGTTACCTAAGAAGTATTTGATGGTACCATCACTTTGTGGTACCTGAGTTACAGTTCCACCATCCTGACGGATGTCAAACTTTGGTACCCAATCGTTACGATCGTCTGCCATAGTCATTTTATTACACAAACTATTGTCTGTGTCTATTTATAAAACTTTAAGACTATCCCTCTAGCAAAGCTTTCTGTAGTGCATCTACCAACTGGTCATCTACCTTGTTACCAGTCTTAGCAGCTGCCTTCTTCAGGAGCTTAATGAGGAAATCTTTAATTACTGAGTCCAGATCTTCTGGAATTCTATCAACAGCCTTATTAATGATGCTGATAGCTATAGGCATTAGAAAATTGATCATTTCAATTCAAACAAGTTGTTTTATTTAGGCTCTTGTACTGCTTTTTTCTTGGGAAGTAAACGTTTCTTTGCCTTCTTCTTCATTAACTCCTTCGGATCATCCGTGTCGGAATTAATCTCAGGCATAATCTCTATTTCAGAGGTATCCTCAGGAAGTTCTGCTCTTAGTTGGTAGAATGTTTTCATAGTACTGAATACTCCTCCAGATCTTTTACCCAAGATCTAAAAATTTTGTTGTCTTCTGCTAGTGCTATTATATAGTTAGGTCCACGGCGAATTACCTTACCCACCTTACCATTACTGATGTTCTTGACCCAATCACCTTCGCAAAAGACCTGATCGTGACGGAAATCCTCTTGGACTTCACGTTCAAATCTCTCTGTTATATTGGTACGAAACTGTTTAAAGGATTTCATTATACATCAAATACGAATAGATCGAACTTAGCATCATCTACATTGACACCTGCAGCTGGATCAGATGCTGTACCAATAAAGGTAGTACCATTAACCTTTTCAAGATTAAACACTAGTGGTAGTCCTCTGCCAGCCGCACTATCATTATGATAATGACACTGTGCTAATACAAGATAACTAGCAGTATCACCATAGTCGTGATCCATAGTAAAGGTAAACTGGAATGAACCATAATTTGCTACTGCACCATAAGTTACAGTAATACCTGCACCAGTCCAAGTATGTTCTGCTGTACCGAGACCGAAATTTGTAAATCCACCAGTTCCTTTAAACCTAGCAGCACCAACACCTGCTGAAATACCACCTGCTGTGCTACCATCAGAAACTTTCAGGTTACCTGCATTAGGATCGTAGAATAATTCTCCCTTGTTGCCTACAAAAGTAGCAGCATTAGTACCACCCAACTTTTCTAGAAAGGGTCTATAAGTATCAGCCATTTTTCTTATCGAAATCGTGAATGTTTTCTGACCCACCTACAGAGAATGGGTTGTATTTACTAGTAGCTATCTTATACATTTTCTCGTGAATGGTTTCATCAATTTGATCTTCGTAGTCAAGACCATCGTCTTCCCATTCTTCAATAGATTTGTCTGTTGCTATAGGCATAAGGTCCAAGGGGTTATCGTGGAACCAAGGATCATAATGAATTCTTGGTAAGGTCATTAGTCTTTCCAACCACCAGCTTTTAACCAGTTGTTGTAGTGAGGGTTGTCCCAGTTGTCACTAATCTCATAAGAAGGAATTACAACCTCTTGGATGTATCTCCTGTTCTCTACTGCTAATTCTTCAGCGTGTTTTGATGCACCATCTATATTAGATGCCCACCAGATGCCACCACCTATTTGGACTGCTAAGAATGTAAGTAATGGTATTGGAATGCTTTTCATTTTTTCTTCACTCTTTTTTTAATGTTCATTAGTTTTTTCTTTGCAGGAGGAGGTGTGTCATCATATCTATAGTTGGATGTTGGATTGTTAATCAATGGATCCGTTTCAACAATCTCTGAAAGATTGTCACTTAGATTAAACACAAGTTCTTCACTAGCATCAGAGTTACTACCCTGAAACTCAGTCATTCTTGTTTCCTTTTCTTCCTGTGATACATCATCTACTGTGTAGCGATCCCACATCTTTCCACCATAGCCACAAGTGCCACGCTTCTCCCTCTTTTCACAAAGACGACAGTATTTTTCACCAGTCTTTTTCTTTGCGGGAGGGCACTTAAATTCAGAGAGTTTCTTCATTTAAAATTAGAAGGTAAGTTGCTCTTAATCTCATTCATCAGTTTCTTACATTCACCATCGCTTAATGCTCTGGGTATGCCTTGACGAAATGCTGTGAAGTCTTCAGCAAATGCTGCACGTCTCATCTTAGTACCAGATATTGCAAACGTATCACCGTCTGCATCACGATTACCAGATGAAACAACTTCTAGAGATCGGAAATAATAGTCCTTTCCGTTATATTTATGAATCCACTGAAATGCAGCTACACGATCTGACCCAACAACCAGTACAGCATCATCATATCCATCATTTTGTATGTCTTGTAAGCATTCTATCACAGATTTTTGTGCATTACAGATGTTGTTGGCATAGGAACGGAACATCTTCTTCATCCACTGCACCTTCTTAGTTGATTCTAATGGATTTTTACCAGTTTTATCGTGTGATTTGGATGTATATACCCTCCAGTCACATTTAGAAGCTGCATTTTTTACCCCTTTTATGTTCTCCTCGTGTCCTATGGTTGGTGGTTGAAACCTACCAAAGGTAAAGTAGCAGCAATCGTATAATTTTTCTAACGCCATTGCTTCTGGATAGTAAAGTTGTTGTATGCAAACTCAAGACGGTTGACCAACTTAATCATATTACCATCTTGGTGTAGTACATACCCTTCAGGAGTGGTCACCTTATAACCCTTCTCAGTCTCAACGTAAGTCCTAAAGGTCTCAAGTTTATCTAGCTTATCTATGATGAATTGTTTGGTCTCCTGAATCTCCTTATAGAGTTCAATCATATATCTGAATGATGATTCATTGTCATCTAAGTATTTCTCTGACTCATAAACCAACTGACGCTTTGCAGTAAGATTCTTTTGTGTCTTAATCTTGGCAAGTTCCTTCTTCATCTTCTCGTGATAGAAAGTGATCAACTTATCAAGAGTTCCTCTGACATCACCAACTGCTTGACCCTCACGGATCATACTATTAAAGAATTGCTTGAGGTATGAAGCAACGTGAAATTTTTTATCCCCAGTTGTTCCCGTTTTTTCCACAATATTATTGAGGAATTCCCCAGTCTTTCCACAGAGCTGAAAAATCTTATTGATCTGTTGCTCGAAGTGGCTCATTTCAGAGGTCGTAAGTGTCACTTCCTGTATAGATGTGTCGTTAGATATGACAGCTACTTCAGAAACCTTTTGGTATGTATGGATAGGTGCACCTGCTCTTGCTTGCATAGTTGGCAAGTCATTACCAGTGTAATGGGTATGGAATACCACTCCAATCTTTGCACTACCTACCTGTTGACCTATCTCGTGATCAGTTGGTATAGCATATGAAATAGTATTAGGTCTAAAACTATAAACCTTTTCACCTTGTATAGTCTCAGTCTTTCTAGTATCGTCAGTGAATAGCAAGTCACCCTGTATCACACCATTAATACCCAACTTCTTAAAATACTTGTAAGAGTACTTCAACTTCTTAGCTAGATCTCCTTCATACCATCTGTCTACTGCTTCCTCACTGAAACACATCTTAGGTTCAGTCTTATTAAACACAGACTTAGTACCTACAAAGAACATACCACTGTTAGGTTCCTTACCACATATAACAGCAGGAGCACCGTCCCACTTAGTCTGCATAAAACCTGTGGCATCTGCCTTCTTACCTAGCATCTTTGCTAGTTCTCTTAAAAAATTTACAGCAGCGTGACACCCTTCAACCCCATAGTTGAGCATCTCATCCTCAAGGTGTTCGAGGTGTTTTAACTGAGTGACATTTGCCATTACTGATAGTCTTTTCTTACTCGGTCTTTCATATGAGTACTACCGATAGGAGGATTAGCATCCTCATCCATAGTCTCAGTCCACATATTTTCTTTATCAAACTTATATCCTGACTGTAGCTTATCTGGCCAACCACCACCTTGGTCTTCACCTGCTGCCCTACCAGTTCTACCACCAGAGGTATCTCTTATATTGAACTTGAATACAACACCAGGACAGTTAACCTCAATATTAATTCTTACACCCGTACCAGTCTGACCACCATAGTAGACATCAACTGACGTTGGATTAGCAAAGGAGTCACATAACCCCTTAGTCATTTCAAAGTTGTATATATTACCACCTCCCTGTTGATGACAGTAGTGGTATCCATATCCTACAGATCCTAAGATCATAGAACGAAGTAAAGGTCTGTCATACTTGACATTCATCTCTGCTCCACCACCTTGAACTACACCAGCACCCTGATCAGCAGCACCAGTCTTAAATATTTGACAAAATTTTTCGTTGTTAATACCAAAAGTTTTTAATATAGCTAGACCAGTCTCGTGTGTGATAGCACCAGATTCTATCTGATCCCTTGAGAAGAATTTAGTTACACCAAGGTTTGACATAGTAGTGGTACCACTAGTTTTCAGTGAAAGATATATTAAACCAACTCCACGTGCTGACTTCTCACAACTATACTTCAGTGTAATGTCAGTAACCTTAGCACCTATATTATAATTGGTATCAGTTGCTTCACCAATCTGCCACTTATTACCTAGGTATTTCATAGGTCGCTTCTGGTTTAAAGCTCCCATTGGCATTACCTCTACGATCTCACATTCTTCTAGATCGTAGTGTTTAATAATATCCTTAGCAAATTGATGATACGGACCTGGAGGTACTTCTCCTTCTTCTTTCCATAATCTAAGATATCTTTCTAATGCTTCTTCAAATAAAGAACCAGCATTCTGTTTACCTCTACCTCCTCTACTACCATCACCAAACGAAATCTTTAAACCAGTACCCTTAATACCATATGCTTTCTTAAGATCACCAATGGTTGCATATTTTACTTTGACTGCTCTTGCTACCTTAACTTGATTCTTTGATGTACTTTGAAATGCTAATGGTCCTTGAACAGCAATGTCAGGATCATCAGTAAGACCCTTCCATAAACTATAGACGTTATCCATCTTCTCACTTTCGTGAGATTCATACAAGGTACCAAAAAGTTTTAGTGCCTCTGGGTTTGTCTTTGGAATTTTGTCGTATGCCATAAGACTATTTAGATTTCAATCTAATAGATCTATAGCTATTTGTCTCGCTGACCTGTTCGCTGTGATTAACTTATGCATCCAGATCCTTTCTTGAAGGGTAACTGGACCTTGAGATTTAATTCTGCATATAATATCAGTCAGTTCCAACCTCATCTTTGTGCTTAACATCATACTCAATGATGATCTTCTTACTACTTATGCCAGTAGAGGTCAAAGTTTCCATTCTTGTTGCAGTTCCATTCAATAGAGCAGCAATTTGTAATATCTCAGCGATGAGATCTCCTTGATCTACTGCATAATCCTCTTGAGGAACTTCACATTCCTTATATTCTTCAACACATTCTGTTTCACATTCTTTATCTTTAGGATCACAATCAGTAGTACACTCAAGAAGTTGATCGGTACAATCCTTTTCTTCCTTAGGTCTGAGTTTCATTTGAATACAGGAATAGGAACTAGTTTGGTGTTAAAGAAATCTTTTGATCTCTCGAACACAGGATAGAATTGACATACTCCTTTCTCTGAACTACAAGCTTCCATTGGAGTCCAGTGGAGGTCATCTATAATGTCATACCCTATACTAACACGAATTCCCTCATATGGCAAGGGCTTTACAGCGTGCATTAACGGACCAGGACCAAGATACTGTAGTCCTTGCTTGTTCTCTATCTTATATGGATACTCATCAGCATCTAGTGGGTGCTTAGTACGATCATCATTCTCATAGTACCAAAGACACTGTTCATCTCTATCATCAAAATTCTTAGGGATCCAATCTGCAAATACTGTCTCAGTTGGTTTATCACTTAGGTGAATAAATCCGTGGTACTTACAATAGCTATGGTTGTGCCATCCCAATGACATCTTACCTAACTCCTCATACCTATGTGCATTCATCCAAGCGTGTATCCACAGTGGTTTAGATTCTAATCCTGGATAGGATCTAACATTTTTAAATACTTGGTTCCACAAATAGAAAAATTCTGGCATCGTAGATGACAGTGTGATGATGTTATAAGCGTTCTTGCTCATAGACATATCCCACTCATCTGCTTTACCGTGCATAGAACTTTCATACATTGGTTCTATGGCTGCTTTCCATAGACCATATGCAGTCCTAGCTTCTGTTAGTAATTCTTTCCATAATACATCGACCTCGTATGTTCGTACGAGGTCTAAAAGATTATCACAATCATAACTGACTGTCTTCAATTTATAAATCCCCTGATACTCTATTCTCTGATCTAGTTACTTCAAAAGATCCAGTAGGATATCTAGCAAGTAATTTAGCCATATTCTGTGCAACGACTTGATTAAAATCAAATCCTAATGCCATACAAGCTTGACTATAATACCAGAATACATCTCCTAGTTCACGTAACAAATGTACTTTTGTGTCATCGGTTAATACCTTTCCTTGGAAAGTTACCTTCTTCACAATCTCTGCAAACTCACCACCTTCAGCACTAAGACCAATAGCAGCAGTAAGCAAACGTGCAATATCTACACCCTGTTTATCTAGTTCTTGAATTCTGTGAATGAATTCAGCATTGTTCTTAGATGGTTGGCTTGTGGTACCATCCACAAACTCCATATATTGATCAATGTCAACTACTGTACGGTCAGTCATACTACAAAATCAGCAAATTTGGAAGTGTTTTTCTTTTCAAAGTCAGGTGTGAAATCAACATCCTTGGCTTCTGCCTCGGAGTCTTTACCTTGTTCAACATCATACAGCTTCATCTTCGCTCTGTCAATACCCACAACAAATCTTCTATACATTGTAGGATCATTATACCTGTTCTTTAACTGCTTAACCATTATTTGATTCTGGGCTTCAAGTTCTTCAGAAGATATAAGAGCAAACATAAAGTCAGCAGTAGCGGGTAACCCGAAGGATTCAGAAGTGTCAGTAAGATCAACGTCAGTAGAACCAAAGCCAGAACGAGTGGTCTGTGTCGCTGAGATAATCGGGAGATCGAACTCGACGGCGAGACCACGAAGTTCTTCTGCAATCGCTTTAACATAAGTATAGGAATTAACAATAGCACCTTTATATCTGGAACTAGCACAGATGTTAAGGTAGTCGATGAATATGATGTCAGGTACGAATGACTTCTTCAAGGCTAGTTCATTCATCAATGACCTAAAGTGACCAGAGTGTGCTGAAGCAGTAGGATACTCTTTGATGATTAACTTACCCTGTGTCTTACGTGAGAGATCTGATACCTTGGATTCAAAAATCATCCTAGGTAGATCTGGTATGTCTTTTATATTAACGTTGAGAAGGTTAGCATCAATACGTTCTGCTATCTTTTCTTCTGCCATCTCAAGGGTAATATACAAGACATTCTTACCCTGTGACAAACAAGATGCTGCTACGTGGCACATAAACAGGGACTTCCCTACTCCTGTTCCAGCGAGAGCAACATTAAGTGTTTTGTTGGGTATACCGCCCTTGGTAATCTTATTGAAGTATTCCAGATCAAACGAAGTTTTTTCCTCGTCAGTAGTATAGAAATCAAAGCGTTCTTGATAGTCAACCAGATAATCGTGACCAATATGATCGTCAAAAGATACCGATAGAGCTTCTTTAAGGATGTCAGGAATTGCATCCCGACTTTTCTTATCGTCTTTACCATCAGCGAGCTTGATAGACTCCATCAAAGCTATGTATATTGCCCTGTCTTTACACCACTTCTCAGTGGCATCAAGCAACCAATCCTCTGTAGGATCTTCTATATCTTTGAATGAGTCACAGAGATCTCTGACTTTACCATAAGTCTCATCAGAAACATCTTGCCGTCCCTCGACTTCAATGAGTATAACCTCCGTGGTCGGGAGACGGTCATACTTAGAAGCGAAGTTTTGGATCTCTTCGTATACGACCTTCTCGTGTAATTCTTCATAGTATTCAGATTTTATAAAGGGAAGTACCTTACGATAGTACTCTTCATTACTGAGGAGACTCCGTAGAATAGTCCTCTCAATACGTTCATTCATTGCCGTACTTAAATTCTTTTTGTGCAGCCTCGTCTAGTGCTTGCATTATTTCTGGAGTGAAATACTTTTCTGGATCATTGAGGATAACTTTAGGATAAACAGAAGTTTCACCCAACTTAATCCTATTGCCCACACGGTTAAAGACTCCGTGCTTCTCACCCAGTTCCAGTAATCCGTAATACTTGTCAAGACCTCTCTCATCGAAGAACAACCTTACTTTAACCTTAGAATTCTCTTTTGTAAAGCGGGATTTACGATTTGTGGCAGTAATGAGATTGCCAACAACCTCGGTACCGTCTTTCTCCTTAGCCTTCGATAAGAAAATAATGTTAGAAGCAGCGTACTTAAGTCCTGTTCCACCACTCATCTCCTTCATTGGGACATACGATCCTACGACCTCGTAGGTATGGTTAGTAACTAGCAGTGGTATATTCGCTCGACCAAGATTAAGTGTCAAGACCCTGAAGATAGACTTGATCACTTGTGCTCGTGTCATATCTCTGGTATCTTTTCCTGCTGCGGAATCTTCAATTTCTTTAGATGTAGATAAGTTACCTAAACTATCTAGCACCATAAGAAGAGGAGGTCTATCCTCTTTGTTAAGTTTCTCATACTCACTCACGATTTTCATCGCTTGTGTCCTGAATTCCTGAACTGTCACAACAGGTACTACACCTACACGTGACACATCAAGTCCTCTCTCTGCCATCATATCCTTTGAGATAGCAGACTCTGACTCAAAGTATAGAACATTACCCTTAGGGTTCTGCTCTAAAAAATGACGACAGACACTAAGAGCAAAGAAAGTCTTACCAGTGCTTGACTCACCTGCTAGGGCTGTAACTTTGTTTGAAGGTATGCCACCAAAAACGGATCCAGATACAAGAGCGTTAAAAATATAACTTCCAGTATCGACCCAATCAGCAGTGTCACCAGCAGCAATTCCTTGGTCTGCGACTGCTGCATACTCATTACCAATCTCCTTGATAACTGAATTTAAAAAAGACATTAGAAAAATTCCATAAGGCTACCAGAACGTTCTGGCTTCCATCCAATACATTCTAGCACATTACGCAAGGGTTCGTAAAATGCTTTCTCAAATTGTTTATCGTGATCTATGTATTTGGTCAGGTTAAACTCGGATGGTAAGTCCTGAAAGAATGCGATCACGTTCTCCTGTATAGGATTAGGTGTCTTTAGATAAACAAATTTAATCTTTTCACCCTCTTGGATAGGAGCATTCTTATGTTGAATCTTCTTATCCTTGATGTAGTGATTGTACAACAACGCACCACGTACGTGTATGGGAGTACCCTTCTGATAAATCTCCCTTACGTGTTTGTACTTAGTGACACCATTACATCCACGTGGGAATGCAATGTCTGTAATGTCTGCGTCACGTGTTTCTTTCTTACAGTTATCAATGAAATCAATAACCGTTTCATTATCAGCAGACATAATAAGTCTGAACGCCTTCTTAAGACGATCTCTAAAGAACTGAGGGACAGACGACCTCGCAGTCTCTAGTCCCATAATTTTCATCTTTGGCTCTTTATATCTGACACCCTCGGAGTCCCATACGTTAAGAATGTAGCGTTTCTTTGCTGTCCATATACCACGATCCGCTATATTCTCACGCTTCATTATCATCTTCTGTTCATATGCTTGAACGTACGTCGCCAGTTCCTCGTAGCTAGTATCAATGTACGGTTCAATCTTCTCTGCACAGATCTTATCGAGTAGCGAAACAATCTTGCTCTTATCACTAACCCGATGACTAAAAAATTTATCAACAAGAGGTCCGAGATTAAGATATATCGAGTCAGTATCTGACGCGATAACATAATCGACTTTCTTTGTTTGTAGTAAATTATTTAGGTAATCATTTATCTTATTCTCTATCCACCTGATAGAAACCTGTCCAGACAAAGTGATTGCCTCTGCATTAGCTAGTTTATAATACCTGAAGTACTCATTACCAATAGCACCATAAGCACTGTTCAATTGGATCTTACGTGCCATCTGGAAGTTGTTAAACTTCGAGATCTGTTTCTCTAGAGTGAGGGAAGGTTCTTTCTCATACTTCTTCTTAGCCTCAATCATATTACCTTTATAGATCTTACGTTCATTGTAGATCTTTTCCATTAGTTCTGGTAGAAAACCCCGTACATCCTTACGATACATAGCACCGTTAGCACAAACGCAATCATCCCCATCAATCTGCACCTCACCATTTAAGATCCCTTCAACATTGGCACTACCGTGTCTAGTCTCCCTGAGGGTCTCTGGGGAGATGTTATATTGCATAATAAGATGAGGATAGAGGCTATTGAGGTCAAAATTAACCACCCAATCATAGCGTCCTGGTTTCGGTTCCTTAACATAAGCACCTGCATATTTGTCGGACTTTTGATTCCTGTGTTTAGGAGGAATAACTATGTTCCGTTTCCTTAAATAATTATAGATGATTGAATCCCATACACGTACTTGAGAAAAGACATCTTCAAGGTTGACTTTGGCATCGTAAGCTAATGTGAATGCCAAATCCATAAGCTTCATCTTGTCTTCCAATTGGTCAACAAGACGTACGTCGTGGATATTATACTCCACAAACTTCTGCCAGTCTTGGGTATAGAACTCCTTGAAGGTGTCAAATTCAGAGTGGTCTAACTTCTTAGATCCCAACTCTACAAACGCTATGTGATCCAAACGGTAGGATTCCTGATTTGTATAAGTAAATTTCCTATACAAATCAAGATAGTCCAGCACCGTAATCCCCGATACATCATAAGAGATGTTTTTTCTGCCCTGTATATAAATTTCACGGGAACTTAAAAGTTTCCAAGGTGAAAAGAGTTTAGTTTCCTTGGTTCCAAGGATACGATCCAAACGATTACAGATATAAGGAACGTCGAACAGTTGAACATTCCAACCTGTAATAACATCAGGATAATTCTCGATCCACCAAGCGAGGTACTTCCGTAGTAGTTCCTGCTCGTCAGCACAGAGTGTGTACGATACGTCAGCGTGGTTGTTCTCGAAGGGCTGTGAACCCCATACGTGATACAATCCAGTAAAACTGTCCTTCACTGAGATAAGTAAGATTTCCTGATCAGCAGATTCGATATCGGGGAATCCGTTCTCTGATGCAGTTTCAATATCAATCGTGAACACACGGATCTTACTTGGATCATAGTCAACCTCACCAGGGAAGTTGTCACTGATCCATTGATAGAGATACATCTGATTACCAGAGATCTCAAAACCATCTACCTCTTCATACTGCTGGCAAAATTGCTTACAGTCTCTGATAGTACCTGGTTGTATAGGTCGAACTGGTTCTCCATACAGGGTGGAAAACTTAGATTCCTTCTTACTCTTCACATAGAGGGTAGGTCGAAACTCGTCACGAAAACGAACTTCTTTATACCCATCACAACCTCTTACAAGTATACGGTCACCAACTTGGTCAACGTTCTTGTAAAACTTCATTGTAATCTTGAGTAAGAACAGTAACAGGTTCGACGATTGTAAGAATCTGATCCGAATGGATCATCATCTCGTTCTGTATTGTAATCCCTTCTAGCCATTTTGTCAATGTTCCTTTCTCTTCTCCTTCTGTATGCAACACACAGGGATCGATCAAGCGAACATCAGGTTCACCAGGCAACTCTGCATCAGTCGGTTCTAGTTGGCTCACTAAGATCTGGTTGGTCTTCAGTATCAGTACCTGGCAGTTCTTCATCACTCTCTCCAAAGCGTTCTGTAAAATGTTCAATTAGTGGTGGTAGAGGATCGCACATAGTCAAGAAGGCGTGCTCCTTCACTAGGAATTTCCTCTGTTGTGATAGGGGTGCCCAGTTCTCAAACGTAACGTTTGGTCCTTTTTCAGGCGACTCCATATTTTTCATTATCCTACAGATCTGTGGATCTCTAAGGATAAAACCTTGTGGCATACCTTCTTTATCTCTGATTTCATAGACATCAGCAACGACATCTTCACCAGATTTCATCAACAACAGTTGTATAGACATTGGAAAATATTTTTATATATTATAAAAGACCCCCTGACGTTTGTCAAGGGGTCTGTGAATTAGAGGTAATTTTTACGAGCGTGGTGTTCAGGGACTATTTTACCTAGCTCTACGGTCAGAAGACCATCCTCAAACTTTACATCCCTGACTTCTGTTTCGTCAGAGAGAGTCCAAGTCCTAGTGAAAGATCTCTGAGCAAGTCCTTTGTGTTGATAGGTTGTGTCGGTTTCCTTATCTTCCTTCTGACCTTCTACAAAGAGTTTGCCGTACTCTGTGTATACATTGATTTCTTTCTTCTTGAATCCAGCTAGTGCAATCTCTAGTCTAGATTGTACATTGTTAACTTGAACAAGATTATATGGTGGATAGTTACTAGTAGTTTCGTGTAGATTAAAGAAACGATCTAAGTAATCGTCCATCCCAATTCCGTTTCTTGTGATGCGTTCCATTAGTTCTGGAAGATCCGCAGCACGATACCTTTGAATGTTAGACATTTGTTTGCTCCTTATTAAGCGAGTGTGAATGGTGTAACTCCGAAGCAGTTACATTATTATTTAACCACAAGAATCTTGAAACGTCAGTCGTAGAAACCCTCAGGATTGGTTCGGGTTCTGCGTAATGAAAGGAGTTTTAATAGGTGTCTTATCGGTCACGGATAGCATAGCTACTAGTGAATACCGTACGTGATCCTCAGAATACTTTGATGGATCATATGCAGCAGTATGGAATAAAGATCCTTGATAACCACTAACACAATTAAATTCAGCAGGTACTATAGTAGCAAGATCATATACATCATCACCATCAAATAACTTCCAGTCATCAATAAGACCTTCTCCTACTCTACCCTGATCCATACGTTGTGAAATGATCCTAGGATGTATACCACACTTCTTTTCTAAATGCTTCACGTCCATTTGACGTTGACCATCTGGCATATTGATAATGAACATAGCAGTGCCATCAGATTCATCCAAATCATCAGATAAGAATAAGTTAAAAGCAAAGTCACCTGGATCTACGTGAGGTCTATAGTTACTATCAATAGCTTTCATATTTTTCCAGAAGACATTACAGTACAATGAAAAATCATACCAAGTAATATCTCTATGTGTTATCTTCTCATCAAATAAAACTTGCCTTAAGAATTGGACATAAGGTTTCATCCAAGCATTAGCAACAGGTTGCTGCATACCTGGTGCACCAGTCTTATCAGGAACAAGATCATTAGTACCACAAATATAACTTGAATTTATAAGGAAATCTCTAACGTCATAAGGATTCACTAAGACATCATCTATCATCAAATACCTATACGGCCAATCTGGATGGATCTTCTTAGTGTATGCCTTATGATTTGGATTGATCTCAAATAATGTTTCGAGGTCTTTAGGGCGTATTATCTGTCCCTTAAAATCCTTCTCAAATGTAACTCCCATTACGGTTCTGTCTTCTTTTTACCGATATTATACTTAGATTCTAGAATCCATTCTCCCTTCTCCTTAAAGGATAGAACCTTAATCTGGTTCAAGGGAGCTATAGTATCGATCTTCTCAGGTGTTATTATACTCAATAATCCCCAATCTGACAAGAGGGATGCAATTCTGTTACGACGTTGCACGTCGTTGATGCTTAGATTAGTTTGTTTACCATCAAGTGCGAAGAGTTCCTTGAAGTGAACGATGTAATATTTACCACGTTTGTGGAGGATGTGACAAGATTGATAGATCTTCTTTTCTTTACGAGAAGCTACACCTATCCTAGTTAATGTCTCTCTCACCTTAAGGAAGTCATCTGGTTCCTTTAGAGCAACCTCTACCATTTGTTGCTCATTCCATTGTACAAATTCTTCAGTCATTTACTGCCACCAGTATCAATAAGGGATCGAATCTCTTTCAACTGTGATGTAGTCAGTACCTGCAATGCTTGTCGTGCTTTTTCATTACTATATCCATAGTATGTTTTTACTGCGTCAAGATCATCAAGTGCAGACTTCTTCAGCCAAGGAGAGAATCTCTTCCTAGGTCTGAGGGTATTTATGTAATAATCGTACTGTAAACGCTTATCTAAATGAGCAGAAGCATTCATTTCATTTGCGTGTAGTACAGAATCTAATTGACCAGCAAGACACTTGTTGATCACATAAGGTACATAATTTTTCTTATCATCCTCATCCCATATATCCTTCTTGGATTGGTTTATAGAATAAAGATAATCATTCAGTTTCAATGTGCTCATACCAAGGATGTTTGTACTCAGTGTAGGTGGGTTCGTCTTCTTCTGGCATATCGTACGGACCATTCATCTTCTTATTATATTCTCTCTCATCTAGAACCTCGTTAATGAGATCCTTAAGTTCAATTCTAAGTTGTGGTTCCAGTAATGTCAATGGTGTAATCTTCATCTCAGGATAGATGGGATTTCCATCTTCATCCTTAGGAAACACATTATCCTTACATCCTTTTGATGTAGGTCCACTCATTCCCTGAGTGTCGATCTTTTCAGTCATTAATAGGTTCTTACAGGTCCGAATACGGTACGACCAGAAGCATTGAATCTGTAGATCTGTGTCTTACCTGAGGTAAGATTCACCACTACTTCATCTCCTTGGACCATAGCACTAGCTACGTCAACACCAAAGGTTTGGATTACTCCCGCCTTTGTGTCAATAAGTTGTGCACGTCCACCACGTGCTCTTGCAATAACGTTTCCCATTACTTGTACCAGTTACCTGTACTATTATCGATAGTATAGTTGACCAAGAGAAGTTCTTTACGTTTATCTTGATCAGCACCATATGACTGTGTTGACCTCATAGTATATGTGAGATCCCACTTAAGCTTAGAGTACTCAGGATATAAGTCCTCAATCTGCTTAGATGCATTGTAAGTAATCATAATATTACCAGAGAATACATTGCATAGATCTGCAAGTTTCTGGTGTCCAAAATTCTTATGTAAGGATCCCTTACTACCATAGAGATTATCTTTGATGCTGTAAGGAGGATCTAAGAAATTGAATGCACTAGGATTCATCACCTTAGAGTAATCTTGGTTCGTAATGTTCCAAGATCGTATCGCTTGGTGGTACCACAGTAGACTATTTATGCCATTAAATGAAAAGTTAGATTGACTTGCCTGAGCAGAAAAAGAAGAGTTCTCGCTAAGACCAGAGAAGCTACACTTGTTAGCAATGTAAAAATTAATTGCTGTCTCATATATGTCCTTGTTTTCTGATAGTTTTTCTTTTGCTTTATTGAATGCTTCTTTATGTGCCTTCAGTACATCTTCCTTATCATCGTGATCCATTAGATAGGTCTTGATGTTATGAAGATGTGATTGCATTTGTGGACCTGCATCTCTTAGGGCAGTCCAGAAAGCAAAGACTGGATAATATAAATCATTGATAACAACCTTAAGATCTGGACGTTGCTTTGTTAGAGCAATAGCCATAGATCCACCACCAATAAAAGGTTCGACATAGTAGTCAAACTTGCGTGGTATATAATCTAATAGTATCTTAGTAGCACGAGACTTGCCACCTGGATACCTCAATGGAGTTTTAAACTTTTTCATACTATAGGGACAAAGATAGCCTGGTTAAAATGCTCAGGTTTCGGATCGTCTAAAAGATCTATACCTATACTAGCACGTAACCCCTTGAAATTGCAAGAGACTACACGATGTTCTAGTCTAGAATCACCCATATACATTTGACCTTGTTTGTTCTTGATTACAGTACCGTTCTTGAATTCTGTATCTGTCTCCTTATCAGAGAGGTGTACAAATCCGTGATGGTTACAATAGTCGTGTAAATGCCAACCAAGAGATTCATTTACACCATTGAGATCAGGAGATCTATGAACGTTCAACCAACTATGGATCCACAAATGCTTATAGTCTCCTCCATAATATTCTTTGATGTTAGCAAAGACTTGTTTCCAGAGTTGATAGTAAGTTGGTAGTGGTGTACTAAGAGTAATAAGGTTGTACGTATTCTTAGATAGAGTAGGGTCAACACGAGGTTGCATATGTTCATATCGACATTCTATCTGTTCCTTCCATTGAGCATAGACCCTAGCAGTCTCCTTTAGGAGTTCGTTAAAATCTAAATCTAATTGGTAATACTTCATCTTAGGATCTTTTGGTTCCTCTTTCAAAGAAATGGTACCGTATCCTTTTCTGTGGCTATCAATAGATTGATACTTCATTTTGATTCATTAGGAGGTTTACTAAGATGAAATTCATATGCTATCCATCTTCCCTTACCATCAGTAGCAAGGTCATTATATTTAAACTTGCAAGGGCAAGTATGTAACCATTCGTAGAACTGTTCATTCATAGGTTTCTTTTTTACCAATGTCTTACCACCCCACTAACAATAAAACAATTAGTAATGAGATAAGAAAGGAAAATAATACTACGTACGATAACAACGTAGTTGTCGTAGCGTTTAGTTCTTTCATCAGAAAAACTCCCAAGTGCATACTTCCATATCCTCCACCATCTAATCACTTAATTCTCCTAGGTACTTGAATAGTCCAAGAAGGAGATACTAGATCAACCATCTCGAACTGCTTCTTATTCTTTTCAATATCATTCAACATTTTTTCACGACCAGGTTCAGGTTGTATCTCACCATAATGAGTTTCTTTTATACCCAAGTAATCCAATACAGCATCATCAACCATACTGTATAAGGTATCCCAAGTTAAAGTATCTCTTAATCCAGTTGCGATACGATCAATATCACCACCATCTAAGTACTCACCCTTGTTTACCTTTTCTGAGTAATCTTCATACTGAGAAATAAGTTTAGCTCTGATCTCTACCAACTCATTGAGGTTGATAGTGATTTTAATGTCATCATAAATGGCTGTCATTGTTCTATACCGTATTTGGATAGGTCATACTTGGGCAAACTTAATGGTTCAACCTCTTTCTTAATTGGTTTACCTATCTTATCCTCAAGTTCAGATACTATCTTCTTCTTAGAGATATGATAAGGTGTTGGTGCATTTTGCAAACACACTCGTAAACACTGAAGTTCATCATCAGTGAATGTGAATGTGTGGCTCATTTTTTCCTCCAATGATCGATCAAACGTTTCAATTCAGCAATACGTTTCTCTGCTTCTTTGATTTTTTCTTTTAGATAATCACTCATTTGAACTCACACTCCACCATAACTTGTGTCATACAAGCTAAGAGATTAATCTCTTGATCTGCTACAAAAGCAGACTTATACTGATAGTCAGCAATGATGAGAACTAATTGTGGTATACTCCTACCAACTAACTCTTGACTCAATCCATCATACAACTTACGAAAGATCATATTAGGATCGTTGTCAAGGTTCTCCACAACCCAACTACGGACAGTGCTGAACTCTTTTCTAGCTAGTGCTTTTACCAGCGTCGAAATGTCCAGTTCTGATATATCAACCAGAATACCACTATCGATAGACCCAGAAGAGCTGTGTCGTTGTAGTTCATTAAGTGTTCGTCTCCAATCTGGATAATGTTTTTGTACAAGTTTAACCAGAACCTTGTCTTCTGCTGTAACCTTATTATCTTTAAGTATCTGTTTGACTCTAAGGAAGAACTGACCTTGAAGGTCTAGTCTATCCTCTTTCTTAATTACAAAATCAAATACAGAACACCTAGACTGTAATGGTTGAATGATCTTATTCTTGTAGTTACAAGTAAAGACAAATCTACAGTTGTTCTGGTAATCCTCAATAGCAGCACGTAACTGTGACTGAACGTCAGCAGTCATATTGTCTGCTTCATCTATGATAACACATTTGTGTTTGCTTCCTGAGAGACTAATTGTACTAGCAAAGTTTTTAACTCTCGTTCTAACCGTATCGAGGTATCTACCCTCATCAGAACCATTAATAATAATACAACTAACACCCAGTTCATCACATAGAGCTCTTGCAACTGTTGTCTTACCAACACCAGCAGATCCAGAGAGGAGGAGATTCGGGAATTCACCCGCATCCACAAACTCCTGAAACGTTGTTTTAAGATTCTGAGGTAGGATGCAATCATTTATTTTAGTGGGTCGATACTCCTCAACCCATAAGAATTTTCTCACGGTTCTAAGGCAATGTAGTAAGTTAAGTCAAGGTCACTGTGATCCCACTTAGAGATCAATTTACTGGACACACTTACTCCGTAGTCTCCTTGGAAGAGTCTGAGGTTTTCAACTTTAAAATCGAGCGAGTAATCACCGTCTGTTGATCCTTGTACAACTTGATCATAAGAGTTGGAGGTGTCGTCTTCTTTGTCACGTACTTTAAGAATAACGGTTTGCTTTTCACCTGACACAGTGAAGTCTGGTAGACCATACACAGCAGCAGCTTTGCTAAGTGCACCGATCTGTTCCTCAGTCACATTGAATTCAATGTTCCCACCAGGAAATTTGATCTCACGATCAGGTGCTGCCTTCATAGTAATCTCAGGATCACTGAAGTAGTATCTGACTCTACGTCCCTGACCTTGATCTTTAATCGTAACATAGTTAGGATTATCGAAGTGGAGTACAGGATCATCAAACAACAAGAGACCAGCAATAAACTGATTCAAGTCATAGATGGCAAAGTCAATTGGAAATGTCTCCTCTACCTTAGCAGATGCAAGAATGTTTTCTGCATTGCTGATAGTCTTAAGGACATTACCAGTCTTCACTACGATACTCGTATTGATCGTGGCGAAGTTTTTAAGAATGGATAATGTAGTTTTGGATAAAGTGACTGCTGTCATTTGTCGTAGTCAACTGAGAATGATGTAGTTCCATCGTTGATAGCCATCGCACGTGCGGTTTTATCATTGAAATGGAGTAAGAGTATAGCATAGTGGGCAATCTTAATGATGTCCTTACGTGCTGAACCCTTTCGATCGTAGCGAGAAGCATACTTTAGGATGTTACTCCTACAGAATGCTTCAGCGTCACCTACCGAATCGATGAGATCCAACGTCTGAACCCCACCTGGACTGTAATGACCTCGGTACGTGTTGTGAATGTAAGATTTGACTTCTTCTAGAAGTTCATCTTCATTGTACTTGTTCATATACGTGGTAGTTTTCTACCAGTATAACAGAGTGGTTACCTAATTGCAACCACTTTATCTGAATGAACTTCTACAGGAGATTCTCCCTCGTCTACAGGAAGGTCAACTTTGTCATCAACCTTACTGTAAAGGTCTAGGAATGCTTGCTTAGTCTCATCATCGAAACGGTTCAAGCAAAGTTGTACTGCCTCTAGTCTATCGTTGAAGATAGAGAATGCCTTAGTGATGTGTACAAGTCTACGTGTACTGATCACCTCATCGATACCACCATCATAAAATGTCTTACGGATGATGTCTGCCCAGTCAGCAAGCTTCTTACAGTAGTCATTGTCCTTACATACCTTAGCAAGAATCTTCTGCTCTACCTGAGGTGATGGATAATCTTGCTCAAAGGTCAATGCGAATCTCTCAAGGAATGCTTCGTTAAGTACATTAGTACCAATGAATCTACCATCTTCAGATCCTTTACCTTTAGTGTTTGCAGTAGCAAAGACATTAAATCCTTTTGTAGGTTTTACGAACTTACCTATCTTCTTGAGGAAGACTCCCTTCCCTTCGAGGATGGATTGAAGACAAAGTATCTTATTAGATGCAAGGTCCACTTCATCCAAAAGTAGGACTGCTCCTTTTTCGAGTGCTTCGATGACTGGACCGTTGTGCCATACTGTCTCGCCATTAACAAGGCGAAACCCACCAATAAGATCGTCTTCATCGGTTTCAATTGTAATGTTAACTCTAATCAAGTCACGCTTGAGTTGAGCACACGCTTGTTCGACACCAAACGTTTTACCATTACCAGAAAGTCCAGTAATGAATGTTGGGTAAAAGATACCTGACTTAAGGATCTTCTTAAGACGATTAAAATTACCAAAGGGAACAAAGTTAGGATCTACATCTGGTACCAAGTTCTGCTCTACAGCAGGTGCTGCTGCTGGTTTACTATAAGTTTTCTCTAGAGCTTCTTTAACAGTTAGATCCCAAGTACCACGCTTGACTTTGTATGCACTTAGTCTATTAGTGATGGCACGATAACCGAGTCCAACCTTTCTTGCATATTTTTTTACTTCAGTGGCAGTGATATTATTGCCAAACTGGTCACGGAGATCGGAAACGACGGTCATAGGATTTAGAAAGATTTTGTTTGTATGTGTTTATTATAATGGATAAAAGGGGTGTTGTGTACACCCCAAGGACAGTTTGTTAACTGACCATATCCACAAATGATGAGAGTATCTTTTTGTTGACACTCTTATTACCAAGAGATCTCTTGAAAGCAGCTTTGATCTTTGCTTTAGTTGCACCTTCATCAACCTCAAACTCAGTGTTGAGACCTAGGTTCTTGTTAGGCATTAGATACAACTCATCATATCCAAGAGACTTCTTAACAACTAAGGACTTGTCTCTTCTAAGTCTTGCTTTAATTTCATCTCTGGAAATTCCACGCTCCATCCAGTCGCATAGATTAGATGCATTACGTATCCAGTAAGAAACATCCCTACCCTCGATAAGTCTGAAACTAACAAAGTTGGATTCTGGAAACGTTTCTTTAAGATCTTGGATATAGATGCCAAGATTTGACATATAATTACCTGAAAAACGATCAAAAACACGCCCCGTACGATTATTGCGAAGAGCAGCACGATGCTCCACAGTTCTCGTAAGGAGTTCTTCATCCCTGTAATGGTCTTGCTCAGTCGTGTAGACTCCTGCGTGGGATTCTCCATCACTCAAAATAATACAGTTTAATTTTTCTACTCCATACTTCTTGCGGAAGTAAGGTATTACAGTATGTAGAGATACTATTGCATCTGACAGTGGTGTACCACCTAAGTACAATCCAAGTGGATGTCCTAGTGCACGTGAACCTTCAAATACTTCTCCACCGCTATAGCTAGAATAGTATGCACCCAAACGGAACATATACTTTAACTGTTGCTCAAATTCATTACCACTAAGATCGGTGGTAAGCACATTAACAAGATTAAAACAATCTCCAAAGGAGTATTTGTAAGCTGTACTTCTGTCTGGTCTGTGGTTTTCATTAGCATCTCTAGCCCATTCAGTTGTGAATAGATACGCATTGAATGGTATCTGTGCCTTCTTACAGAACCAAGCTATATTGATGAGTTGCTTCACCATATTGAAGCATACATCACTTATAGATCCAGACCAGTCAACTAGTGCAATTAACCCGTGGTTCTTACCATCAGGGAGAACTGTTACCCGCTTAAACAAGTCCTCATTGTACTTGTAAGTATGTAGTAACCCAGTGTTCAAAATACCAGTTTTACTAGTAGATGCACGTGCATATGCTGCTGCTGATTTCTTACACTCAAACTCTTTAACAAGATAATTTACTTCTCTTGCAGCTTCTTTACGGTAAGAAAGGAATGCTTCATCAGCAAAGTGAACTGGATCATATCCAAAAGACTTATAGAGTGTAGAATAATGCTCTTCGCATCTCTCCATAAAATTTTTGTTAGGAACAACGATGTCATCATACTTACCTCTTTTGATCTCAATGATATCGATCTCTTCATAAGTATTTGATGATGCTAGATCTCTTAACTTACCTGCTAAGGATTCAACAGTAGATAGATCTTCTGGTTTGAGTTCTTGCTCACTACCATCATCAAATCCACCACCACCTTCTTGCTCAATTCCATCTTCACCTTCACCTTCACCAGTTTGAGACTTAAACTTATCGTCACCTTCTTCTGACTCACCCTCGGATTCTTCACCCCAGTCAGATGATGGTTGCTGACTCTCAGGAGTACCGCTTGTATTGCCCTCAGGTGCTTCTTGCTGCTGTTGAGGATGTTCTACATCCTTTCTATAGTTCCAGAGGACTCTCGCTGCTTCTACAGCATCTTCAAAGGTTTCAACTCTATCAATCTGTTCTACAATTGCTTGCTCAACTTCATTGAAAGGGATCTCAACATAGTTTCCAATCTTGAAATGAAGATTGACTCTATCTGCCATAGTGAACTTAGTAAGATCTTGCTCCCATACACTGAAGAAATCTTGCTGATTGAGTTGCTTATAACCTTCGTAGAATGTCTTACGTAAACCAGGAAACTTACGCTTCATCAACTTCTCTATACGTACATCCTCTGTGATATTCAAGTAACCCTGAGGTACACCCAGAGTATGCATATCAACATTAGGAGTGAATAAAGCGTGTCCTACTTCGTGTCCTACAAGAAGGTCATAGATTGTATTGGTTAGACCCTTCCAGATAGGAAGTGTCAAAATTCTTTTGTTTACATCGAATGATGCAGTGTCAACAACTTTGTGTTGAACGATAAGGTTTTCAGTAGCTAGAAGTTTAGCAAGGTTACCTTTAACTTCGTAGTGGGACATAGGGTGTTCGTTTCTTATGTCCTTATTATACAAAGAAACCCTCCGCTTGGGAGGGTTCAGTAGACACTTTATCAACTGTCTACGTCGTGCTCTCGCTTGACGCAGTGCCTGTGGTTTTAGTTTTCTTTTGGCTTCCTTCTTTGAGTGATGCTGCCAGTTTGGAACTTTCATTTAATTTCTCCAGAGCGGCTAGTACTTCGGGAGTCTCTTCCCAACTCCACGTTTCTTCTCGACCTTTCTTATCTATCTTGGTGAATGTTTTAACAGTCATACTGTAAGATCCTCCGACTTGATTGAAAATAGAATGTCATCTAGTTCCTGTATGTGTTCTATATTAAACACCATCTCGCTAACGTGCTTGATGAGGAATGGACTTTCTGATCTGGCAGCAAAGGCAAGTGCTTCTCGCAAATGCTTCTGTGCTTCTGCTAGTTCGGTTTTAACTTGTTCTGAAATTTGTGTTTGCATTAATCGGACTCCATAGTAAGTGAGTCGGGACCACCAGATTCCTTGATCTCTAGATGTGAGAAGTTTTGTGGTTTGGAGAACTGTAGTACCCGCATAAATTTATCTGTCAAGTTATCACGGTGCGAGATAACAAATACGTTTGACCTGTCGTTAAACGTTCTGAGGATGAATGATAACTCATCTGACCCTACTGTGTCAAGTGATCCATCAAATATTTCATCAAGGATAAGGAGGTTGGTGTCAACGCTGTTCTTTAGTTTAGCAATGGATCGCCAAGTTAGCAACAAACTGATATCAATACGTGCTTTCTCACCCTCTGAAAAATTTTCATATGAGAACTCATCAATGTATCTAGACTTCAGGACTTCCTTAAACTCTTCGTCTAATGTAAAATTACAATAGAACTGTAGTTTATTTAAGTACTGGTTGATGAGTTTATTCATCACAGGTAGGTACTTCTTAATAATTCTTGTCTTGATACCTGAATCTCTAAGCAACAAACTAGCAGTCATATGAACGTCTAATTGTTTCTTAGAATCTATAAGTGACAAGGTGACAGACTTTAAATCCTCTTGCATATCAAGCAGTTTTGTAGCTTCTTGCTCTATAGAAGAGCTAGAAGATTCCAGATCTTTCTGCTGTGCAGTTAGTGCCTTTATGGTACCGTTCTGTGTATGTGTGATTTGTATCTGTTCAGATATTGATCCGCTAAGTTCTCTTAACTTATCTAATGGCGAAATAACTTCAGCAAGACGAGCATCGATATCTTCAAACGCTCCGTTGATTTCATCGATCTTAGTATCGAGTTCTGAGATCCGTTCACGTTTTAACTCCTCACTTAGTGACTGTTTACAGGTGGGACAGGAATCTGTTTTGATATAGAATCCTTTATCTTTGTTGAGTTTGTTTACTTTAGATTTTAATTTCTTACCTAGATCTTTTAGTTGCTTCTCCTGTTTCTCTGGATCATTTAATTCTGCTATCTCATCATTCAACTCTGCTATCATCTCATTAGCTTGAGTTATCTTAGCAACACATTTATTTTGTTCTTCTAAGATGTTCTCTAATTGTTGTCTTTGTTTTGATTCTAGTTGTGTGATGAACCCTTCTTGTAGAGTTATCTTCTCCTTAACGCTTTGAGCGTTTAGTTCGTGCACCTGCACTGCATCCCTGATCTCTTTCAACCTGATTTTCAGGATCTCATTCATAGAAGAGAAGACATTAATATCTAGGAGGTCTTCAATAATTTCTCTACGTTGTGCTCCTGGAAGTCTCATAAATGGAACAAATGTTGATGATCCAAGTACGACTATCTGAGTGAAAGATTTATAGTTTAGCTTTAATATATTTTTCTCAAGAGTCTTCTGCTGATCTACGACCTTAGAGTCTTGATCAAGCATCTTACCATTCTCCCATATCTCAAAATAGTTTGGTTTGATACCACGTTTAATGTGATAGTATCTTTGACCTATCTGAAATTCTACTTCTACTACAGTACCTTTATCGTTTACACTATTGACAAGTTGTGATTTACTGATCTTTCTAAATGGTTTTCCAAACAATCCAAAAGTAAAGGCATCAAGGACAGTACTTTTACCTGCACCATTGCTACCTATAATAAGATTAGTTTTATGAGTTATTATATCAATCTCGGTGAATGTATCACCCGTGCTCAGGAGGTTTTTCCATCTTATCTTCTGGAACTGGATCATCAGGTTCTATCACAGGGGGAATAACAAGTTCATCAGGAGTGATGATACTGTACTTAGAATTGGTTTGCTCACACGTGGCAATGACCTGACGGTCTTCAACTTCAGTGATGGCCATAGGAGGAAAATCCTCTTCTGCCTCTAGAAGTGTAGCATACCGCAAAGCGTCGTCTTTGTCAACAAAGAGATACAAAACGTTCTCATCTATCTCATCACGGACAGCATAAGCCCCCTCCTTGCCCATTCCTTGTAGTGTGATGATGAACATTAAACAGCTTCACAACTCTCAATATATAGTGATTTCATCAATTTCTTGAGGTCGGTTTTATCTACATTAACCTCCACGTCATCTAGGTATTCATCCAGTAATTGCAAGGTATCTTTAACATCAATATCATTTGCTTGTGGATCCTCAAAGACTCCAACCTTCTCTATAACACTAACATCTAATGCACCCTCATCATATAATGAGTTTAGCATCTGCTCAAACCGAGCATAGTTAGTTTTCTGTTCTACTATAACCTTAACGTATTGTCCTTTATAATTC